CCTGATGTTCCAGAAGAACCGTCAATTCCGTTGACTCCGCTTGATCCAGAAGAGCCTGAAGTTCCAGAAGAACCTGAAGTTCCACTTGATCCAGAAGAGCCTGAAGTTCCAGAAGAACCTGAAGTTCCACTTGATCCAGAAGAGCCTGAAGTTCCAGAAGTACCTCGAGTTCCACTTGATCCAGAAGAGCCTGAAGTTCCAGAAGTACCTCGAGTTCCACTTGATCCAGAAGAGCCTGAAGTTCCAGAAGTACCTCGAGTTCCACTTGATCCTGAAGATCCTGATGTACCTGATGACCCGCTTGATCCAGAAGTTCCACTTGATCCTGAAGAACCTGATGTACCTGATGATCCACTTGTACCACTTGATCCTGAAGAACCTGATGTTCCAGAAGAACCTGAAGAACCGGCCGGTCCGACTTGAGCAAATGTTGTATGTATGTGTGAATATGAATTTGACGATTGAAAATAAACTTCAGCTTGATGTGAAGATGAGTTTCTATTTCTAGAGATAACTACGACCAAGAATCTATCATACGCTGAAACATCAATTGGATTTTGAATATACATGTTCAATTGAATCACTTGCGAAGTTGTATGGTCATATAGGTACTGTAAATCTGACCCGTTTGCGACTAGGTTAGTCCAAGCCCCGCCGGATGTACCGCCCAATAGGTAAAATCTTAATCCAATATTGTCAACATCATTATTAGTATCAGCTTTTGCGTAAATGTTCATTTCCCATATACCTGGAGGTATGATATTCGCAGCAATCGTTGCTGACGGTAAATCACTTTTGTATATTGCAAACTGAACCAACATATAATCAACTGTGTTGGAGTTATTGGTCGAAAATGTAATGGTTGTTTGGGGGTCAGTCAAATCAGGTAGTATAGCTAATTGAGATACGTCAGTATTGTTGGTTGGAGAAACCGTTTGTGATGATAAGTTATTGAATGTTGTACCGATTGCAGCATTCAATACTGCATTACTAACTTTCGCGAGAGCTGGAGAATTATCATCGATATAATTCATGTACAGGACATAACCGCCCGCTCCAGCGCCGTCGGCTCCTGAAGTTCCACTTGATCCTGAACTGCCAGAAGACCCAGAAGTTCCTGAAGAACCTGAGGTTCCGTCACTTCCATCAACTCCACTTATTCCCGATGTTCCTGATGAGCCTGAAGTACCGGTTGAACCTGAGCTACCTGATGTACCAGTTGTTCCTGACGAACCGGAAGTACCAGTTGTGCCAGAGCTTCCGCTTGTACCTGACGTGCCTGAAGAACCGGACGTGCCTAAAGTTCCTGAAGTACCAGTTTGTGGAGAATCATTCCATGAAAGATTTCCATTGGAGTCAATTGCTAGAAATCGGGTCTTAGTATTATCCTGGGTGACCCCGCTGAGGTCGACTTGTTTTATTTTAATTTTATGAGGCATTCAACTGGACTTGCATTTTTCTACTAGAGTTATTTATCAACCCTAAGCCTAGAAACGAGTTAGCCTCTTTTTTCTCGAGCATATAAAATTGCTTCAACATATTTAGCGGAAGCCGTATCAGGTTTAACAAAACTTAGATCTGCATCAAATGGGCTTGAATCCCTAAAGTCCGCTTTATAGAATAGCTCAGTAGATCGATCGCCGGTTACTCCAGCATTGTGCATGATGTTACAGCGAGTGTAATCCGAAATTGATGAAGTTCCCCAGCTAAAATCCAAGTCCGGAGTGACTATTGTTTGAGCTCCCATCTTCCATGCACCCCAAAGAACTGACCACATGTCAGCACACCATTTTTGAACTGGATTATAGGTTTTCAATTCTTCGGCAGATAAAGTTTTACGTTCCTCATTCTCACGATCTGACATGTACTTGTATAGTAATAATGAGTCTTCCTTGACCTCTTGCCAGAAATCAGCAGTAACTCCTTTCATTAGATATTGTGCACCTCCTGAGCCTTCCTCGTTCTTATCAACCGTCTCTGGTGGAATTTTTGATAGACTACATAGGTCTAGAAAAAGATCATCAGATTTGCTCTTTATGTAGTTCGCACCAATATAGGAAATTGTATCGCTTAGGTACCAATACATATCACTATGCATTGAATCAAAATCCGGAAGCTGTCTAAAGATAATATCCGAATCATGATAGAAAATAGTTTCACCACGAAGTTCTGGGAATCGTCTAAAGTGTTGTTCTAGAATATCAGGTCTGAGAATTGGAATGTAACCGAAATTATCTTTTACTGTTTTTTCATAGAAAAAAAACCTAACGGTTGGATATTTAGTAGCAAGAGCAAGGCCCTCGTATGATGGATTACCTGAATAGGCCCAAAGAATTTCAATCCAATTTGGATTAATTCCAAGCTTGATAAAATTATGGATTAGTACTTCAACTTGCCAATGAAAGTACGGATGGTCCGGTTGAGCGGACATGAAAATAGTCTTCTTAGTTAACATACTAAATTATACTAAGAAAGGGGCTGGAGTTTAATCGTTTTTATTGATTTGAGGCTTCGCATGCATCACATGTAATATACGCTCCGTTTATCGGTGGAATCCAGTTGGTAATTGGGTTAGTTGCAACACCTGTCACTGTGTAACAACCTGGTGAGTAACCATCGTTCAATCCGCTAAAGTAATACGAGCGGCCTAATATCGGACTAAATCCAGACGTTGCAAAATCAACAGATAGAGTTATTTCAGGATTTGCACAATTCGCTAGATCAACTTGATCCCCTAATTCAGCGGTCGTCGTAGTAGTCGTTGTATCTCCAAGCACGGTCGTCGTAGTCGTCGTAGGAGCTGCCGTTGTCGTAGTCGTCGTTGGAGCGATCGTTGTTGTAGTGGTTGTTACTCCATAGCTTGCACAGTTAATTTGAGTAAGAATTTGATTATCGTAATTAAATTCATAACAGAATTCGCAAACTCCACCGTTTATCACAATTTTAAACTGAATATTTTGAGTTATTCCAGTTACATTGTATGTATCAGGCGTTGAACCAGCAAAGACCAGGGTATTATCTACCGCAAGTTCGTAAGGAACTCCAGCTGGGCCGGAAATTCCTACTTTTACGTGATCGTAGCTCATAATCGCCGTAGTTATTGTAAATAAACTACAGTAATTTGTGGTCGTCGTGGTAGTTGCAGCGGTTGTCGTGGTGGTCGTGGTTGGAGCTACCGTCGTCGTAGTCGTAGTAGGGGTAGCTATTGTCGTCGTGGTCGTTGTTGGTGCGGCTGTCGTTGTGCTAGTAGTAGATGTGCTAGTAGTCGTTGCAACCGTAGTAGTCGTGGTTGTTGTTGCTCCAGCTACAACGCTAACTGAGTATTGACAACCGCTCAACGTCGTGAATACATAAGTTCCATATACTGAACTTATTCCAGCGCTCGCGTATTCAGTATCAAGACGATTGAATATCCATGATAGGCTAATATTTACTCCATGTAATGCAGTTAGATCATAGCTTCCTCCGGCAGTCGGATAGAAAGTTACTGTGTATGGACCGCTAGGTGTTCCAACGAAGTTTACAATATTTGCATTTATCGCATTAGCAACAATTGAACCAGGAGAACATGTTGTTGTAGTTGTTGTCGGTGCAATGGTCGTTGTTAAAACTGGAGTTAACGTGGTTGTTGATGTGGTTGTTGTTACAACCAACGGAATCAAAAAGAAAGGACTAAATGATGATACTTGTGCGTATATTTTTTTGGTTGAATAGTTTGGAGCATAAGGTCCAACTAATACCGTTTCATCAACATAAATTCCACCGACTTCGTGAAATATTCTAACTGCATTAAACGCGGAAAGGCTTATTGATTGAGGTAGCGTAAATCCAATTATTGCGCCAATCGCCAATGGAGTTGTGATATCGTATGCAAGCAAAGTATTCGTTAAGTAATAACCGGCAGGCAAGCTTGCACCTGGTGGATTTACGGTAGGTACTGGAACTTGACACACGGTAATTGGTGAACTTGCGGTAACTGCCGTATCTAAAATAGTAGTCACGCCATATTGCGGGAACTGCAATGTATCATTCCCAGCAGTTATTATATTGGTTAAGCAACTAATTCCAGCCGCTCCGCAATACGGATCAGCTGATGAATATATTAAAGTAACTAGGTCATTTGCATCAAGTCCATAACCAGCAACTGACGTATTCCAATAAAGCTCATCGGTCGAATCGACCAATGAATAATTAGAAGCAGTTACTCCATTGTCCTTGCTAAAATACGCTGGTGCTAAGTTGTCTCCATTTCCAACGATTATTTGTTGGCCATTCACAAAAAGTAGGTATTCGCTAGTCGATAATGGAGCAGGCATTGGTAATAGCCCATCCGACACCAGAGCACCGTCTCCAGTAATAACGTTTGGAACAGCAGATCGTGTGATTGCTGCTCTACATGAACCGCCGCCTCCACCTGAAAGTAGAGTCCAACCGGTTGAAACTAAGTATCCGTAAAATCCTTCAACTCTGCCGCTTTGTGCTGTGATGTAAACGATTTCTCCCGGAATTCCAGTTGGAGGTAAAATTCCATAAACCTTTAGTCTTAATCTTTTTCCCTCTAGTACATCTTCAACAACAACGTTCTTGGCAGTGACTGCTCCAGTCGGATACAGTTTTATCACTTCCGGATAACTGCCGCCGGCTTGTTGAGCACCGTAAACCGTTAAACCTTGTCTAAGTTTAATCGTGTCCGCTGTGATTCCATGAATGTCAACAGTCACGCCAGCCGTCTGGTCGTAGTTTATTGAAGTTAAAAATTCATCGAGTGCTGTCTTTAATGTGTTAAAATTAAGATTAGACAGGTCTACTACTGAGCTTAAGCTCGTCCCGTTGATTGATTTTATACTTGAAATTTTTACTTTTACTGACATGCAGAGTTACTGTGTTTGGGCTTTTAGTTATTTATCAACTTTGAGTACCCCATCATTATTTTAGGAGTCTCTTACTGCCCTTTGCAGTGCCGGCAATAATCTCTGTTTTATTATCAACTTCTGAGTCTAGCGCAATTACGCCAGATCTCACAATGCACTCATTTAGATTGGCATAAATGATACTATCCGGAGAACAGTTAATGTAGCTTAAGTCAATTCGGTTTGCGCCGCCTCTCTCAAATAGGCAATCGTCTAGGTGAGAATATCGGATATCATTATCGGTTAGGATTCGACATTCTGCAATTCTAGAAGATCTAACTTTGCAGCTATGTAACATGCAATGAGACAGTTCAGCCTCAATTGAACAATTAATAAAATCTAAATCGTGGAGCGAGAATCCCTCCTTAATGATCGAGTCCTTGACCTGCACTCTTTTTGAGTCAGTGTCGTAATTCAATTTGCCCTTTTTCATTTTACCGAAGGTTATTAGGTCAAATAGACTTTCTCTTAAGTTATTATAGTTAGACTCAACTATTCTAGGATCGTCCTTTAGGTCGATGTAAAGCTCAATATCTGGAAAATTCTTTATGAAATTTTCATAAGTTTTTAGGGCCAACGTATTGTGCCTTTGTAGCTTAATAACGTCATTGATCTTTTTCTGGTCTTCGATTGAATAGGTGGTATTTGAGGTTAGGGTCTCATATAACTTCTCAGACATGTAATTTATTAGATTCGTTGCATCAGCTCTACGCGTTTGGTATTCAGGTCCACCGGCATACCTAATCTCAAGATAACCCTCTCTTAACTTTTCAAAGTTTAGGCCAAAGTACTTAGATTGAGGAAAGGCAAAGTCCATTGGATTTCCAGGTTTTGCATAAGGTAATGCGTTCTCGGCAACGAATTTATCTTTTGGATAGATGTTACTAACTGAGTTTTTATAAATTCTCTGAATTCTAGATTTTGCAGTAGGCCACATTTCAAATATCTTTTCCTCGTTAAGAGAAAGGATACACTTGAAAACATTTAGATTCTCAAGTCTTTCAGTTAGACCCATATCAAATTCATTAAATGACAAGTTAATGTGAAGTCCAGTACGGTCGGTTGTGAATCCATTCTCATCGATAAAATTCATCACCTTGTACATGATATGAATTGCTTCAGAATAGGGCATTACTCCAGTTACAAGTTCATTCATTTTGAATCCACCTGAAAAGTCAGCTTCAAGTTTGAATTGGTCTCTTGACACTGGCAGGTCTGATCGATATTCGTCAGTCCATGTGATATCCTTATTGAGTGCAGTTTTTAATTTCTCTGCAAGCTCTTCTCTTGGAATCGGCGAAAAAAATTCGAACTCGAATCCTAAGTTAACATTGTCGAAGATTTTTGATTTGGTTAAGTCTTTGTACATAATATTATTTGTTTATTGAAATGAATGGTACGTTTAATCTTGGTCTAGCATTGTCAATTATTTCAAGCAGAGATTCGTCTCTAACAAAGAGTTGACTCACTATGAATTCATGATCCTCTTCCTGAACCATTGTGTTGAATAGTCGTATATTTGCAATTGAGTAATTGGCACTAGGTAGGGTCCAATTTTCGGTTGTCTCAAAAGAAAATTGACCAGTCTTCACCGAATTTGAATAGACGCTAATTAATCTATTAAAGTTTTTCACGTTTGCCGGATCTTGCCAAAATGAGTAAAAGTTAACTTCAAGTTGACCGTATTGAGCGGATACTGGAATTATTATTGAATACCACTTGTCATAGTTTAGAGTTCCAACCGGAAATGTGTGATTTGTTCCGTTGATATTAACGTAGGTAGTTACAGTTGCAGTTAATCCGTCAATGTCAACTAGATTACAGGTAATTGTCATTCCCTTTTCTTGAAAATTATCGAATCCATCGATTAGCTTTATTGATTGGGTGCCTTTGTTAAATTTGACTAGTGCACTAAAAGTCATGTTTGGAGTATTAACAGTAGATGCAACTGCTTTATAAACTACCGCATTCTCTGACTGCTTGAATTGAAAAACTCCAGCTGAAAATTCGGTAATGTCTCTACGCTCGCTTGGGTTAAGTCCTAAATTCTTGTAACCTTCAACCGCCACATATTTTCCAGTAGCTGGGTTATAGGAATCCTTAGGCCCATTCATTTTAATTGGCAAAAGTTTGCCTGAACTACTTATGGTAGAATCTCCAGTATTCAATTTTCTAGCGGTCCATGCTGTGTAAATTTCGCTATCTTGATACGCATATAATGTGTAAGGTTGACTAGGCGTGAGCTCCTGATCTGAGCTTGTTCCATTCGATACTACATTATAACTAATAATTGCAGGTTTAACTCCACTCATATCATAATAGTACTCAATCAAAGGCGCATAGTTAAATGTGTAATCTAAAATCTTATTGCTTAGATCCGGATGAATTGATCTGCGAGTTTCATCGAATTTATGAGATATTGTCTTGTATTGTTTCTTATCAAGAGCGTCCTTCTTTTGAACCTCGGCAGGTTTACCAAATAATTCATCGCTTGACATGATGATGTTATCTAGGAATCGACGATCCTCAGTTTTCATTAACATATCAATGTTTGGACTGAATTTAGTCAATTGTATTTTCCAATAGAGCGGCTCCATCATGAATCCTCTAAATAGGTAAGATCCTTGAATCTCGTACATTCTATTGGTTAATGGAAAGTACATGTAGTCTCTTTTGCGAGGCTGTGTATCCGGTCCAAATATTGACTGAAAGTATATGTGATCAATATGAATCTCAAATGGAATTTCAAAATCAACTCCAAACTCCGTAAAGTTAGGCTTGTTATCTGGAAAAGTATTATTGGGTACGACGACCTTAACGCATTTGCGATCAGTTGTTTTGAAAAGAGTCCATTCCTTAAATATGAAATCTCCACCGTCTCTATCCGGCTCAGTTTTAAAGTAGACGACTTCATGTCCAAATAGCTTATTGGTTTGTAGGCTAAGTTCCTTTGCAATACCGATTGCGGTACCAACCTCATACGGCTTGAAACTTGCCTCTCTTTCAGCAATAATTGCTGGACATCTTTCGGTTGAACAATAAACGGTTGGCGTGAATAGTGATTCAGCAACGTAAGTACTGTTTAGCCGAAATTTAACAGAATTGACAGTTAGGGGTGTTGTAATTTGATTATAAGTAGTATCATCATACTCGTACTTTACTTCTAAAAAGACTGGTGCATCTCCGAAAGTTAGAACAGAAAGTTCGCTTAGATCAGCTGGTGAGAATGGATACCATAGTGACCAATTTCCACGGTCAGAAGAGTATCTCATTTTACGAATGATATTTGATGAACTTGCACTACCTAGGTCAAGGTCTTCGTCAAAGCCAACGATATTGAGTGCACCAGGTACAGGTTCTCCAGTAGAAAAAATTCTGTAATTCTTACTGTAGGTGATGGTGTTTTTCGGAGGCTCCGGAATTACCTTGTAGGTGATTACTTGCATTAAAAAAATCCTTTTTGTTATTTATCGCAGCGGATTCAGGTTTTAGCCGTCAAATAAATAATAAGAAAATCGGGGTATCAATGAAACCTTTAAACCCCAAGCTTGTTCTAGACCCAATGTGGCTTTGTCAAGCGAATTTTGTTGACTTAGAGTATTACACGTACATTCTCTTGGACGCGAAGCAGAAGTATCTCACTAACTTAGATAGTGACTTTTCCAACTTTTACGAAATAGTTTTCCATTACCTAAATTTAAACACTGTAATAGCTGATAAAAAGGTGTACGATTCACATTTGAATGTGGTTAGGTCACACGAAAAGTTAATGGAAATAGTAACTCAATTGGCCCAGTCGGATGACTCTAATGGGAAGAGTATCGTTAAGGCATGCTCGTCAATCCTGTCTGAGGTAATGGAGTCTTATTTAAAGAAGCAGATTCCTGTATTAGAGCATATTCACTTTCATCTAAATAACAATCAAATACACAAGCAAGATGTGATCTATATTGTTAGTAAGTCCACTAAATTGGACAGATATGAAGTTTACCGATTAAATCTAAAAAGCAAATGCAATCTAGGTTACTCAATCACAAGAAAGGCAGTATTGGATTTACCGGGTCTAAAGAATTCAGAGTTTAAGGCCAGGCTGCTTGAGGCAAAGCCTAATTTAAAAGATTTTAATCCTGACCAGAACGTGATAGTTGTTTCAGGCACTGATCATGTTGTGCTATCTGATGGAATTTGTCTTGCAAAGGACATTATCTTGGTCAATCGCATCATGAAACCAGTCCATGGATTTGACGCTAATGTTCTATTGGATTACAGCCGAATGCTTGAAAAAAAGAAGGCTATTCCCTTTAAATTAAAGGCTTAAGTGGCAGTTTCGTACGTAAAGTGGCATTGAAACTTAATAAGCTTGTCATAATAGTTGCCGTCCGCCGGAGCCGAAGTTGGAACCCATGATTCGTATAGACAGTCAAGAGCGGTAACTGGACTTAATTTACTAGTACCTGCATTACGACTAGCGAAGCCTGAATTACTAAACGCATCCACTCCTTTAACATCTCTTTCGCCAAAGAATAGTGCAGCTGGGGAATAGCTTGCTGAACCGCTTGCTGAGCTGTTCTGAACCCTGCCGAGTCTAATTTCGGACTTTCCAGTTGGGTTGATTGGTAACGCATTGGCCGTTAGGCCTACAGCGCCAGAGGTTAAAACGGTTCCGCCGGTTACCACACCAGCACTATAAGTTAGGGGATTCTGATAGAATGCTGGAGACTGTACGACTGGATAAGTTGGGCCTCCGACCACGACCACAATAAGTGGATTCACACTATTGTCTATTTGTAGATTAAAGCTACCGGCGAGCACAGTGTCGCTAAGACGATCTCCCATTCCGGTGGAAAAGATCGAACCCACTGAACCTCCAGTTGGTTCAAGGTGTGTTCCAAACGGTAGAGTAAGCCCTATTGCACAGCTATTGAGCCACGTCCCATTTGTAGCATATAAGAAATCACAACGACTTGCATTTGAACCGGCTGCATATACTGAAGTCGGCGTGTTGGATGCGAATGTTCCAGTATAAGTTGTTGTTATCCAGTTAAATGTGGGGCTAATCGTGAAGTTTACCCAACATGTCACCTTTTTTCCAATCTTAACGTATCGTGCGTATTCAACTGTGATTGGAATATCACGGTATGTATAGCTTGATCCTGATCCAAGAGGGCCGTACAGTCCTTCTTCTTCAACTGTACCGCTTGATGTCCAATATGCTCTAGCTGGATTAGCATAACTAGCTAAGTAACCTGACGTAGTGGTCATAAGTCTCTTAAATGATGGATTTGAGTTTGTTAGATTTTGTAGGGCTCCACCGTAAAGTGTTGGACTCCATGTGCCTTCTTCGTAATCATCGAGCGTATTTGGATCAGCCGATAGAACTTGAGTTACTGGGAATGGCAGACCTTGTGCGAGGCGATCCTCTTTTACGACGACTGCATTGTTTAGTGAAATTGTTGCCGCTGCATTTGAGGTTTGAAGTTTAAGGTTACCGTTAGTTGCGGTAATCGTCCAAGTAACTCCAGTACCGGAGGTATAGTCTATACCGTTTGATTTTATGGTTGAGGTAACGCCAGAACCTAATACAATATTTTGATTAAAGTTAAAGGTCACTCCACTTGGAGCATCGAAATCAATTGAGTTATTATTCGCTGGATTAAATCCTATTCCAAAGTAATTAACGGCTAAGCCTGCTCCAAAGCTGATATTTCGTTTAAAGAATAAACCATCAACTGAAACGCCGGCTCCAACTGCAGTAACCTCGGTGTTTGCTAATATGTGCTCGTTCGTCAATTTCATTTCAATGGTTCGGCCAACTGACTGCGAAGTACCGGCCTTGTTGATTAACCAACGGTGTTCGCTATTTCTTCGAGGTGAGAATGACTCAGCAACCTCACTTCCGCTTGAAGAAAGATCATATTCAGCTCGGAGCATATAGTCTCCAGGATTGGCAGTAGTTCCACCACTGATTGTGAATCCGCCTAATCGATACTTTCTGATTCTTAAGTTTTCAAAGCTTGGACTAATCAAGAAGTTTTGAGAAGTAATTCCATTATAAACAGTAGGTAGAGTATCTAATGAACCTAGTTCAATTTGACCTCTATAACCTTTTGATGCTGAATTAGTTTCAAATTCTTTTGCGGCATCCGCTGTGCCGTTAAAGAAAGAGTAAACCGATAAATTTGAAGTTTGTGGAAATATGCTGTCTACTGAGGCTGGATAAGTTATGAATTTATGAGGAGATCCTGAATTACCTAAACTAGTTAGATCAATTACTGGAGTACCAGCTAAAGCATAGGCATAGGTTTCACAAAGAGAGAATACTGTTCCACTAGAAGAATACACGTAATATCCTCCATTATTTGTTAATCCGCCGATTGATGTACCGCCCTCATTAGAATAGGTTACGAATTGGCCAGTAGTTAAGCCGTGTCCAGCCGAAACAGTTATTTGATTATTAGTCAAACTTACAACCGACGAACTACTTGCATTAAATGATACTTCGGTTGATGAATTTGCAATCGCTGCAATGTTTGAGGAGACTAATGCTAATGAGCGTGTTTTTAACTCATTGAAATTATAGAGAACTGTTTGATAATTTGTTCCTAATCCTGGAATTACAAAGTTAGGGTCTCCACTAGTCACGCTATTTGTTAAATCTAATCCTGCTGTAACTCTAGGTTTTACGACTCTAGAAGAGGCTCCCAATCTAACGTACGGAGAAATATTTGTACCTAGTGCAGTTTGAACTAGCGTATTGAAATCTGTCAATACTTCCCAACCATAGAGATTAGATCCACTGGTTAATACTTTTTTAAAAACTTTGTCCGCTGTGATTAAAACGTCGCCGGTTCTAATACCAGACGGTGCACCAGATGGTGCGCTTGTGGAGGCGGTTGCTGGAGTTGTTCCGTAAATAACTGAGCCAGTTTCACCAGTTGGGCCGATTGGGCCGATTGGGCCAGCCGGGCCGATTGGGCCAGTTAGGCCGATTGGGCCAGTTGCACCTATGCCGAGTGCAATTAATTGATTAAAGTTGAAGTTTACTTTATTTGAGACATCAACTTGACTATCGGTTGCAAATATCTCCTTTAAATTTATAATGATTGCCATTAAATGAATTTAATTTTTATTTTTGGCACTAGTTTTACACCGGTGTTAGGTTTTATCAAAATCGAGCCTTCTACTAGGTTTGATTTGGTATTATTTATTTTGACATTTCGAATTAAGCTATAACCTAGATCTCCAAGCAAATCGTAATCTACTTGAATGAAGTTAACTAAATTATTAGGTATTGTACTATCATTTAGTGAATAGAACTCGAAACTTTCAATTGAATATAACTTAATTAAGTTAGTAGAGCAGTATTGAGCTAAGTACTGTTCAAAGGTTAGATCACCAAGAAATTCTGTACTCGTTGTAATTAAGTTGCCAGTCTCATCCTTAAAGAACTTTTGGAATTCAGAGCGAAGACCGTTATCTGATAGGTGCTTAGTTATTAGGTCAGTTATGTTCAATTTGAAACGAACTTCATTTCCAAAAATCGAATATTCTAAGTTAGAGGTTGTTGCAGTTGAGGTTAAGAAGGTTGGATTATCTACCTCAAGTGCAGTGAATGACTCAATTGTAAAACCGGTCGGAACATTGATAAGCTTCGAAATGAACGAATAGTCTTCTGTAACCCTACGGCTTCCTGGAATTCTAGAGAATGTGTTCTTTTGTGAATACTCAAAATGGTAATTGTAATCCCAGCTAGAAGATAAGATATTTAAAGAGGTTCGGTCAATTGGAGTTTCTCCAATTAATGGATACTCAGCTGAATAGTTTTGGCTGTTCTCTAAATCTAAAATTGAAGTTTTTGCGTACTTAACAAACTCAAACTCCGGTATTACAAAGAAATTTTCAACGTGAGGATTTAGGCAAACATTTGCACTAGTTAAGTCATTTTCATTTATTGAAAAATTGTACTTGAATCCAGCGGTCGGTTTAGTTATAATATCATATTCGCCAGAGTATCTGTTAACTGAGTAGGCTTGTGAATTAACTTCACTTAGCGTAACTCCTGCAATTTGATTAATTTGACCAGATTGAACAGACTCTTGTGAAATCTTAACAATTGTTGATTTTGAAATTTCATCAGCAGCCAGCACCTCCATTGAGAGCTTCTTGACGTTTAGATTAATGCCATCAGTATAGGTTTCCCAGCTAATAACTTCTTGTGATTTGTCCAATAGTTGAACAAATTTGGCAAATGAAAGATTTCCAAATAATTTATCAAAGTACTTGACTCCTCCAAATATTTGAAAGTGTTGAGCTTGCTCTACCCAAGTAGAAGTGATACCATTTGGAATACCCGAATCAGCGTAAGAGAATGAAACTAAGTCCCCTAAATTAATAGTTGCTGGAATAACGGTCTTAAGCGATTTAGTTGAGCTTTGGGACAAAATGGCTAGATTTTGATTTGCTCCAGCGATTCCGTCCTCAGTCAATGTAATATTTGCTAAGTTGGTTGGAGTCGGCAAAACTGGTGTACTTGAAGGACCGCTAACTGTTTGAATTTGTAAAACAATACTCTTTTGACCTGGTTTTATTATATAAAATGGAGAAAATCCGATATTTGACTGTTCTATTTCAGAGTCAGCTGCTGAATCATAGTCCAGCAATCCAATAAGCTTGCGAGTTTCAATAGACTCAGGCAATAGAGTAGCTGTGCTTATATTGATTCCACTCGTAGACAAGTCAACTCCTCTAGACAACTTAATCGTTGAATAGGCGGCTGCTTTATTATTGTATTTCTTATTTTTTGCAAAATACAAGAAAGAATGAGTTAAATTAGAAACATTGCTAAATTCAATTCGGTAATCTCCGAATACCGAATCGTAATAAGACACATTATGTTCTATTGAAAATTCGTCTAGTGCAGTAGAATTTGAATCAACTGGACTCGGTACAACCCAATTCGATTTGAATAGAACCTCTGTTCCGTTAGTTATGCTTGTAGTTATGCCTCCATTAACATAGGCGATTGGTATTGTGAAAACTCCAGAAGAATAAGTAACTGAAGATGATGCTGTGTAAACAACTTCCTCGTAACTTGAGTTAGCAATACCATACGCTATTTTAAACGAGTTTCCGCTCTGTAAAATCTGATTTAATTTATAGCTTTGATTAATTGTGCCGTTTGCAAAAAATGAAGAACTAACAGCTGACACTTGATTAATCGCTAGGGTTCCACCATTTAGGGTATTATTAAAAACTCCCGAACTTGGATCAAGTTGACCTGATCCAGCAGCGGCAGTATTCAACTCCCAGCTATCTTGGAACTCTGATTGAATTCTAACGCAAGGATATGTTCCTTGATTTAAAATTAGAGGTAGAGCCTGGGAAACACTAGCGTAAGTTCGCTCTCCTAGTCGATCTCCATTAGATATTAGTCCATTGCTGACATCCGAGTAAACGGTAGATCCAGCCGAAGCAATTATTGAAGAATATAGAGCAATTGGTGAGCTGGATGGAGAAATTACTGGCGCGTAAATAATATGAACAGTTTGGCCTAGATCGGCTGAGATCAAGGTAGTTCCATTAATTAAGTTTAGGTAAGTTGTTAAACTTGAAACAGTAATAGTTGCATCAATTGAATATCTAGTTTGAGTTGTCCTAAATGAATTATTGAATAGGGAAGTTTGATTGATCAAATCGCCAGTTGATGTTGACCAATCTGCAGTTAAGATTGAGTTGTCTAATAATCCTTTATAGCCGATTGCTACCTCTATTAGTACTGTGATCGATTTAGCATTCGTATTTTCAATCACTCTGTACTTTATAGGTTGCCGAGTTACAGTTGGAATCTCTTTAATTGGTTTAAGTAACACACTGAATTTGTAGTCTTCGAATCGAGTTGTGTCAATTATTGAATTCCCAAAATCATCAATTTCATAGAATTTGAATTTGGCACCTTTAAACGTTGTTTCATACTGCTTGGTGAATTGATTCTTATTTAAAATTGAGTATCTAAATTGAGGCCTATCAACCTCAAATCCATTAACCTTTGGAATGTACGTAAAATAAGTTTCAAAATATTGAGTCGACCCGGTCAATTGGTCAATGTCAATTGGAGAATCAAAATACGAAAAGTTATATCGTGCAAGTTTAGGATCATTTAAGTATCCAAACTCTGATTCAATATAGAACCACTCATGTGTCAACTTTTCAGGAGTTGGAGAAGTTTCTCGATGAGATGGTCCAAAATTATCCTTGCCAAACATAAGGTCGGAGTTTAATCGATATGGATTATCACGGCCATCTGTTGAATCTTCCAGCCCCCATTTAGTTATGTATGGAATTACTCTACCGGTCGAGGCATAGTCTTTATTAAAATTTTCAAGGTAAACATGGTATTCACTTGACACATTTCCTAAAACGTAACGATCTCGATTCTCATAAGTCAAATTTTGTTGACTTTGATATGCGTGGTCAGCCTTTAGTGCAAACGGGCCGCTATAATCTATTAGATCATTAGATTCATCGTAATAGGCTAAGTCTAATCGGTCTGGATATAGTGTACTGATTGGGTCAGTTGTAGTATTTGGTCTCTTTTTTCCGTATATTAAAATTGCATCTCCTCTAACCACCGTGTACTTTGATAATTGATCTGTATTTTGCCAAACTAGGGGTCTTGGCCCAGTTCCAACCGAGGCCATATCGTATAGTTGACCATTTACTTCAATGTCGCCATCTCCTATTATTTGGTATGAGTACTTTGTAAAGTCTAACATTGTAACATTTGCTGGAATGTAAATGTCTTTATATAGATCAAGTAATAAATTTCTAGAGTATCGAGTTGAGTAAGTTGAAAAATCAATGTCCATTACTTCAAAAATTGAAAGTACTCCAATTTTAGGTTTAAATAATTTTCTGATTTCTATTTTATCATAATTAACATTGACCACTTCATCATCGATTAGCTCAAGTGTTGCGTAGTTATTGAAGTATGAGAGCGCGGTTGCTTGATCAGCATCAGACAGTCCGCTTTTAACTAAATCAACCGCCCTACACACTCGACTAATCTTTGACCAGTTAGTGTTGGTCTTTACGACTATATCATCAAGTATTGGAGTCAACTTTTCAATATTTCCAATATCAATGATTGCATGAGGTTTACTTAAAAATCCACAATCTGCCCAAACTAACGAACTTGTGGAAGTTCCATTTATTTTAAAAGTTAAGGAAGATGCAGCAATTACCCTAATTTTTAACTCTCCGTAAGTATCTCCAAATTCACGAGACTGTATGAATACTGTATCGTTGAATGGTACTGCAATAATAGAGGAGTTTTTTAACTGTATGGTAATTCCATAAATTGCTTGTGTGATTTGACTAATATCTAGGTCCGCATTAACGTATATTCTAGAACCGTAAACTCCTTCAACGTATTCAGTTCCATTAAAGTACCACTTGCTGTTATCGATTGTTGAAATGTATTGTGTTCCGATAGCTGCTGGTGAATATTGTGTGTTGGATGGAGGTACTGAATTTGGATCGAGCGCTGAGAAATTTATAATTGGAATAGTTGGATAATCAACAACGTATGTGGTTCCAGTAGGCAAGCTTGAAGGTCCGCCAGTAAAGTACGATTTTACAAAAACTATTTCATCGTATCTTCCACCGCTATCATTTACGTCTAGGCAACTTCCACTAGGATGGTATATTCTAAGACGATCCAAATGATCGGGCTTATTAACCAATTGTAGAGCAACGGTCGACTTGGTGTCAACCTTTGAAATTGAGGCAGTTGGCTGAGAAATTAAATCAGTAGGTCCAAAGAATGCACCTAGATCAACGCTAACATCATCTATTTTAAAGGTGACTAGTGTATCGCTTTGATTCCAATCATTTGAATTAATTAGATGAAGATCTCCAGTTTTTGACTTGATATATGGAAAGAACAGAGTCTCAGTCGATGTTCGGTTTTGATTTATATCACTAAGGTTTTGACCTAGAGCTTTTCCATTAAGCTTAACTCCAGTTGAATTAGTTAAGGTAAGCGAAATATCATCAGCTTGACTGTATTTTACCGGTAACGCTTGATCATTAACAAATGGATCAAATACCAGAGTCTCAAGTTCAACCCATGGATCACTAATCGTTGAACTTTGAAGTTCAAACTTAATGGGATTAATATTATTAGCAGTTATTGTAAGTTGCGTGCCTTGGGGAAAATTAGTGTATGTTCCAGAAATTGTTAGAACTCCACTACTAAATACGGCATTCGTAACTGAAATATTACCTGATCCAGTAAATGAAATATTATTGACGCCTAAATCTTCTAGATTAGTACCGGTTACCGATAACGTAAATGTTGAGCTTGGAGATAATGACAGTTGGCTAACTGTTTCAATAGCAACTACATTTTCGGAAGACTCAGAATACATTCGGTCTAAATCAATTTCAAATTCTTCTAGGTCAATGTCATTACAGTAAAAACCAAAATATCTATTGAATTCATAGTCATTTGAAGTAATATCGTTAAATAGGAATTCCATATTTAAGATTTTAGGATATACGATCTTATTTCTTTCATATCCTAATGTTACAAATTCTTCAACCTTTAAGAGAGGTAGAGCTCTGCTAAATACTGTACTTAACTGCTCAGGAATTTCAACATAAGTACCGGATGAAATTGAAGCTCCACGATATAGAGAGTAACCGCCAGTTTTGTGATTAACGTATAACGGTTTTTTAGTGAACATTGGGTTTTTAGCTATATTCTCCAAGTACTGTCCAATCTTTGAAGTTTTTCCAAGATCAAAAACTTTTACAATGGTAGAATGCTTAAACGCTTCGGTTGCAAATTCTTGAACTGAAATGTTTTGTAGAGTTTTTCCCTGACCTGCAGTATAGTTTGAGGCTCCAGGTATTTTAAAAATGACAAATTTGGTTGGAACTACTTGATCTAAATAGAGAGGAGCAAAGTAAGAAAATTTCTCAGAGTATTGTCTACTCGTTAAATACTTTGCACCACTGGTATACAGATCAAAATCGAATTGATCTTTAAGATCCTTAGCAACAGCATTCTTACCAATGGTTGAACCTACTTGATATGCAATTGACGATGGTGTTTTACCATTATCGTAAAATTTATAGAGATTAATCTCATGGTTTGAATTTTCGTTTATTGCGAATCTCTTATACTTTTGATCAGCGAGCTGTTCATTTGCATTAATGGAATTTAACCACAGATCTCCACCTGAATCAACGGTTAACTTAATGTTAGTTGTTAATTTTGGGTTAGTTCTTAATAATTGAAAGCTTACGTTTCTCTCAGCAAGTTGAGTGTATGTTACCACAAGTTTATGTTATATTTTAATCAGTTGAACCTACTGCACTAAATGTTGAAATATCTAATTGGCTAAGTGGAGTAACAACTGCAGTTTCTTTTTCGTATTGAGTACCGACGGTTACGTCAAATGAAAATACTGAACCTGTTGAGTAGATGTCTAATCCAATTTTCTTAGAGTACTTAACATTTTTTAGACCAGTTGGATTTGCTACTCTCCAGCCGCCAATGAATCCAAGTTTGTCGCTAGCTCTAAATTGGAATATTAACGGAATCTTAATTGCATTAGCTGATCCGTATGCAAGCTGTTTGGTTGCGCCGGATGGGCTTAATCCAGCAACGGATACTGCCGAATAAGATGATGGTGCCATGTACAAATAAGCTCCACATGTATACTTACCTACTAAAAACTCATCGTTCTTAAGAAATCCATTCTTAATAGGGTATTGATTTTCTCTTAGCGTAGAAGAGGTTGTTCCCAACGTAACCGTTGTAGGTCTTTGATAGGCCGCTTGTTGCAGATAAGATGCGCCGAATACATTGGTTCCCTCAGACTCAGTAGTTTCGCAATGAATTGCTTGACTGAATGGAAGATACTTTTGAATGGTATCGGTCGTAAGATATGAAGGTCTTGCTGGAACCCAAGTTGTTTGATTCCAGGCAGTAGTTATCTCTGGGTGACTTTTGTGAATGCAGAACTCGCTTAATTTACCGTTACCGTTTGGCGTTGAACTAGTTAATGTGCCGTTCCATATATTTGAATTAGCTGTCGTAGTATACGGAGTAGCCGATAGAGTTGGGTCAAACGGCACATAGTGACCGTATACATAAGGTACGTAGTTTGAACCTATTTGGAATCCGTCGTATGCGTAGTTACCGGATGCCGCATTGACGTATGGATATACTCCTTGATTATCTCCAGCATATAGGTCATTTGCTAATGTAATATCTTTGTAACGACTATACATAAATTGACTTTGAACATGAGATGATTGGTAACCGTCCTTTTGTACAAAATTACTAATGGTCTGATCAGTTGAGTTATTAATGCTTAATGGAACTCTGTCATATCGTAAATTCTTATGATAGTTAGAAGTCGGATATGCAACCGGATCCGATGTGTCAGCCGGAACTCCAATTCCTCCAGCTAAAGTTGAAATTAATTGTAGTGCAGTTTGTGATGTATTTTGTAATTGTACAATGTATTGTACTGCCACGACTTTTCCATTAGTATATTGTACTGGAGTTACACTAGTATCTTTGATTAGATCCTTATAGTATCCAGCAAACAGAGAAATTGAATCTCCATTCTTTACTTCTTTTTCATTACCTAATTGATCAATGATACTTACTTTTAAAGCGCCGGCTCCAGTAGATATTGAAGTTTGAACTGCCGATAAATCATCAGCAATTGCCTTTAACTTTGTGTAAAGATCAACAACGTTTCCATCAGTTGCAAAAAATCCACTCGCAACGTCCTCAGCTTTGTGGGCGTAATACTTATCACGAGTCGTGAATGCGGTGGAAAGGTGAATATCTAATCCTTTTGAATTTAATTCATCCTGGAAGTTTAAACGTGCCTCATCTGCAAATGCTTGTTGAGATACGATTGTTGCATCTTCAACCGTTTCAATATCAGCTGGGAATTCAACTAGAATACTATCAGACCAGCCTGATTCAATTGGAGAATCTGGCCAACCTGCTTCAGATAAACTCTTGATTCTAATTTCAACGACTTCTCCCTTTTTAATTGGAATGTCTAATTGATTTGAGTTAACTGTATCTGGATCCGCTAAATTTTCATCTGCCCATTCATAATAACCGGTTGACGTATTTAGCTTTTTAGTTCTGGCTTTAGATAAGTATTCTCTCCATGGCGAGAAGGCTCCAGTTACTTTATTTCCATTTGCATCAACGAACTCTATTTGATCGGCTGTTTTGCTACTGCCGGTCTTGCTTAAAGTACGATAAGATATTTTAAATTGAGCTACATTCTGTAATCCATGTAGAGTTTGTCTAGGTTCTGGAATAGCCCAAAATCCTCTAACTCGATATTCAGGATTCTTTATGAAACTTGGGGTTGATTTGATTGAGGTTGTAATATCGCTTACAACACTTTGTAAAGTTTTAGAAAGAGTTAATCGACGATCAGCATAGGTCTTTAAGTCTTGTTCAAGTTTTAATTTTTGACCTTCATTCAAAGACGCATTCGTATTTAAGTTAGCACGAGTTGCACTAATCTGCTTGTCAAGTTCAGATATTTGAGATGAACTTTGTTCTTTAGATGCAATTTTTTGCTTGATCGCAAGAGTATTATCCGCATCCTGTATATGTTGATCAATTTGAATAACTTTAAAGTTAGTCGCAGTTGCAACCACTGGATTCGGACTCTCTCCTAATGAGGCTGGTAATTTTTTTTCCTTTGCATAGTTTAAGAAAATAAGACCAAAATCGGATACGAAATTTTGATAGAATTGAGTTAAGGTTAACTCTTTTCCATTTTGCATTGCAATGGTTAGATCATTGGTGTAAATTCCAAAACCTTGAGAGTATTGATCAGTGGTTACCGCTAATCTATCACTTACTGGTTTTAAGAAAATTATATCTCTCTCATTATATCCAACATTTAGTTGAACAAGAGTAGATCTTTCAAGAATCGGTTTAATTCTTAATTGGGCAGTACCTATTGCAATTCCGCTAGAACCGAAAACTAATTCAAGTATTACAGTGCGAGAGTTAATATCAACCGATTTGACTAAAAATTCACTATTATCAGCTGCAATTAATTTGTCTCCAGCCTTCAACGTTTTTTCTATTGTTCCGCTTGAAGTACTCTCAGTTAATCCAGAGTATTGTAGAGTTCCTAAACGGTATTTACGAATGGTTTCAGTTAGAGTTTGTCCACCGACTATTGCAGTTTCGCTATCTTCCAAAATGTCAAGAACATCGAATGCTCCTCTAACCGTATTCTTAGCCGGCGAAAGTTCTAATTCCGCAGTATCTTCAAAATATTGAATACCTCGATTGTTTAGATCTCTAATTACTGCAGCATAGGATAAATTGTTTTTACCTCGGTATGTGGCATCAAAGTATTGAGTGTCACTAGCTATTTGAGAGGTAATGATTACTCGAATTACTTCAAAACGATTAATATCCGGATCAGTTGTTATAGTTGACGTATCAATATTAACGTAGAGTAATGGATTTAAGAAAGATTCAAAGAACCAATTCGTTTTGTAGTTGAACGCAGCAGGTACTGCAACGCCAGTTGAACTCACTCTTTCTAGATCGTCAATTACTGTAGAAATATCCTTCAATTCAAAAGTTCGTAAGTTGCCGTCTTTGTCTTTTACACCAAGCTGGTTTGCATTGCCGCTTAATAGACTATTGAACTTCTCTTCAATGTTTTGAATTTGAGTGTTTAGGTAGCCAAATGATGGAATGTTATAGGTTGCAGTGCTTCCGTCTTGTTTGGTTTGAGTGACACTAACTGAATTAGCCTTAGTGGATAAGGACGTATTAAGCTTTAGCAAGAACTCTTGCATGTTGTTAATATCAACGCTTAGTTCTGCTAGGTAATCGGTTAGTGATGATTTATCTGCCATTTAGTTTATCTAATTATTTTATCGACACTGAACGTTAAAGTTTTAGGATCTTTACATACTATTTCAATAATAGGTTTGCCAGTTCGACCGTAGGTTGTTGGAAAATCCGCAGCGGTTAATGTTGCAATTATTACACTGTACTGGCTTCCCGCATTTACAATATTCTGTGAATCCGTTTTTATGGTTATTGTGTAAGAATTTGGAATGATTTGCGAATCGCAAACAATTTTTAATGATTGACCTGCTTTCCAAGTATTTGAAGAATCATCAATGAATAGGGTTAAATTACGATCCATTGTCCAAGGAATTGGGCTACCTGATCCGTTAACTTTTAGATGTCGAATTTGAGTTCCGCCTATTCCTAAGCTTTCAGTTCGTGAACCTAGCGTATTCACGCTAAAGTCTGCATCATTTATCCTAGAGAAAGCTTGAATATCTGAATAGAACGTGATTTCTCCAGGAATGTGCTTGTCTAGCGAAACACCATATCCTGATTTAAAGGAGTCGGTGTTATATGTTATTTGTAATGAAGTATTGTTACTTAGTATCTCGTCAATTCTAGCATTTGCTGAATCGATTAGATCCATGATTGCGGATGCTTCTGCAAATGCAGCGGTTGATGCAGCAACGGTTGTTTCAAGAACGCCTATTCGTGTAGCTAAACTTTTTAGAGCAGTAGTATTTAATAAAGCATCTTTAGCTAAGTCAACTTCATCTGATAGTGTATTAAGTTCTAAAAGTTTATCATTAAACTTTGTCTGTAGGCTTCTCATTTCCGTTAAAACATCCGTGAAAAGATTTAGAGAAAAAGTATTGTAATCATTTATTGATTTTTCAACTGCAACATCTTCAATTGAGGTATCAAATTTAACGTTAACCTTGAATGCAAATGAATTACCATTGGTTTTATTGATTGTGTCTGGCTTGTTCTTAGTGATCATTGGAATAATGAATTCACTTCCACTTTGAACCACTTTATTCAAGAAATAAACTCCATATAGGTTGGTTACGCTAACTGGTTCAGTTCCAGCCGTTGCATTTGGAGCTGGATCATACACGTCATAATAGATTAGGATCGCATTAAATTCAAAATCCTCATTTGTGTAACTGTCATTTAATTGAGCAAATGATTTAATATCTGGATTTTGAGAAGCAATTAGATAGTTTGAAAGTGAGAAATCAATTACAACACCATCTAGCGTTGAACGTAAGTACTCAACGGTTCTGGTTCCGCTGTTATAGTTCTTGAAAATTCTCTGAACTTTAGGCGTTGAACTTGTAACCCCGTATGGAGTTCCAAAGTAGGCAGCTTGGTCCGTATAGTAAGAATTATTAATCGATGAAGCTCCCCACCAAAACCCAGTTGTGGTAGGCTGAACTGTTAAAGTATCTGATATTTTTGAACTAACTGTGTTTGTATCTAAATCATAAAATGCTTCAAGATTCATTCCAGCAAATGGATGAGTATCATTATAGTGTCTACCGTTTAGGTACTCAACATCTAACGGATCTCCAGGTGTATTAACAATTAGCATACCAGGTCCATAATTCTCATCAGGTTTTGAGTTGAATAGAACAGTTGGAGTTGATCCAACGTTTGTTGGAACATGAATGTATAATTCGCTGTATGAATTATCTTTACTGCGAACTGAGTTAACTACATCAATTTCGCCAATATACTTAACAACACGGTCATACGTAGAGATTGTTGGATCGTACCAATCTTCCGCCCAGCGTTTTTCACCAGCTGGCAAAGTTGAAATTACCTCGGAGGTGGTTGCATCTCTCCAACGCACTGCACCAAGCTCCTTCAACCATTTCCAAAAAACTCTCTCAGATACATTTAATTTCTTTTCACGATTGTAGGTTGATTGAGAAATTAATAAGCTCTCAAAGTTTAGAGCGTAGTTTTGAAAACTATTAGCTAGGTTAATATTTTCATTAGCTGAAAGATTATTAAGCAGAGGAGTTTCACCAGGAGCTAGGAACTGGACTTTATTATCAGTTTGCATTGTTGCAGGGATCCCAATCTCTGGAATACGTAACAATGCGAACTTTGAAAATTTAAACTTATTTGTGTTATTGTTAAAGGTTAAACTTAGGTCCTCAATCGCGCTCTGAAAAGAATAGAACATTCCTTTCTGAGTTTGTATGGGTTTTATTAATGGTGCAACTGCCATAGTACTTAATTAAATTAGTTTACTGTTTTTATGTTATGTGAGCTTGTAATAACGAATCTAGCCGAAGTAACGGTAGGGCTTCCTATCGTTTCGTATTTTGTTAAGCTAACTGATGATCCGAACTTTCTTAGAGCGGCTCCACCAAGATCAGAGGTTCCTAATGGTGATTGAACGTTTCCGTTGAATAATTGAACGTAATGATTTGATGAAAGTGCGGTAATTGCGGCAACCGGCGTAGCCGCAGCGCCTAATGAACTTCCATCTAAAAGAACTGGAGTTCCAGTAGCAGAATTTGTGAATCCTGGTACAATTCGAATAGGTCCCCAACTTGCAACAGCCACATCAACGCTAGCAGAGGTTTGATAATCTCTAACTACGATTGTGAAAGTTTGTCCTGGATCAGGTCTATCTGCTGGATCTTCATAAACGAATATGATTACCGGCTTTGATGAACTTGGGCTAGTATCCGCAGATTTAACGGTTAGGTAAATGAATTGTTTACTTGATTTAGTTAATTTTAAAACTCCATAATAATAATCAACACCGCCAGTATTTAAAGCAGTTGTTGTGATTACGGTATTTGTACTACCTTCTGTACTTTGAGTGATTGCTTGCTTTGGAAATGCTGCTTCTCCATAGAATTGTGAAGGAACTGAAACCGTTGAACTTCCAACATAAAATCCGTCGGCAGTTACGTTTGCTAATGGAATTCCTACTCCTAATCTTTTAATAGCCATCGTATTTGCTGTACCGCTCATGTCAATTGTTCCACCTGCTTGAATTACAAGCTTATCAATTGATAGAATAGATTTGCCGGAGCTCTTGGTTAAGCTACCGATAGTGTTAGTAGAATCCATGAAGGTGATACTATTTCCAAGAATAACGTTGTTCGTTTTTACTTGATTAAAGTAGTTGTCCACTCCAATGTACTTGTTAGTCAAATCTATCTCAAATGTATTGATTAGATCTTCAACCTTTCCTTTGATCACGGAAACGTTAGCGTTTAGGATTAAACGCATGTCTGAGATGAAAGTTGACTCTAATAGAGGTTGTGTGTTTAGAGTTACGTTAGTAAATGCCATTTTTTAGGTAGTTTTTTGTCTTTTTTATTTATTAAGAAAACCAGGAGGACCTTACATTTTGGCCTTTCTGCGGTTTAGTGTGTCCGTTAAGTATTTCTTATACTCAGGAATTGCTTTTGTATTTGCAGCAAAAAAGTCACGAGTTAATGAGAATACGTTATTATTAACGTCGGTCGCATCAACTGTTATTGAGTATGCACCAGGTTCGTCAAATCTCCAAATGAAAAATGAGGTTGATTTAATTTTAGCAATTTCTTCCCCAACATGTTTCAAGGTCCAAATACACTCCTTTTTAGAATCGATATTTGAAATTGCTGCAAATACTGGGTGCTCCAGAGGTACGACTAGACCATCCGATCCAATCTTCAAGTTGGTTAGATTAAAGGTGTTTTGATCGTAGTTTGAAGGTAAGAATCCTCTAACTGACGCGGACGGAGTTGAGGATGGTCCGCTTGTAGTATTAGTGAATTCAATGAAGCCTTTGTTTATCCAATAGTTAATGTTATTGGCATTTGCATAGATAGCAGGCTCGAGTGTATTTGGGTTAGAATATTCAAATCGCCATTCGGATACTGAAGTACCGGAAGGACCGTATCCATGTGCGGAAATTACAGTAAGAGTTAGTGTATTGAACTCGGAGTTCTGAGTGAATGTTCCCTCTATCCATTTAGTTGGGTCGCTTGCACTTAGTGCCCTGATCATGGTTCCGCTTTGAAATTCTTTTCTCATGTTTAGAGTGAATGTGAAAACTGTTCCGAAAGAGCTTGAGCTAATTATACCAGGCGTTTTAGAAACGGCAGTTTCACCAGTCTTTTCTAAAATATCATCAAATGGTGCATTTAAGAAAAGCAGGTCATCGTCTATCCTTCTAGCTATTTGCGAAAGCTGAGTGTTTAGTCTATCCACTAGATCTCTGGAATAAACTCCAAATGGATAACAAAAAGTTTTTATTCTAAATTCATTCCCTGCTGAAGTTAAGACCTTTAGGATTCGGTGAAGTCCCCTGTCCTGTTCAATTGCCCTTGCGTGAACTCGACCGTTTAGTGCAACGTATCGATATTGACTAACTTGAGCATCACTTGCAGAATTTAATTGATTGGCTAAGTCATCTGCATCAGTATAAGAGGTAACTACGTAGCTATTTAAAATATTCCAGTCTAGGAAATTAATGAAGTTAATTGTATCAAAACTATTTGTCATGTTAGGTAAATCCAATATGAATCCGTTTATTCGGTCCGGTACGTAAGAAAAGTCACACATTCGATTCATTACTAATTCTCCAATTGTGGATAACCCATAATCTGCTAGGGTAGGCTGGCCGAATTCACCTTTGCCTGTACCCCATTGTATGGCAACGTGATTGTCTGAGTCATCTATCGGCTCAAAACCTAAGCCTTCAGAATAAACTTCAACCTCTCTTTGTGGATTTCCGACTCCAAAATTATTGGAATAGGTATTCCAGTCAAGATAGTGAGCGGGTAAATCGGTGCTGGTGCTACCGGCTTGGATAACATTTGCAAATGGCTGATACAATGGGCTTGATGCAAGATCACCTATTGTAACATTATCTAAGTTTCGGAAATCATAGCGATTCTTGTCCTGAATCTTAGTAAATATTTGAATAACAGGTTCCTCAGTTATAACGGTTGGGCGTAAGTAACTCACATTTTGTCCACCTTGCATATCGTACACAGTTGACTTGATTGTGTAGCGTCCAATATAGGGTAGAATGTGAGGAATTTTAACTAGGTCCAGCAAATTACCTCTCCAATTAAAAACATAGCCTTGTGGTCCAGAGATATCCCATTCAATTTCGTATCCATTTCGGTATTTGATATTGCCTATTGTGTAATGAGTTCCGCCAAAGTCAGCAAATTTAGAGCCGTCTAATTGAGCGATCGTGAACTCTGGAATATAGGCTTCTAATGCGACCGGACATCCAACCTTTCCGTCAATATCATCGCCGCTGGTGAGTGGATTTGGCTGACCATGGTATTGGAACTCGTAGTTATTTAAGTTTTGATAGTAATCTTTGATTGCTACAAGTAATGCAGGAATCTCTGAAACTGGATACTTTTGCGAGTATTGATATGGTTGAGTGGTTGATGTATTGAATGTTATGCTTGGAAATTGCGAAAGCACTGCAGTGTTAGACGGAGGTGCTATGCTAACTGTTTTAGGATATAGGGTTTTAATATCTCTAATTTGTAATAGTTGAGTCTTTGTAATTGGTGAGTTAATCACAACATTATAGTCATCATTAATCTCTAATGAATTGATATAGGTAACATCCGACCAGCTTCTTAGGTTAAATTTATGAAAGTATATGAATTCGCCGATAATGTCCTTAATAACAACGTTTACTGGTAGCATGTCCTGCTTTAACTTAGTAGAGAGTCGGTTAAGTTTGTAGAATATTTCGTTAACCTCAAATTCAGTTGTGAATTCTACTTCTGGAACCCCGTCATCATCGTAATTATCGCTAGCTACTGAAAATTCGTAAGCTAGAGCAAGAAACTCAGTCTTTTTGAATTTACCGCCTTTTTTAATTTGGCCGTTTAGTTCAACTAGATCGATTGAGTCTAGATTACCTTGCGTCATCAAGTCTGTGATATCGACCATTGCATACTTTTGGTAATATGCTGAATTTGAATCGCGATCTTGCCAGTATTCTTTGACCCTAAGCACGTCTCGATAACCTAGAATGTTTATTAGATTAATTAATCCCTTGTAAGTACCAATATACGGATAAATTTGGTCTCGGTTTACAAGTATTTCTTTTCTAGCCTGATTAATTTTATTCCAATCGGGTAAACTTTCCTTTAGATCATAGTCCTTAAGTAATAGGGCATCTTCTCTATTGAATTTAATACCGAAGTTTTCAAGCCATACTCTAAATCGGGCATCCTCATCCTCTCCCTCACCGTAAAATGTGATTGTTCCGATTAACTTGGTCTCTGAGGTAGTTTCATAGTAAATGTCTAAGATTCTAGTGTATGCAACCTCGTCAGTTGGTGCAAAACCAGCATTGACCTGTAATGGATACGCTAAGTCAAGATTAGTTGAACCGGTTGGATTGATATCAGAATAGACAACGTCTATTGAGTTAGCTCTATTTAAGAATATGGTTGAATCAGTGTTCTCATCTTCCTTTGATATTGTGAATAGAAAGAACTCCTTTGAGAATTGGGCAGTACGCCATTTGAATCTCAAGGCAGAACCTGGAGCCAGTGCTGGAAATTTATAGGCCGCACCTACTTTTTCTAGAATAAAGAGGTTAGAAACATCGTACAGTGCAGTTGAAACCGGTAAAAAATAGTCAGCTCCTTCCCAAACACCGTTGGTATTCTGCGAAAAGTTATAAGATTCTCCGTTTTTATCAAAAAATACGAGATTGTTAATATTCATGTGTGATGCCTAGCTCTTTACCTTTATTTATTAGAACCTTTACTCAGGTTAGGGCCGAATGCGCTATCTATGACTAGGTACAAAAAGGTTCATATCGTGTAGATCTCGCTCTCGCCTGAATAGCTTAACGAAACGAACTCGACTTTCTCGCCCTTGCCAATATGCTTGTAGATCTTTTTATATTCCTTGGCATACCCGTTTTTTGCGATCTGAGTAAAGTAAGCAAAGGCATTATTTGACTTTTCTTCATTGAAATTTCGCCAGTATCTCAGCAGATCAAGCAGAGCTGACTGAATACAGTCCTCTTTGTCTAAAGGGTTACTGAATCTGAGCTTTAAGATTGCACGGTTTGCTAAAATTATAAAATAGTTGATTGCAATCGGTGAAAGTTCACCAGCTTTGTGTTGATAACCGGTTTCTTCATTTAGAAGTCCGTGCTTACACCTAATTATTTCATTTGTGAAGTCTCTATTGTTAATGTAGTACTTACTGTCCTTGGCTTTTGACATGAGTTATGATTCTTTTAACGACTTGTGTATTTTTAGCACAGCTAAATAAGAATCAATCATGTCCATGAACGGAGATTTCACGGTTTGATCTTTAAGGATCTGATCCTCGTACTTATTTATCACCTGGTGAAGACTACTGCCGTCAGCAATCATTGGAGTTGATTTGAACTGCTGGTACACGTCGTATTTGCCAGCATGGCCTTTGGCTCCAATTGCATTCTTAAGCTCCCCAGGTGAGAATATGAACACGCTTTCCTGATGACCGCTCAGAGTAGTATCCAAGATCTTCTTTCTGAGCATGCCAGTCGCTTGGCATATATCAATCAAGGCATTACCTTGAGCTCCATACGCAACTCCCTCAATCGAAACAATTAGAGGTTGGCCATTTAGTCCAGGTAAAACAATTTGATTGACTCGGTCTATTAGAGTGTCGACTAGCCTAGAGTAATTCTCTAATTTAGCTCGTTCGGTGGCCGAATAGGTGTCGTGTTTAAGATTCTTAGGGGGGAGAAAAATGAATTCGAGAGTTGGATGCTCAATTTGAACGTCCTCAAGTAGTTTTCGGTGTGCTTTGGTTAGATTTGAATTGACACATGCGATCCAGCTAAAACTTTTAAAGTCTTTACTGATACAAACAGCTGGAAACTGTATTGAAAAGTCTATGCCAATTACAAACAAAGCTCATTTTGGTGATTTTGAATATTCTACTACTAAAAAAACTTTAGTTTTGCCTAAAACTTTAGTAAAAGTTACTGTAGAATAAGGGTGTTGGGAGGGTATAGAGCCTAGAGACCTAGTACCTAGTCTACTTATTTAATATAAAATAAAGAATTAAGGTACCTAGTACTAAGAATCTTAGCCCCTAAGCTACTTTCTACTAATTATTAGTATATTCTATCTTGTAAAATACAATAATCATGTTTGATCCACATCAATTAGAAAAATTTCTGTTTTTTGACATTGAAACTGCAGGAGCAGAGTCAAATTTTTCAGAATTATCCCCCAAAATGCAAGAGCTTTGGTCAAAAAGAGCCAAAATCTTAAGAACCCAACTTGGCGAAAAGTATCCAGACAACAAAGACAAATCAGACGATGAGCTTTTTCAAATGAAATCTGCTCTTCAAGCTGAATTCGGTAGAGTTGTTTGCATCTCATTCGGTAAGCTCAAATTCGTTGATGGGGCACCAACCGCTCAAATCGTTTCCTATTCTGGAAATAACGAAATTGACATTCTAAATCAATCGTTCAAGTTAATGACAGGTTTAACAAAGAACGGTGTTAAACTTTTTGGGCATAATGTTAAACGATTCGATGTTCCGTTCCTATGTAAAAGAGCTTTCATTCATGGAATTGAGCCAGCAACTCCTCTTCAAGTTTGGGACAAGAAACCTTGGGAAATATCAATAACTGACACTTCTGAACTTTGGTCATTCGGCGCATGGCAAGAGGGATTTACCTCGCTTGATCTATTGGCATCAGTTTTAGGCATAGATTCGCCAAAGGACGATATTAATGGGGCAGAGGTTCACGAAACTTTCTATGCTGGCGATTCCGATAGAATCAAAGAATACTGCCAAAAGGACGTAATTACGCTAATGCAGACAGCTTTAAGACTATCTGGCCTAAACCGAATCGAAAAGTCTGATATAATAATAAAGTAAAATAATCAAATAATAAGTGAAGCAAACTAAATTTAAGGCAGAAGCCAGACAGCAATTAGCCGCAGGTATTAATGCATTGGCTGAAGCGGTCAAGGTAACTTTAGGCCCAAGAGGTCGTAATGTTGTTATTGCTCGTGATAACCGTGTTGCAATAACAAAAGATGGAGTAACTGTTGCTCGTGAAGTTCAACTTGAGGACTACATGGAAAACGTTGGAGCTCAAATGATCAAGCAGGTTGCAAATAAAGTTGCAATGGAAGCCGGCGACGGTACAACCACTGCTACTGTTCTTGCACATGCAATCTTTACCGAAGGTAACCGATTAATCGAGACAGGCTCTCATCCAATGGATCTTAAAAAAGGAATCGAGCTCGGCATGGAGCATATCATTGCTAATTTAAAAGAACAGGCCCAAAAGGTTGAGGACTTTGAAAAAATTAGACAAGTTGCAACAATTTCAGCAAATAATGATGAAGAAATTGGATCAATTATTGCTGATGCAATGAAGGCCGTAGGATTCGATGGAATCATTACTGCTGGTGAAAGTAAGACTGGCGAAACTTTCGTTGAAATCGTTGAGGGTATGCAATTCCAAAATGGCTACTTGTCTCCATATTTCATTACTAATCCGGAAAGAAACACGGTTGAGTTCGAGAAACCTTTAATCCTAGTGTATGACGGTAAGATTTCAAATCTATCCGATATGCTACAATTCTTAGAGCACTCAAACAAACAAAGACGTCCACTATTAATAATTAGTGATGGAGTCGATGGTGAAGCCCTAAACACTCTACTTGTTAATAAACTACAGGGCACTTTAAAAGTAGCAGCAGTTAAATCACCAGGATTCGGAGAACAGCGGCGTTTTAAACTACAGGACATTGCTACCTTAACTGGTGGAAAATTAATTTCTGAACTAGACGGAGTTACTCTTAAAGAGGCAGTTGCCACAGCTTACGTCGGAGGTTGCGATAAAGTTACAATCACATCAGATTCAACCACGCTAATTGGTGGATTTGGAACAACTGAATCAATTGCTGAATTAACAGATGATCTAAAGTCTCAAATTCAAGCATGTGAGTCTGAAACTACTAAACTCCTGTTAAAGGAAAGACTTTCTAAATTTGAGGGAGGAGTTGCAATAATTAAAATTGGAGCAACTTCTGAACTTGAAGCTAGAGAAAAATCTGATCGTATCGATGATGCGCTAGGCGCAACTCGTTCGGCTGTTGCTGAAGGTATTGTTATGGGAGGAGGTCTTGCTCTAGTTAAGGCAGTAAATTCAGTTGAATACGTTTCACCTAACCGCGATATTCAACTAGGCGTAGAACTAATCAAAAAAGCGTGCCACCAGCCGTTCCGTTCTATCTTAGAAAACGCTGGAGTTAATCCGGATATCGTTCTGAGCAAAATTAACGAAGGCGCTCCAGGATACAATGCTAAAACTGAGGAATACATTGACATGATCGATAATGGAATTATTGATCCAGTTAAAGTTACTAGAACTGCTCTAGAGAATGCAGTTTCAATCGCAGGTCTTTTAATCACAACTGACTGCTTAATGGTACAAAAACCCCAAATGAACTCTCAAGTTCAATAATCGAATATTAGCCATCGAGGAATATGCGCCTGTTGAGTAATTCTCACGGGCGCTATTCTGTTTAGCTGGATCGATAGATAAAATAAAGAGTTTTTGCAATTGGACAATCAGTTTAAGCAACTAATTAACGATATTAAGTGCGGAAGAACAGCCGCTCCGATGTTTACTGAGGATGACTTAGCGAAGGTCAAAGCCTGTTTGCCTGAACCGGTTGCGCCACCGCCATCCAACGTAAATGTTACTGTCCCAGAGACAGATTCATGCGTAAATGATGGCATTGAAGAAGTTAAAAAGATCATGCTAGATCAACTTTCTAAACAGGCAACCGTTATTGAACTTGCAACAATCAAAGGTAAGTTAGAAGAGGCCCAAGATCATTATAAGGTCATCTCAGTTCACTATCGAGAACGTTATAGATTCTTCAATGATACCATAACAACTTTAGCCCCATTCACATCAGAGTTCCTTTATTGGCAGGACGAATTCAACCGATTGACTCAACTTGAAAAGAAAATCTATGATGATTATGTTAATGGTAATATAGCTGCGCTTGTAATAGTAACTATTTTAAAGTGGTTTACTGAGATCAATGATAAAACCTTTCTCTTAATTGTAGGCGGTAACCTTGATGATCTAACTAAATCATTCGGTGCGCTTGCTGTAACATCATTCATGTCATCTGATGTGTATAAAGCCTATTCAACGGCTCGATCTGCTAGAATAGCAGCCGCCAACTCTCAAGCTCAATCAAAAGCTGCTGCAACAAATGCCTTAAAAACCAAAATTCAATCAATCCCTAATCTTGGGCTAGCGGCCGGCGTTAAAGCAAATGCACTTAACACAACCAAAAAAATAAGTGGACAGCTGATCCCAATATTTAATGATATCGATGTGGTTCAACCAGTCACAAAATTAGTTACGTCAGCTAGATCATTTGCCTATGAGGTTAGACTTCTTGACCTAGATAACTGCAAAATATCTGTGCCTCAAGTAAAAGCAGACGGATCGTCGGATCAAGTCGAAAAGACAATTAACATTAGAACTAACCCTTACCTAAAATTTTCTTCATTTGCTAATACGATAGGAACAGCAATTCAATCTAGAGCATTTCAGTCGGGTTCTCCAGCTGAAACCGATTATGCGTTCATTCCTGGAGCACTATACAATGAAACAAATGGATATGCTGGCCTCTATAAAAAGTTAGCTAATCCAGTTAGGTACCTGTACACGCCTGAAGAAAGGGGACTTACGGTTGATCCGAATAAAATAGATCCAGTCATAAATGAAGTAGAGAATGCTCCAAAATCAATAACGGAAGAGGGCACAACCTTTTACATTGCCAACCAGGAACAGTACTCTAAATTTTACGAAGATGCAGCAAAAACTTTGCCTACTAAATTAAAAAATGAAAGAGCCGTTGTTTTTCCAAAGCAGATCGAGAAAAATTTAGAAGATCTTAAGGCACTAGGCCAATCTGAAGCTGCCGACTTCTTTAGAAAAACTACGGATGCTGAAGTTAAATTAGCTCGTCCATTAACTTACAAAGCAAAAGGTTCAAACATCTATCTTGCCGGAGAATTCAAGTATTCTTCATTAGATAGAGTCGTTTCAGCTAGACTTGCATACTACACCAAGGCGGCTGACGAAATTGATCAAAAACTTAAGGATATTCAATCAGACATTGATCAGATTTCCGAATTAATAACTCAAAATTCAATGGATCCTGACGTTTTAGTTAAGAGGATTTCAGCGGTTGCCTGTTTTAAGGGAGCAGCTGATACCAAAGCAACCGCAAAGGATTGTGAGGCTGAAACTGCTGCAAAATTAGGAACTGACCCGTTAATGATTCGTACTTTTTCTGGCACGGATTCAAGTCTGCCGGACATGAACAATCCTTGTTATTGGAAAGAATTTGCAAATTCACTAAATAAAGTTAGTATTCTACCTGTGCCTGATCTAACTGCTCCACTATTTAGATATTATCCAATAAACAATATCATTCCAACTCCAATAGGAGTGGTCATGATTCCAATGCCTCAAAAATGGAGAGTCCTATTTTCATTATCATCTCCGCTTGGAACATTGGTAACCTTTTTAACTCTGCCTGCGCTTATCGTTGGAATTCCATTACCGTCGGTTTACATGTTCTACTTTTCTCCAGACGGTAATAAGTACATGCTACTTGCTCCAAACTTTCCATTAGTATTTACGCCAGGTGCAAGCAAGTATGGATTTGAGATTGATACGTCCGGTGAATCCAATAATCCAATTGGTCTAAGCAATACAAATCCTCATAAGGGCCAATTAGTCAAAGGCTCTTTAACTATACCGATTAAACTAGCAGCAAGTTCATCAAAAGCCGTTAGGTTAGCAGCCTTTGCTGCTGATCTAGCTCAAGGTAAAATTCCATCAATTAAAACGCCAGACGGTCTCGTAATTAAAGAAATCGATCCACAATTCTACCTACAAAATTATTTGGGACAGTTTGAAGCCTCTGCTGCTGCCCTTGATGGCGGTGCGGCAGAAGAATTCATTAACATCACTACTAAATTTAAAGCTGATCTCAATGCTCAATTTAAGATTTTAGGGGATATGCAAATAAATGCGGTCACTAGATTAAAGGAAAAAACCAGATCAACTAGACAAAAAGGTGTAGTGGGTGCCGAAGATATTACTGACCCTAAGGATAGGCTTGCCGCAAAGGATAAAGCTCGAGCTCTTGATCCAATCAAATTAACTGAAAAAATTCAAAGCGTTCTTTCCGATTTTGAATCATACATCGATAAGATAAATTTAGGCACAATATCAATCCCAAAGAATGCTACTCGACTTAACCCTAAATTACCAGGTGCCGTAACTGCAGTACAGCCAATAATAGAAAAAGCCTCTAGGGGAGAACTTATTCCAGATTTAAAATCTAAAAACTTGATTTCAATAATCAAGAAGTTTGCATCACAAATTGATCCAAGTAAACTTGATATACCGAAGAAAGAATTCAACTTAAACAAATTAGAAGACGTTGATGAATTTAAAAAAGCAATAAAGAAATTTGCAACTGACGCATTAGCTCACGCAACTGGAGATAAAACTACAAATGAAGACATTGATCCTAATTTATCTGAGGAAAGAAAGGCAGAGATTGCAAAAGCAAATGAACTACGAAAAAAGAGAATCAAAGCAGCTTTCGCATTATCTTCACTTGCATTAACGCCACCAACTCTTAAATTATTTGATCCGGCTGCTCCATGTTGTGCAACTGATTCCGCTAAACCAAATAACCTACCTTCTCCTCAAGTGCTGGCCGCAATTGCTATTTTTAATGCTTTATTAGATGCATTTTTGCAAGGAATAACGATTGATACCCTAAAGAGCATGTTCGGAGATGCAGTTGACCGTATCGGAATAGACTCAGTAAAAACGCTATTCGATTCAGCACTATCTGCATTTCCGCCAATTACAATTCCTGAATTACCTGACGTAGTTGCAATATTCAAGACCATGATACTCCCTGTGTTAACCGCAACTCATATACCGCAAGCGCCCATTCCACTAGGCCCAGTATTTCCAGTGCCGATTGTAATTCCATTAAACGAGATCATAAAACCTTTGCTAAAAGCGGCAATTGCATATTTACTTGAATTACTATTGAGATTACTATCCGATGCCGGCAACATGCTAGAATTTACAGCAATTAGTATCGATTCTCCAACTCTTCAGGAAATTATTAAGCAAGTTCCATGTGGCGATTCTCAATTTGCAACAGTTTCTACGACGAATATTTCAAAAACAGTCTCAGTGAAACTGCCGAATGGAATAGTCTTGACTTTACCAAAGATTCCGAATATTCCATTAGACATTGTCTCTTATTTTGCATTGCTAACTTCTACTGACCTAGTCGAATTAATTAGAGGCCTGTTATTTGCAGCGATTGATGGAATCCTAGAACCTCTTAAAAGCATTGTTGTGCCAGTTTTAAATATTGCGCAAAGTTTTAAAGACTTATCTCTTAATATTATTGAAGCATCAAATCCATTCATTCTACCAATTAAATTAATTATATTAGCTCTACAACTTCAAATTCCAAATTCAGCTAAGACTAGCATTATGAATCTTGAAGCGATTAACTTAATTAGAGCCGCATATTTACCAGTAGTAACTGCAGCTGAACCAATCTTAAAAGAAACAGCGTATCTTCTTGCAATTCTAGCTCCGGCTTTTGCAAGTAAACCTGGTGTCAAGATTGCTAGAATTGCAGCAAATCCATTTGTTAATCAGGATGATCTTCCACCATGGGAAAGACTGACTCATAAGAATCCACTATTTGCAATTTTTCTAGATGAAATTGCTTGGAGATCCAGTCTAACCTCAACCGGTAGTCTAATATTTGCAACAAAAATGCCAGGAATATTCACCGGCGCTAGGACAATTACGTCAGATCCTGGAATCCACTAATTTTTAAAACCTGAAGAGGTTTCTGTGTATAATTAAGTAGTTAATCTCACTAATACAACATATATGCAAAAAAACCAAAACGCTCAAGAAGTTATTGATTTTGATTTGCTATTCAGCCAAGGCAATAGCAAAATCAATCATAGAATTAAATTAACTCCAGCGGACAAAAAAGCGGGTGTAAGAATCTTTTGTAAAGAACCTTATACTCAAGAACTTTACGACCTTTATTATTCATCAGGTACAATCCTAAAACCTGCAAATAAGGACTTTGAAGTCGGACAAGTTTGTAAAGTAACAGCAAAACGTGTTGACTTTGACAATAAAATGATTGAAGCTCAAGACGATGCAACTCTATCTACAATCTTCATTCCATTTAGAGAATTTACCGAAGAGCCATCATTATTAGTTCACAATGAAATAAGCGCCAGCTTTAAAATTGTTATCTATAAAGTGGAAGGTGAAGACTATTTAGGTTCTGAAAAACGTTGTGCAGCATTAACGTACCGTGAAGATCTTGAAGAATTCCTTAAGACTGAAAAATGGTTCTACGTTAAAGTTACTAACTTGGTTAAAGGTGGTTACCTTGCTCTTTACAAAGGCACAGTTAAATGTTTCTTACCTGGATCGCATGCAGCAGCTAACGTAATCAGAGACTTTAACGAGTACTTGAACAAGGAAATTCCAGTAATGATCGAGAACTACGATTCAGCGAATAAACTATTCATTGTTTCTTACAAGAAGTACATTAAGCAGACATTACCACAAAGAGTTCACGAACTTAAATTTGGTGAAAAATACACAGGTATTCTAACTAACAAACCTTATGACTTTGGAATGTTCGTTGAATTCCAAAATTATTTCACCGGCTTATTGCATAAAACTGAATTTGTCAATTACGAAGAAGTTAGTAGAAACTATAAATCCGGAGATCAGATTGACTTCTACATCAAGGATATCGTTCTTAAGAAAGGCGAACCTAGAATAATTCTAACTGATTCTCTTGAAAAAATCGGAGAAGATCAACTGATTTGGCAAAGTTTAAAGGACTCAATTGAAGGTAAAACCTTAAATTTCACTCTAAATAAACAAAACTTTAGCCTAGAGATTCAAATGCCCGATTCAGATCGAGTATTTCACACGGATGTGAACCATCTAAAAGGCCGAACTCGAATTAACGACGAGGGCCAAATTAAAGTTCACCGAGTCGATACTATCAGAAAACAATTAAAGTTCGACTTTATTTAAACCTAAAACCACAAAGAGTGGTATTTTATATTCGAATAAATAATCAAGATGCAAAGGTCGAATAATAAAATATCACTTTTTTATGTTCGGTGCTCTTTGGGTTAACCATTTAAACACAATAGTTTCTGTTAACCAAGCACACAACACCATAACTCGAACTTTACATCACATTTTACACTTAACCTAATAATAAAGAACATGATGGAACCTATTTTACAAGAGAATCCAAATCGATTTGTTGTCTTCCCGATTCAGCACCATGACCTGTGGGAATTTTACAAAAAATCAGAAGCTTCATTCTGGACAGCTGAGGAAATTGATCTAGCTGCTGACCTAGTTGACTGGCGATCTCGATTAAACGATGACGAGCGTCATTTCGTTAAACACGTATTGGCATTTTTTGCCGCAAGCGACGGTATCGTTAATGAGAATCTTGCCGAGAACTTCGTTAAAGAGGTCCAGTACCCGGAAGCAAAATTCTTTTATGGATTTCAGATCATGATGGAAAATATTCATTCTGAAACCTATTCTCTTCTAATTGATACGTACATCACCGACCCAGAAGAAAAAATGCATCTATTTAGAGCAATTGATACTATCCCAGCCGTTGCAAAGAAGGCCGAGTGGGCCCTTAGATGGATCAAGAACTCTACATTTCAAGAGAGACTAATTGCATTTGCGGCGGTTGAAGGTATATTCTTCTCAGGTTCATTCTGTTCTATTTTTTGGCTTAAGAAAAGAGGCCTCATGCCAGGACTAAGTTTTTCTAATGAACTTATTTCACGAGATGAAGGTTCTCATACTGACTTTGCAGTCCACCTACACAACAACCATGTAGTTAATAAAGTTTCAGAAGAAAGAATAAAAGAAATCATATTATCCGCCCTAGAAATTGAAAAAGAATTCATCATAGAGGCTCTTCCTATTAAATTAATAGGCATGAATTCTGACTTAATGAAACAATACTTGGAATTTGTTACCGATAGATTACTATCTGATTTAGGTTGCTCAAAAGTTTTTAATTCAACCAATCCCTTTGATTTCATGGTTAACATTGCGCTAAATGGCAAAACTAATTTCTTTGAGAAAAGAGTTGGTGAATACCAAAAAGCTGGAGTTAAATCTGGAGGAGACGCAGGATTTTCATTAGACGCAGATTTTTAAAAAACAGCAAAAACTAAATAAATGAAGGTAATAAAAAGAGATGGCCATAGTGAAACGCTAAAGCTTGATAAAATCACGAACCGAATTAAAAAACAAACATACGGATTAAATACTGACTACGTTGACGCCCTAGAGGTTGCAACCAAAGTAGTGTCCGGAATTTACGATGGAATAAGCACGCAGCAACTCGACCTATTAGCGGCAGAAACTGCAGCGGCTTTGACGTATATTCATCCAGATTATTCAATTCTTGCCGCTAGAATTGCGATAACTCGCTTACACAAAACTACTCATAAATCTTTTAGTGATACGATTGATCACTTATACAATTACATAGATCCAAAGACTGGTAAGAATGCCTGCATTATCTCAGATGAGACTTATGAAGCTGTTCAAAAGTACAAGAACACACTAAATGAAGCAATCATTCACGATAGAGATCTTAATTTTGACTATTTTGGGTTTAAGACTCTTGAAAAAAGTTACCTATTAAAAACTCACGGCCAACCTGCTGAAACTCCTCAGCATCTTTACATGAGAGTTGCCGTTGGTATTTGGGGAATGGACATTCAAAATGTTTTAAAAACGTATGAATTACTATCCACTCATCAAATGACTCATGCGACTCCAACTCTATTTAATGCTGGAACAAGAAGACCTCAGCTTTCTTCATGTTTTTTATTAATGATGGATGAGGATTCTATTTCTGGAATCTATAAAACTCTTTCTGATGTTGCTGCCATTTCTCAAAATGCTGGAGGTATTGGTATAGCTGTCTCAAACATTAGAGCGACCGGTTCTTACATTAAAGGTACAAATGGTACCTCAAACGGAATCGTTCCAATGTTAAAGGTTTACAATGAAACTGCTAGATACGTTGATCAAGGTGGTGGAAAACGTAAGGGCTCTTTTGCAGTTTATTTGGAACCATGGCATGATGATGTTGAAGATTTTCTTGATCTTAGAAAAAATCACGGTAAGGAAGAGCGCAGAGCAAGAGATCTTTTCTTAGCAATGTGGACTCCTGACTTGTTCATGAAACGCGTTGAAGAGGATGGAGATTGGACGACTTTCTGCCCAGCCGAAATCGACTGTGAACTTTGGGAAATGTACGGAGAAGAATTCGAAAGTAATTATGTTCGCCTTGAAGCAGAGGGTAAGGGTCGTAGAACCTTTAAAGCTCGTGTACTATGGCAAAAAATTCTAGAGTCTCAAATTGAAACAGGTACGCCATACATTCTTTTTAAGGATTCTGCAAATCGCAAATCAAACCAAAAGAACTTAGGCACAATTAAATCTTCTAACTTATGTACGGAGATTATTGAGTACACATCAAAGGATGAACAAGCTGTTTGTAACTTAGCCTCAATTCCAGTAAATCAATTTGTTGTCTTAGGTAAGAAAGCCGGTAAATTAAGAAAGCCTACTGCTGAATATAATTATAATGCTCTATACGAAGTTGCATATCAAACTACGCTTAACTTAAACAAGGTAATTGACGTCAATTTTTATCCAACTCCTGAGACCAAAAACTCTAATCTAAAACACCGTCCAATTGGAATAGGCGTTCAAGGTTTAGCAGATACGTTTGCTCTAATGGGATTAGAATTTGGAAATGAAGAGTCTAAAAAATTGAATGAGGAAATCCATGAAACCATTTATTATGCAGCAATGGACGCCTCAATTGACTTAGCTAAAAGAGATGGAGCGTATTCTTCTTATGAAGGTTCTCCATTAAGCACTGGCCAATTTCAATTCAATTTATGGGGATTTACTGATGAACAATTGTCAGGCCTCTGGGATTGGGCAGCCTTGCGTAAGAAGTTAATGAAACACGGTGCTAGAAATTCCCTATTGCTTGCTCCAATGCCAACCGCGTCAACTGCTCAAATCATGGGTAATAATGAAGCGTTTGAGGCATTTACCTCAAATATCGGAACTCGTAGAACTTTAGCTGGTGAATTCATAACCGTCAATAAACATCTAGTTAGAGACCTTGCTGAACTTGGCCTTTGGTCAGATTCAATGAGAAATCGAATCATCGTAGAAAAAGGATCAATTCAAAATATTCCTAATATCCCGGATGAGCTTAAACTAATTTATAAAACGGTTTGGGAAATATCTCAAAAGACGATCATTGATATGTCAGCTGACCGAGGTAAATTCATTTGTCAATCTCAGTCCCTTAACCTCTTTTTTAGAGATGTTAATACTGCCAAATTGACCTCAGCTCATTTCCATTCTTGGAAAAGAGGACTTAAGACCGGCATGTATTACTTAAGAACTGAAGCTGCTACTTCAGCAATTGCTGGACTGGGAGTAGATGCCTCTACTAAATCACAGCCTGTCATCCAGATTGCACAAGGAGAGGCTTTGCAGAACGCAAATGATATAGTCTGTTCTCTTGATAACACGGATGAATGCCTAGCTTGCGGGTCATAATCCAAACTTAATTTCAATCAAATGGGGGCCTTGTGTCCCCATTTTTGGTTTATAAATAATACTATCATGGAAATACTATCATTTGACAAATTTAAGTTATTATTGGAGGCTGACGAGGCAGCTCCACCAGCTCCGGAGCCGGCAGCTGAACCTACTCCACCTGCTGATCCATCCGCATCAGCTCCACCGCCACCTATGCCGGACCTAGGAGGATCTCCAATGCCCGACCCTTTAGCTGGTGCAACATTACCTCCTGATCCAAATGCTCCAGCTCCAACCGCTGGAACCTCAGTATTTAAAGTCGTATTTTTAGACTCTGAAAAACCATGGCACTCTAAGTATGCTGACGGCGGCGGAGTTAAGAGGTATAAAGAATACGAAATCACTCAAGGCGATCTAGATAAATGGATTACCGACTCTAAGTTAGAAGCAAATAAAGACGCTCTTTCTCAAGCTGTGAGCGGTAAAAAACCTATCGAGAAAACTCTATTTGATAAATTAAAAGCAGCAGCAACTTCAAATAAACTTGGTAAGGACCGTGGCGACGTTGATGTAGATTATGATACTAAGCAAATCCCATCAACCTCTAAACTTGACCTAATTTTCATAACAACCAAATGATAAAGCGTTTTAAAAACTTCATATATGAATCAAAGTTTGATTCTCTTTCACTTACTATTGCTCATGATCTATTTGCAATCGTGAAAAATACTGCAGGTACCAAACCTGGTAAAGCAGTTCATCGGGAACTAACTTATTCGGAGCCTCTAGAGTTTAGTCTAAATTTTATTGTTAAAAGAGTCGTTCAATTTAATCCAAGGAAATCTACTCATTTTAAAACTCTACCTTGGGAAGTTTTGAATTTTGAAGATAATGGCTTTGCGCTAGATGCAAATGCATACATTCCAAAAGTGTCAGATTACGAGGATCCTGAACTCGAATTAGTTCTCTACATTAGCCCAGATGCTGAACCTGTAAGTTATGAGACACTTAGCCATAAACTAGTTGAATACGTTAGGCACGAAATCGAACATCTACTTCAAACTGGACTCAACCGTCGAGTTGGCCACATAATTAAAACTCCAAATAAGGTTAGATCAAAGGCGGAAACTTCGTATAAGTACTTTTTATTAGCTGACGAAATTCCAGCAATGGTTGCTGGAATGCATGCAGCGGCAGTCAGAAAGAGAATTCCACTAGATCAAGAATTCGAAATTTATTTAAAGCCTTTTCTTAAGTCAGGTTTAATAAATGACGAAGAATTCAATAAGGTCATTAAAACCTGGATAAAATTTGCAAATCAGGTTTACCCAGATGCTAAATTTTCTAACAAAGTTTATTAATATTTAAAACCTGGTGAAATTTTACTATATAAGATACAAAAAATCTTTGAAATTATGACACCACAATGGTTAACTGAATTAAAAGAAGCAGTTTCTCAACTTGAAAATGAAACTGTGAAGTTCTACGAAAAGGGTAATAAATCTGCTGGAACTAGAACTCGTAAACTTTTGCAAGATATTAAAGCAGTTTGTCAAGCCGGCAGAACTCACGTTCAAGAAGCAAAGACTAACGAGCCAAACGCTTAATCTCTTAATAAAAAGTTCACATTAAAGGGCGAGTCTAAAAAACTCGCCCTTATTTTTTGAAACTACTTACGGTTTTTTAGTACAATTTTATAAATTAAAATCATTTTTGAACATGGAAGATCTATTCAATCTCAATCTCGATGATTTCTCAGGAAAATCATCATCCGCTGCTCGTAAAGTCGACGAGAACATGTACAATCCCGGTCCAGACCAAGGTCAGAACGGTATTTACAAATCGGTAATTCGTTTTATCCCATGGGTAACGGATCCGTCTAAAAGCCGCTATAAGAAGTACGCTGCTAAACTTACCAACCCTCTAACCAATGAGAAATTGTATGTGGACTGCCCTTCAACTACGGGAGCTTCATCAATTCTTTGGACTTTAGATCTAGAGTTGAAACGTTTGAAAACTGAGGAACCTCAAATCGTTGAGGAAATCCAAAAATACTTCAATCGTTATTACAACTACTACTCTTGCGTTTACATCAAGAAAGATCCTCAGTTCCCTAACTTAGAAGGTCAAATCAAAGTGTACTCATACGGTTACACAATTGATAACTTGATTCAACAAGAAATCAATCCAGAATCTGAATTAGTAACGACTCAAAAAATCAATCCATTCTCACTTACTCAAGGTAAGGATTTTGTATTGGTTATTAAGCGCAAAACTAAAGCATGGAGAGATTTCAGCTCAAGTAAATTCATGAACGAAGTTAGCCCATTGATCATTACTCATGGAGGAAAAGAAATTCCAGTTTCTACCGATCCTAAAGTAATGCAATTCACTAGCGAATACTTTAAAAAGAATTCGCCAGACATGAGCCAATACTTCTTAAAAGAATGGACTGACTCTGAGTATGAAAAGGTTGCAGACTACATTAAAGCAATCGTTCCTTACAAGCAAATCATTGATAACTTGGTTTCAAATACAAAGGACGAGAGAATGAAGAAGCACTTCACCAACTCAAAACCAGTAAATCGTTCTCAAGCTCCAATGGGAGAAGATATTGAATTTTCTCCAGCACCTGCTTCAAAATCAAGTGCAATGTCAATTGATCTTGATGACGATTTCACAAGTGAACCTGCTCCAGCTGCAAAAGCTTCGCCGGCTAAATCAGCTCCAGCTAAATCTGATGATCTAGACGATTTATTCGCAGACCTATAAAAATATCCAAATAACATGGAAAATAATAAAAACGATAATTCAGAAATCGCTAACCCAGTTGAAACTCCTCAAGCTGAGGCTCAGCAACCAATTGCAACTCTGCTATCTTCAATAAGTTACACTGACCAAGCAGATTACGAAAAATTCTTGGCAAATTTAACTCCTGAACATGCAGTATTGGTGTTAGTTTCATCAGCTAATCACTGTCAAGCAAAAGGTGTATTTAACTTGGATGAAGCCGAGTTAATCGCAAAGGCTATTAAAACGTTGAGCAAACCTCAACCTAATGTAGAACAATCTAAATAAAACTAACATGAATTTAATCATTGATGGAAATGCCTTTCTTAACGTAGCAGTTAGCATAGCCAAGAATATCTTAGCTAATGACAAACGAGTGGGCGAAAAGTATTACGTCTCTGATCTGTTGAATGACGATAAATTCATGCTTAAACAGGCAAGTAAGGATACTTTCAGGGCTTTTTCAGTAAACTACCTTGGAAGTATTCTTGCTCCGTTTAAGGAAAATATCAGTTCTGTATTTTTTGTATTCGACTCTAAAAGTTGGAGAAAGAAATACATCAAGGAACACTTTGAGGCTCACGGCGACGGAGATTTCTCTTACAAAGGACAACGTAAGTATGACGATAAAATTTATCTCTTTTTTGAATACTTCCAAACAGAAATCTTAAACACAATTTCTGAAGAATACGGAATTGTTGTTAACCGGGTTCCTGGAGCGGAAGGTGATGATTTAATTGCATACATTTGCGAAAATCTAAGAGAAGATATTTGTATTTGGTCAGTCGACAAGGATTTAACACAGTTGCTTGAAAGCAACAAGCGTAAAGTAATCCTAATAATGCCAAAGCAGATGACTAAGTACAAAAAGATCTACACTACTGAAGATTTTGGTCAGGTCCAAGAGGCTGAGATTGATCTATTCAATTTTAACATTGAATCAATCGATAATTCAGCAATAGTTAACATAATTAACGATTTGACCCAAAAAGATTATAAACATCTAACGGTTGATCCAACACTAGACATTCTAACTAAATGTTTAGGTGGAGATTCCTCAGATAATATTCCAAGAGTTCATCCAAAAATGACTCCAGCTAAGGTAACTAAGATCATTGATTACTTACGTGAATCGTATAACTGGAAAGAGATCACTCCTCTAATTGATTCAGGTGATCAAGGTTTCATTGATATTTTACGTGAAGTTACATGTGAAGTTCTAAAGATAAAGGAACCTGGTGAATGGCAGACGATCGAGAATAACCTTAATCGTAATAAGACACTAATTCGTTTAAGCACTGCAGTTTTTCCAACTGACGTATTAGAATCGATCAAGCAAAGCGTTGACTTAACAGTAAGACGTAAGTTTAATTATTACAAATTTAAAAAAAATTATAAGAACTAATGAGCATAGACGTTCAACAAGGATTTATTCCACTATTCGAAAGACTCTTAATTCTACCGGATAGCGTAGAAGTAAAAACTGAGACCGGCATTCTACTTTCAGTAGATGCACGCAAACGTCCCAATACTGGCAAAGTCGTTGGCCTAGGTCACCTAGTCGCAGACAACTCAAAATGTCCAGTTAAAGTTGGTGATAGAGTTCTTTACCAAAGATACTCAGGACTTGACGTAAAATGGGATAGTCAAAACTATCATCTAGTAATGGCAAACGATCTCTTAGCCATAATCAATAAGGATCAAGAAACACAATTTGAATTAAATGAGCAATCTTAAAAGTTTCACGCAATTCGTGAACGAAGAAAAATCAAACGACTTTAGGATCTTTTGTGATCTTGACGGAGTCCTAGTTGATTTTAATAGAGGATTCATTGAGCTTGCCAGTAATACTGAAAAACTTTCGCCAAAAGCCTATGAAAAGGCTCACGGTAAAGATTCGCTATGGCCGCTAATCGATGAATTGGGAGAATCCTTCTGGGAAAATCTACAATGGATGAAGGACGGTAGAGAACTATGGGATTATCTTAAGAGATATGATCCAATAATTCTGTCTTCTCCAAGTAAACACCCAGGCTGTTTTACCGGAAAGGCTAAATGGGTAAAGCTTCATTTAGGAATTGACCAAGATCCAGTAACAGACCCTCAAAATTTTACAAAGGACACCCGATTTATCTTAGCTAATCGCAAGCACGATTACGTTGAGCCTGCAAAAACTCTATTTAAAAAGAAACCTCTGTTAATCGATGATTTCAATAAAAAACTAGAAAAATGGACTAATGCTGGAGGAATTGGAGTTTTACATAACGATTCGACTGATACAATTCGAGTGGTTGAGGAAATTCTAGGCCCAGCTGAAGACTAAAGTTCTCGGACTTAAACCGAGTGGTGGAACGCTGACCAACCGGTCGGCCTAAATAAAAAAGGACTCGAATGAGTCCTTTTTTTATTAAGTAGTGTGTGTCTTTTAGAATGATGGAGTAAATCCAGTAGAGTTTGAAGCAAGTTGACCTCCAGCTCTTGTGATTGTGATACGGTTGATGAACTTGTGAATACCTCTTGGGAAATCAACGATAATATCAATGATACCAGCGTTATTTTCAAGAACTTCAGTTCCATTGTTTGAATCATCAAATACTACATCGAATGTTGAGATACCTCTAGCGTCTTGAACTGCAGTTAAGTAGTTCTTAACAAGAGTTTTAACTCTTAATCTAGTAGTAGTATCGTTGAAGTCGAATAGGAAGTTCAATAAGATTCTTTCAATATCTCTTTCAATCGTTACTAGAGCTTCTCTTACGTGAACGTTATTTAAAGCTGATTTAACTTTTTGGTATCCAGTGTTGTTTGAGAAAATCATAACACCGAAACCTCTACGTCTAACGATCAAGTTGAAACCTACTGGCTCCAAGAAGTCTCTATCGTCATTCGTTAAGTCATACTCAACTCCTGTAATTTCTGGTTCAGAGATAATACCTCTTTTTCCTGCTACGATTGAGAAAGTGTTTCCACTAGAATACTTCTTCATGTAAGTATTCGCAACGTAAGCAGCTGGCGGAATTGATTTATTTCTACCACCTTCAAAGATTACTAAGTTAGGCATGAAATACGCAGCATAAGATGCGATTGAAATACCATTTTTCTCTCCAGTTGCAAAATTGAACGTGTAAGATGGATTAGACGATAAGTTACCACCAGTCGAAATGTATTCAGCTGATACTAAATTGGTGTTAACATCAATGAAGCTTGGATCAATTGATTTCTCGTATTGTGCAAAAGATGGAGCATTTAGGATAGCTAGAGCTTTTCCGTGATTTGCTGCAAGTTGAGCAAGTTGTTGCTTAGAAGCGCTCCAAATTTGACCTTCATACGAATCAATAATGTAACGGTAATCTAGAGTTTCGTTATCGGCTAATGTAGAAGCAATGTTAGTATCATTGAACATATAGTCCAAGATAGTGTTTTGACGATCCGCTGTTCCGTTAGGATACAATCCGCTTTCATCAACTTGCATTGCTGGAACATAGAATCCTCTAAGATCAGTTACGTAGTTTTTAATTCCTTTGTAAACTGTAAGACCTGCGGTTCCGCCTAAAACAGCTGGAGTAATATCGATACCTGTGATATTTGAATCAGCTGCAGTATCAACAGTAACCGTGTATTTTAAAGTTTTAACCGGTAAGCTAGAAGGACCGTAGTTTACAGTAACTAGTTGACTGTAAACTGATTTAATTCTTAATGCACGATTACGAATTACTTGATCTCCGTTTGTGTCTTTAACGATTCCGGCTTTAACCCATTGTCCAACTTTAAAGAATGAATCCACTAGAGTTCTCTTTGTTGAATCGTAAGTATATCCAGTATTTGCAACTTCTTTCTTAGCAGTATTTCCATAAAGTGAAGGATTCAAAGTAAATACCACTTGATTAGGAGAAAAGAATCTGTAATTGTTAGCTCCGGTAGTGATGAAGTAGCTAGAATCAGTCAAATCGAAATCCGCTTTAAATTGAGTAACTGTAGTTGATTTGATATGTAGATAAGCTGGTGCTGGACTAGCGATACCGTCAGTTATGTACTTAACGTCAACTTGATTTTGGAATGCTGCATCTTGATAAGCGTAAAACTCGATGTACTTGATTTGACCTGTGCTTTGAGTTTTAACCAAACCGTCAGTCGATAAGTAAAGAGTAGTAGGCGTGCTAGATGGAGCAGCTAAGTAGTGTAGAGTGTCTCCGGTTTTAATAAATCCATTTGCCCATGCAGTATACAATTTACTTCCGATTGTTGCAACGATGTACTTATCGCCAGTCGGTAAATTAGATGGACCTGAAAGCTTTTGAATTGTGTAAGTTTCACCAGCCGCATAAGTTGAATTATAATCAACGCTGTCTAATGCGAAGTAGTACTCGTATCCAGCTGATTTTCTGTAGCTCAATACATCGATTAGAGCAACTGGATCAACTGTGCTGATTCCGTTATCTACTGTGTAAAGTTGCTTAGTGTTATCAGTTGTGTTAAGTTCATCAAACCCGTATCCAACTAGATCAATTCTTTGCTCTGCGATTGGCTCAGTTGAACTACCGCTATCGAATGTAGCATTAGTTAAGTCAATCATGTCAACTTTCTTGTAGTCAATTGCGCAAAATACTCCAGATTGACTAAACTTTCTATTAAATAATGCGTCGATTGAAGCAACTGCTCCAGTTAAATCTCTAAAATCAGGAATCATTGCTCCGATCGTACGATTTACTACTGAAACTTCTCTCAATGAAAGGAAATCATTCATCTTTGCAAGTTCAATACCTGATGGATTAAAGAACTGTGCGTAAATTGGATCTTTTGAAAGTCTGGCGTAATCAGTCCAATCTCCTTCAACTACTGCGATTTCAACGAAGTAATCTGCTACGTAATCGTCTGGGTGTAAGAATTCTGGAATTTCTACTTTATCTCCTAGCAGTTTGTAGTATTCCTTAACTTTAATGTCGTATCCAGTAGTATCAGCTACTCTAACCCATGCAGTAACAGCTTTCTTAGAAAGGTTAACTAAACTTAAAAGTTTATTAGCGTCTCTGTCCGCTGTTCCAGTTGCTGGGAATGAGTCACCTAACTGAATGTTTTTGTACTTGTTAACTGCATCAACATCAGCAAACCATAGTTTCTGAGTATTGTAGAAGTGTGAAAGGCTATCTTGATAAAGATTAGCCGCCCAAGTTGAATTATTTGATGCTGATTCAGTATTGAATGTTGTAAAGTATGCAACGTCCGTGTCTGCAACAGGTAAAAGATTCAAAGCGTAAACTGGGCCTTGTCTCAAAGCTACTTCTATAGTTCTGTGAAAGAAGCTTCCGTTCTTTTCTAGTTTAGAATCATTTTCTCCGTATACTGTAGTTAATGAACGTAAGTCATTAACTAGTACTACTGAGTTGATAGGTCCCTTTTTGCTAGTTCCTATTACGAGTCTTCCTGTCGATAGAGGCAAGCTGAGATTAGGGCTTTCGTCGATTTCGACCGTGTAGACACCGCTTGACTTGAATCGGTTCAGATTTAATTTTTCTGCCATCGCTTTTGCGTATTATTTTGAAGTTATTTATTTATCGCATTAAGTCCAAATTCATACTTTTTGAACTTGGGCTAGTCGCGTCTTTAGTTATTTATCAACCGCCAGCATAATAAACTTAAACTTTTTCCACTTTTGGGGTAAAAGATCTTGTAAAACTAACTAAATATGGCAAATACAGACAATTCCTGCGCAAAATTAGAAATTAATGACCTTTGGTCAAATCGTACAGAATCCAACACGGACACTCTTGGCGACATTATGAACTTACAAGCCGATACTCAAAAGAATGTTTACGGTTATGACTTCAAAAACATGACTCTACGTGACCTAATGACATTTTGGCACATGAATAATCATGCAATGATTGATGAGATTCACGAAGCAACCGATGCACTAGGCGGAATCAAGGACGGGGACGGCAATGCCATCTGGAAAAGATGGAAAAAAGCCCATGAAGGATACTCAGATAAGAAATTCTCAGATTTATCAGAGGAAGACCAACTAGAGTGCAAATTTGAGGTGATTGACATGCTACACTTCTTTATGAATTACGCAATTTCGATAGGAATGACTCCTCAGGAGATGTACAATATGTACATGTCTAAAAACGAAGAGAACCGAGCACGTCAACAGAATGGTTATTAATTGGTAAAATAATAAAATATGATTGTAAGTACTGAATTTCACACGGAAGACTCAACGCTAGTCATTTCGTATTATAAGCCAGATGGAACAATTGGATTTATGAAAAAACCAATTCTACCTCATGACCTTTATAACTGGAACCTAACTCCAACTCCGACCGAGCACCGTAACTGGGATGGAAAATTTCTAAAAAAGGTTCAAGGTAAATGGTTGAGTCGTTTTAGACTTGAAGAATTGACCCAAATTCGATTAGATCAAACTGAGTTAGATTCAATTTATTCAGATGATAGTCCAAAAAAATACTATCTGGATATTGAGATTCAGTTATTATCAACCGACTTTCCGGATCCAAACAAAGCAGCAATGCCAGTTAATTTAATAACGTTTGTGAATGAGGATAATATTTGTTTTGTAATGTCAACCATGAAGAACTTAGAGAATCCAGTAATTTCTCAAATGCAAGATGAGGTTAACGATTACTTTAAGGCACACGGCCAAGACTTTACTCTTAAGTATCTGTTTTTTGAGACAGAGGAAGAGATGATGACAACCTTTTTCCACAAAGTGCTTCCTAAAATTCCATTCTTAACCGGTTGGAATGTAATTGGATTTGACTGGTTATACTTAATCAATCGTTGTAAGAATTTAGGAATTGAGCCAATGGCAAAAATGCCATCTAAAACATTGATCGGTAAGGCTAAAATGCCAGTTCACATGGGACTTCTGGATTACATGGAAGTTTTCATGAACACAAAGCCGTATAAGGTCGTTGAGAATTATAAGTTAGACTACATCGCTAATCTTGTGCTTGGAACCACTAAATTACATAGTGAGTATGCGACCATGCTAGAAGCTCAGCAGGACGTTGAGAACTTCATCAAGTATAACATCATCGATACGATTCTTATCAAGCTAATAGAGGACAAGCTTGGTCTACTTGATGTAGCCTTTGCCATCTCTAAATTTGCGAGAGTCGATGTTTCTAAAGTATTTTCAGCAGTATTCATTACTGAAACCTTAATGTGTAGAGAATTCTTAGAACGCGGTTTATACATGGCAAACGATCGAAGAGATCTTGAAGAGGACGCAACTTACGATGGTGCATACGTTGCAAAACCTGAACCTGGATACTATAAGTACGTATCATGTTTTGACTTTGCCTCAATGTATCCAAACATTCAAATTCAGTTTAATATCTCGCCAGACGCGTACTTAGGCAAAAACAAACCTGATCAAGAACCTACTGAAGGCCAGATCCTAACTAAAAACAATACTCTATTTACTAAAAAGTTTGATTCAGCAGCTCGCACAATCTTAACTCGTTTGTATAACGGTCGTGTGGACACGAAGAATGAAATGAAAAAATTAGAAGAGCAACTAAATGCTAAATAATTTCAAAAAAATATTACATAAAATTATGAATGGATACGATATAGAAACACTGATCGCTGTAAAATCAAGTTTTCAAGCTAATAAATTTCAGTGGATAAAAACAAATGACCCAAACAAAATGGGTAAAATAGTTGAAGTTAGAGACGTTGTTCCTGGTCGAAATGGTAGATTTCTTGCAATGTTGTCAGATGGCTCTCAACTTGATACTGATCTAGTTTCATCTAACTTAATGATGATAACTGACGGACAGGACCCACTATCGTTTGATGAAATTCGATCAATCAATTACATTCCTTCTCTTTCTGAAGAGGTACAGGTTTCAAGCGATATTCCTGCCGAATTTGCAACAGAAATCAAGACACAGGCAATTCAGTCAGCTCCAACGGCCTTTCAACCTGCTCAACTTGCACCAGAACCAGCGAAAATTCAAGCAAGCGTCGATCCAGGCGATCTATTTGGAATGTTTTCACTAGAGGATACTGACTTAAATCTGTCAGTCAGAGTTAAGCTACCTAGTAAAACTCTACTAAAGATGATGTATCAGAATTCAAAGAACAAGGAAGAGTTTTTGACAAAACTATCAAACTATATAAATAATAACGTAACGGTTGATGCTATTAAGAAAACCATGAAAAAGGCATTAGCTGGTGACACTAAAAAGAAGACAACTCCAAATGAATAAGCCCCTAATCTCAAAAGAAACTAGCAAATTCGGTAGATTTAACGTGTTGACCTTAACTAAGGACCAGCATTCAAATCAGTATTTAGCTGATGATCTTGAGTACATTTGCTTAATTCCATTTGAAAAATCTTCAGAGAACTCAATCAAATCAATTTACGTACTAGATTATCTTAATCCAGTATCGGATTCTCAAACCGAATCTTTGATCATCGATACTGTCAACCCTGACCTTGATAAAACTCCATACGATAGCGTTTGTCGTGCTCTAGTTGAAGAAGCCGGTTTAAATATTGACGAATTGGGACTTACTGAAAATAGTATTTACTATTTGGGAGACATTCAAACAAGTTCACCAATGTCATGTAAGATGCACTGTTACGGAGTTGATACTACAAGCAACTCCATTCTTGAATTCACAAGAAATTTATCAAAGGACCATTTCACAAAGGACAGCTCATCAATCAAAAAGGTAGGCTTTCACCAAGTAGTAAATGGCGATTTTCCGGACTCTACTATTTTAGCAGGGTCATTTTTATTAGTTTCATATTTCAACTAAATCCAATTCAGTATCCTTTGTAAAAGATACTAAAGATTAATTTTTATACACATGGCAAAATCAACAATGGACGCATTCGCCAAGTTTAACGACTTGCTCGAAAAGAAAGTCAAATCTAAAATTGAGATCCGCGGATTCTCAGACATCGAAGAGTATATTCCAACCGGAAACTACTTATTAAACGCTCAAATGTCGGGCTCGGTATTTGGAGGTTATCCCAACACTCGAAGCATCGGTATTGCCGGAGATTCTGGAGCAGGTAAAACATTCCTTTGCCTAAACGCAGTTCGTGAGCTTCAAAAGAAAGACTATATGGTAATCTACATTGATACCGAAGGCGCAATCGATTCTAGCGATTACCTAAAGTTCGGAGTAGACTTATCCAAACTAAAGTATCTTCGTATGGGTATGATCAGTGAAGTTAAGTTTTTCGTGAACGACCTGATTGAAACAATCAAAGAAAATCCAGGTCTTAAGATTGCACTATTTGTAGATTCAGTCGGAATGCTAGACACTGATAAGAGCAAACGTGATATGGATGCAGGTAAGAACGCTGCAGATATGGGTCTCCGTGCAAAAGAGATGAGATCCTTATTCAAGTCATTGACTCTAGATCTTTCGAATTACAAGATTCCATTCATCTTTACAAATCACACCTATGCCTCAATGGATCAATACACTCCAAAGGGTATGTCAGGCGGCGGTGGTCCAGAATTCTCTGCATCAATTATCTTAATGTTGAGTAAAGGGACACTAAGAGATGAAGCTAAAACAACTACCGGAATTATTGTTCGTTCTAAAACCAAAAAGAATCGTTTGGCTAGACCAATTGATATTGAGTTTCATATCTCTTTCCATAAGGGTATGAATCCATTCGTTGGACTAGAGCAATACGTTAGTTGGGAAAATTGTGGAGTCGGTAGAGGTAATAAGCTAACTGAGAAAGAATTCTCTAAGCTTAAACCTGATGAATCTGAACTATGCTCTAAATTTGAAGTTGATGGTGAGACCTTCTACTTCTTACCTAAAAAATTAGGTAAAACCTACATCATTAGACATAACGGTGATGCTGTTCCAGTTAAGGAATTTTTCTCAGCAAGACTTTTCACTAACGAGGTGTTAACTGAATTAGATGAAAAGATCATCAAACCAACCTTTAAGTTTCCAGAAACTCAGGATGGAATTGATAATATGGAAACCGAAGAATTAGAAGACTTAACTGAAAATGACAATGACCTTTAATCTGAGCTCATTAGCTCCTCTTAAATATTCCCTTGAAGCTCACATTGCCCTGCCGAACTATCCAACTCGGCAGGACTTTGTGTTCGATATCGCTTCATATCTAATTAGAGTTTCCGAAAGTAAGTCCAGAAAATTGGACCCAGAGGATCTAAAGTTTTCAACAAAAACTCTAAAGTACGTTTTCAATGACAAGATGAACGATGATGAATTTCGTGATAGGATAAAACTTATTATGAAAGACATGATAGAAGATGGTAGTTTAGTAAAGGCTGGAGAAAATCTAGTAATTTCTCAAACTGAATTTTTAAAAATTTATACAATTTCGAATAACTAAAAAAATATGACGATAGACTTTAAAGAGAACATTGAGCTTCTCGAAAAAATAATCTTTAACTTTGTTTTGACTGATGACGATGGTGATGTCGTGATAAAGCCAAAGAACTATGATTCAATGGACAAACGCGAAATCCTTCCGCTAGTTAAGGCTCATTATTTTAATGATGATACGTTACAGAGAGTCTATCGAGTTGCAAAAAAATTCTTTGTTGAATATTCAAATCTTCCAACTCGAAATGAACTTCGCGAGCTTTGTAATCTTTCAAACTTAGATATTCCAGAAGCAAAGTTTAATGCTCTGTTTGCAGTTGATCTTTCTAGTTATAATTACGACTTTCTATTCAAATACACAAAGGCTTTCATATTTTATAAGAATCTAAATGCGTCAGTAATTGACGTACTTTCTTATTTGAAAACAACTGAAATTAACCCAGAAAACGTTGAACTAATAACCAATGAAGTTAGGGAAAAATTCAATGAGAAATTAAACGTATCATTCACGAATGCCGAGTCCGGCCTAGATTTCTTTAACCCAGTAGATCACGTTCAATTATCAAAGATCGGTAACCCCACTGGATTTAAGTTTTTTGATAAGACGCTGGGTGGAGGTTGGAACCCAAAAACGCTAGTAGTTTTTCAAGGTCGACCTAAGGTTGGTAAATCCATGGTACTTTCAAATATTGCAGGTAGAGCATTCGTTTCTGGTTGTAATGTTGGAATCGCAACCCTTGAATTATCTGACCGAAAGTACATGAAACGCTTAGGCTCTATGATCTTAGACATTCCATTTAAGGATTACGACTCAATGTTGGATAATACTCAAACCGCTGAGGTTGCGAGTAAAATGGTTAATTTAAAGAAGACTGTTCCGACTCTTGGAGAATTGATTGTAAAAGAATTTCCTACTGGAACCGCGTCAGCTATTGATGTTGAAAACTACTTTCTAAAAGTTCAACAAAATACTGGAAAGAAATTCACAGTAATCGTTGTTGACTACATCAACTTGATGAGACCTATGAGAGAACAGGGAAATGTTTACGAAAAGATCAAAGTTATTTCAGAGGAATTACGAGCAGTTGCAATCCGAAACGAATGGTGTATTATTACTGCAACTCAAATCAAAAGAGATGCAGTAGACGATCAAGACTTAAGCATGTCAGACATCGCCGAATCTTTCGGTTTAGTGCATACGGTAGATTCTCTATTTGGTTTAATTAGAGGCCCAATGGAAAAACGTATGAAGATCAAGTTAATTGCGAATCGAGATGGAGGATACACTGAAAGTTTTAAAATGTACAGAATGAGTTATGAATTCGCAAAATTGACCGAAGAAACCGATCCAGCTTCTGAATTCTATTCGGACGATGATGATACTCAGTCTCTTGAAAATCAAATGCGAACTCAATACAATACAGTCCATACAACGACTTTACCTCCAAACCTAATTACAATGGAAGAGGCAATGAGTCGACCTGCACCTCAATACAAATCTCCAAGCGATTATGATGATTTGCTAAATTCAATTTAAAAAAACACAAATAATGTGATACCTAGACAACACGAAGACAGCTTAGATGATGACGATTTTAAGTCGTTAAATTATCATGAAGATGAAGACTTCTTATTTGAAAGAGATGATGAATTATCAGATGATCATTTGTTAACTGACGAGTACGATGACGATGAACTTGAAAGACGTAAGTCAGCCTATGCTGATCTAAAGAAAAACGACAAGATATTCAACAACACCTATAATCTTGGACTAGACACGTCGGATGATGAAGAAGAAGGTGCTCCAAGAGCCAGCACTTCTGAGATAAAGCTAGATAGCGGATCTCCTGACTACCACATGTACGATCCAGAAAAGTTCTCAGAGAGCCTCGACCTTAAGATCGTTCAGCGAGACATATATGAATTCATCAAAACCAATCCAAGGGTGAAGGACGTCCTCGGAAATGAACCAGACAAAAAGAAATTCACTAAACCTGAAATCAACGAACTGTTTGAAATTCTAAATTTAGGGTTGGCGAATGGAGCAACTGGAAACGTCTTTATAAATCCAATCCATGTGCTTGATTCAATCTCTTCATTAATAAACATGGAGTACAAAAAGATATTTGACCAGTTAACTTATGACAATAAGGAGATTTTATTGGTAGAATTAAACAATAAGTACGGATTCTTAGACAATACCGGCAAGAACTATAAAATATTCTAAATGAAACTCACAAATATTCGAAAAATAACGTTAGTTGGAGATCTTCATCTTGGTATAAAAAATAATTCAGTAGAATGGCTTCAAATACAAAAGGACTTTCTACTGGACTTTTTATTAACAAAGGTTGATGAAGATTTTGACGAAGACCGAGACATCCTCTTTTTAGAAGGGGACATTTTCCATTCTAGAGAATCAATTAATGTTAGAATTCATGATGAGGCATTAACCATATTCAAGGCATTGTCTCAAAAGTTTAAGCGTGGAATCTACATTATCATTGGAAACCATGATGTGTATTACAAAGATAGAAATGCCGTGCACTCGCTTAAGGCAATATCTCATATCGCTGACAACATTCACGTTTTTGAAAATCCTGAAATTCTAACAATTAACGGAACTCACAACTTCTTAATGTTACCTTGGGTTGAGGACGTTCGTCGAATAAACCAAATCATAACTGACCACCAAGATCTTTGTGAGTACATTGTTTGTCATGCGGACATTAAGGGACTTCGTTTCAATAAATGGACAAAGGTCGAACATGGAATTGAAGTGGATATGTTAGGCTCTTACAAAAGAGTCTATGCTGGACATATTCATCATCGTCAAGAATTTAAAAACGTACTCTACACCGGAACTCCATATCAAATGGATCGCGGCGATCGGGATAATGTTAAAGGATTTTACGAATTGACCCTTACTAAGGACTCAGTTTCTGAGAGATTCATTGAGAATACGCAATCTCCGGTTTACAAGAAGTTCGATATTTACGAATTGCTAGAGATGCCAGTAGAACAAGTAGTCTCAAGTCTAAATAATGCTTTCGTTGATGTAATGATAAGCGTTAATTTCGTAAATAAATTTCCAGTTACTAGATTCATTGAAGCTGTCTCTAAGTCAACTCACCGAAAGATTGAATTCTTTACCTATGTTGACCAAGTTAAAGAAGACTCAACTGTCTCAGATTTTAATCCTGAAGATCAATTCAATGTAATCGATATTTTCAAGAGCTTTATTAAATCAAAGGAATATTCTCAAACCTTTAAGACTGATCTTGCCCGAAAGTTCGTTGAGATTCATAACTTAGTAAAACAGGATGGATCACATGAATAAAGCTCCAAAGATATTAAATACCCTTTACATAAAGCCAATCAATGATAAGGAGTTTGGAGTATTTACTAATGCTCCTCTATACAGAGATTCAATCGTTGAATTTTGTGCTTGGCTGCCAGTAAGCCAAAAGATTCAAATCCTAATTGACAAGAATGACCCTAGTCTGAGTCAAAAACTATTCATTAATCCAGACGGAATTGAAAAGGAGAGGCAATTCGCAGCTAAGATTGCTGAGCTTGATTTACAGGAAAGACTAGATCGCGGTTTAATAACTCCTGAACAATTTAAAGCGATTCTAATTGAGGTTGCCAATCCAACTAAATTATTGAGTGTGGCTTCACATGCAATACTGTTAGGATTCGGATCTCTTTATCGTCGAAGTGAAATGCCTAATATTACTTGGGAATACGATAGTGATTCTAAGTTGTATAAGTTTTATACAACCCAAGACGTTGCTGCAAACCGCGAACTTACATACTTTTAATCATGAAGATACACGAATTTTCTTTTAGAAACATCTGCTCATACGGCAATAAATTACAAACATTCAAGTTCACAGATGAACCTCGACTGATCCTAGTTCAGGGTAAAAACGGTAGTGGCAAATCTTCAATCTCGGATGCTTTAACCGTGTCAATATACGGTAAATCTGCAATTCGCAAGACAAAGGAAATCCCTAATCGAATCAATAAGAACGCCTATACTCAGATTAAATTCGTTACCGGAAACGGCCAACTTATTGATATTGAAAGAGGAATCGAACCTAACTTTTCAAAGCTTTCAATTGATGGAGTTGAATATAATTTGCCAGATAAACGAAGAGTCGATGAATTCATTGAAGACGAATTGACCAAGATACCCTTTAACGTTTTCTCAAATACCATTAGCTTGTCAGTTAATGATTTTAAGAGCTTCGTTAAACTTAGCCCAGCCGATAAACGTCAAATCATCGATAAGATATTTGGTCTAGACATAGTTAACGATATGGCTAAGGTTGCAAAGGAAGAATCCAAAAAGATTAAGGGTGATATTCTACCTCTTGAATCAGCAATTTCGAGCAATCAAAGATTATTAGAATCTTCAATCTCTCAACTTGAAGCCTTACAGTCTGAAATAAAAACGAGTAATGATGCAAAAATTGCAGAATTAAACGCGGCGCTTGAACAGTTAGCGACTGATAAAAAAGCAGCTCACACAGAAGCTAGTAGTTTTTCAGGTAAAATTTCTGAAATTAGACAAAGTATTAGAGCTGAACAGGAGAAACTAAGCACAGTTAGAGTTAACATTTCTGAAATTCAAAAGAAACTGGACATTTACAATAAGAATAAGTGTCCGCATTGTCTTTCTGATTTAACTGATGAGGTTCATTCTCAAATCAAAGATAAGCTTGTTGCAAAAAAGACTGAACAAGAATCAGCGTTTCCTGCAATTTCAGAAAGAATTAAAGTTCATGAGAAAGACTTATCTGCTGTAGAAACAGAATCTAGTGAAGCAAAGGGCAAGTACTATCAAATTGAGGCTCAAATAACTGCAGTTAAGCGTGAAATATCTGATCTAAGCCGACAGGGTAACCAGGCATCAGATAAACATTTAACTGAGGTCATTAACAATATCAAGTCAGAGATCCAGACCTCTAGCTCTAGTCTATCTGAAAGACAGGAAAAGTTAAAAGTTTCCCAAGAGATGGAAATGATCTTATCTGATAACGGCATGAAGAAGATGCTAATGAGCCAAATCATTCCATTATTGAATAAAAAGATACTAAAGACTGCTAAAGTCTTAGAGTTTAAATTCGCATTCGAGTTTGATCTAGAGTTCAATCCAATAATAACTCATTTGGGCATGCAAGTTTCGCCAGATTCATTATCGGCTGGTGAGCAAAAGAAAATGAATCTAATCGTTTTACTGTGCATACTAGAATTAATTAAATTAAAGCACAATAAGGTGAATCTTCTCTTCTTGGACGAGGTGTTCTCTTCACTAGACGTTGATTCAATCTTTAGAGTAGTTGACCTTTTGAAAACTTTTGCCAAAAAGTACAACATGACAGTTTTCGTGATCTCCCATGATCCTTTACCTGAAGAGTATTTTGATACCAAGATCCAGGTTGAAAATACTGATCATTTTTCTGACCTAAAAATCGTTTAGGCTAACCTTTTTTCATTTTCTTAGTATTATATTTGAATAGTATTATTTCCGAATTATGATTACATTTACAGGGCTCACTTTTGCACAAGCATATAAGCATTCAATAGAGTATCTATTGGCTAATGGCATGGTTAACAATGCTAGGGGCACAACAAGTAAAGAATTGCTTGATGTTGCAATAGTGGTTGAGGATCCGACTCAGTGTCTATATGATAATGAAGTTAGAGGTTCTCAGCAAAAATATATTGCTGCCGAATTTTTATGGTACTATGCTGGTCGAAATGATGTTGCTTTCATTTCAAAATGGGCAAAGTTCTGGGAAACCATTCAAAACCCAGACGGCACTGCGAATTCAGCATACGGAAACCTGATCTTTAATGAGAAGAACCAATACGGCCTTACTCAATATCAATGGGCAATTCAAAGTTTAATGAATGATTCTAGCACAAGACAAGCAATTCTTCATTTTAATAAACCTTCTCATCAATATTTGACCAATAAGGATTTCGTATGTACAATGTACGCAAATCTACATATTCGCCAAAATAAGTTATACATGAGCGTCTACATGAGAAGTAATGATGCAATTTGGGGTACTTCGACCGATGTTGCCTTCTTTTGTTCGTTACAAATGCAGATTCATGCTCATCTAAAGGAAATTTATCCAGATCTTGAACTTGGGACCTACACTCATGTTGCAAATTCATATCACGTTTACGATAGGCATTACGATCTAGCGCAAAGAATGATTAATTCAGACTTTATCCCGGTCAAATTACCTTCAATTACGACTGATTTGATAGACATAGACGGTTCGTCAAGTCAAGATTTTAATATTGTATTTGCAGCATCTACTGGCCAGACTGATGAACTTGTGTTATTTCAACAAGATAACGATCTTTTGAAATGGATTTTTGAAAAATTAAAAGAGGATAAGAATGTCATTTAATTCAGTTAGCACACAGCGTCAACACCTAATAGATGTTACCTACATCAAGATGGCCCAAACTTGGTCAGGTCTTTCTCATGCGATCCGTAAAAAAGTTGGAGCCCTAATCGTAAAGAACAATACAATCATTGCTGATGGGTATAATGGCACTCCTTCCGGTTTTGAAAATGAATGTGAGATTGCAATAAGCCATGAGGATGGTTCATTCAAGGAATATCAAACTAAATGGTACGTTTTACATGCAGAATCTAATGCACTTGCAAAGGTTGCCAAATCAACACAAAGTAGCGACGGGGCTACTCTTTATATTACCTACTCTCCATGCACAGATTGCAGCAAATTAATTTTACAGGCAGGAATCAAGCGAGTTGTGTATTTAGAAGAATACCGAGATATCGCCGGCCTTGACTTCTTAAGAAGAGCTGGCGTTGAAGTTAAAAAAATCGACCCAGAAACACTATGATCGATTCATTAGAAAGAAAGCTTGAAATCGTTTTCGTAAGAGATCAAAAACAATTCATTCAAGCTTTTAATAAAAAGCAGAAGTGCGATTATTTACTAAATGTGAATAAAATAATAAAGGAAAAGTTCGATCACGAAATTCTTGTGCCGAACAAAATCCAAGCGTTCCTAATAAATTATGAAATTAAGAAATTAATTGACAAAGCGATTAATGTTAGGAATCGTAAATACAATCGAATAATCTACGTTAATGCTGGTCTCAGCGTTAGTAACATCAATAATACTGTCAAGTTTCTGAATACTGCATACGGAACAATTGAATTCGTTCCTAGCTTAATAGACGGAGATTTTGAAATTGGCGAACTTACTGGAGTAGAGACAATAAAAAAGGGGCATTAAGCCCCTTTTAAGTTTTATTAGATAAAGTTTTCGAAGTTCTTTTCGCTTTCATTATAAAATCCGTAAAATCGATACTCGGTTCCGTCAAATATACAGATGCCTGGACTATTAATGGAAAAATCTATTCCTATATTCATTTATTTCTGGTTAAGAAGTCCTATTTAAAATTTCAAATACTTTGCGTTGTTCATCTAGATATACATAGTTGCCTCGTTTAAGGCTGACTCATTAGTTTGTAATATTGATTTCAGAATTGATATAAATTCATTTTTTCCGAAAGTTTTGTATCGTAATGGTTTAAATATCTCATCTGAATCATATCCCAATACAAAATAAGTTGGACCATCTCCTTCATCTGTAATTGCGTCAAACGATAAATTAACCTTTCTGTCCTTTAAATCTATCTGAGACTTGTAACCTATGGTCCACTTTCTGCCATTTCTTTGCATTGCATGTTTTCCATCCATAGTTAATGCATTACCATTATGTGGTAAGTAAGTTATGTCATTTCCAGAATCTAAGATTGCTTTAGAAATACTTCCAACAAATCGGTTATTAAGTTTTTTACCACCTAGTCTTGTCATTTTTTCAATAAAAGAAAGGGGGGCCTCTGTAGTATTATATAATTCTTCAATCTCTTCAGGAGTTGCTCCTAATTCAATCGCTTTGTTTCCAAGATCTGAGAATTGGGACTGTCTGTAAGGCGATGTTCTGCTAGAACTATCGTATTTGAGAGGTGCTCCTGCGAGTTTTAGACCAGCAATAAATCTAGATATAGCTTTTTCCTTATCTTTAATAAGCTTAGCCGCTTTTTCTCCTTCATCGTTTTTCATAACAAGATCTAACATACGATCCCAGTCCTTTGTCTCTACTCGAGCAGCTTCGTTTACCGAGTTTATAAATTCTTCAAATAGTTTAAGTTTAAATTTCATAATTTTAAATTTTTTTCAGGAGTAAGTTCTTCTACTGAATAAATATCTCCTCCTGAACTAAGTTTCATCTTATTCCAGATATCGGTTTCAATTTTCATCAAACGGTTTAAAGTTACTTTACCCGAGGCTTCATTTACAAATTGAGTAAACTTCTTTATGATTTAGATTTCTCAACCTTTCCTGAATAGATCAATGCATCTTCTGGTTTGTTTTGGTCATTAACCGCGACAATATCAAAATCTCCATCCTTATCCGCTTTTGGTGAAATTGCAATGATTGCACCAGCTTTAATGCTAGGATTAGTTGATTTACTCACATTGAACGAAATCATTTCCTTGGTCGTGAATTCGCTATCGCTAGTTCCTTCAACTCCAAAAGATTTTCCGTCCGCTGTGATGTTGAGAGTATACGAACCGGGTTTCGCAGCAGTAGTCGGCTCCTCCTGCTTTGGAGCAGTTGCCAGGTCTTCCTCAGCTAACCATTGTTCAAATAACTTGATCATTCTCTAATTATGCGTTTTCGTCTTGGTCTTCGTCGTCTCCGATAGCGTTATCGTCGTCGTCTTGGTTTTCGTCTTCATCACTTTCTTCTGTGCAAAGTTTCTTAACTGCTGCACATACTAGATCGCAAATGTCTTCTTTTGTCATTTCCATCTTTTCAGCGATATCTTCAATGATGTCTTTAAGATCATCTCCGAACTCTTCCATTAAAGTGGCTAATTGTTCTTCGTCGATTACTGGCTCGTCAGACGGCATATCGTCATCGTTTGCTGGCATATCGTCGTTTGCTGGCATTTCTTCTTCTGCCTCAGCGAACATGTTAAAATCTTCGTTAACGAATTGTTCAAAGCGAAGGATTTTTCCTTCTTCAACAGCGTCAACTGTTGCAATTGTTGGTTTTGCGTACATTGGGTTAAATGGTTTTTTCTTTGCCGTTCTTGAAATAAGGTCACGAGTTACCGCCTTCCATGTTGGGTCATAATTGTGGTTGAATTTTCCACCTTCAAAATCGGCATTTCTGTCAATCACTCGTTGATAGCCTTTCAGTGTTTCTCTTTTTGATGTATCAAAGTCTTTCTTTGATTTTGGACCTCCGAAACTAGGTTTCTTGGGATTCATGTAATCATCCATCGAAGGATTACGTCTGTCTTTAGCGTTGAACATGTCCATACTTTTATAGATGCTTATTTTTACTGTCCAATTCTTGATTCAGTGTAAGAATCCGTAGTGAACTGTGCTGTTAACTTATAGATACCTTCACTTGTGTAATCAAGTGCAGTTTCAGTCATTTTGTTTGGTCCAATGAACACTGGAGAGAACATGAAATCTCTAAAGATTAAACCTGCTCTGTTAAACTGAGTTACTTGGATGCTTGCATCCGCATAGTCAGTTTTTAGTCCTTGACGACCAGTTAATGGATTATAGATCAAATCCGCCCATGCTCTTAACGCATTGTAGATGTACATGTCGTTACTATTGTTCAAGTTAACCTCGAAATCAATTGTGAACTGATGATACGTTTGCGCTGGTTTTGCTGGTGCGTATGTTCTTTGTGAGAATTTATAGTTTTGAATAACTACGGCTGATCCTGAACCTGCGTATTCTGGTAAACTAGTTACTTTTAATACGTGTTCAAGCATTAAGTTATTACCGAAACCGATTTTTCCAGACACTGCAGGCGGCGGGGTAATGATAACCTCGAACTGGTTAAGGTAAATAGGTTCGTACTTACCGGGACCTGCTGTTGAATTTTTAAAATGTGGTAGACCTGCCATCTTATGTCTTTATTTTTTAGTTATTTATTCTGATCCCGATCCACTTGTTTATCAGAAGACTTTTCTTTTTGATCAGGTTCTCTAGCGCTTAGTTCTTTCTGTATTTGCTTTTGGATTGACTTGATTTCAGAAGTAGACTTATTACCTAGAGTTATGTTAGTTGCTTTGATAACGTCCGCTAAATCAAGTTCAGGCTTTTCTTTTGAGTATACTGAATTAATTTCAGGAGTAAAGCTTAATTCAATTGAAGGAAGTATTTGAGCAAGTAAATTTCCACCAAATCTAAATTCTTTTTCATTAAATTCGTCAAATGACATTTTGAATTTACTACCGAACGCTCCAGCCATTGTAATTTCTGCCCAGATTTTAGGCTTATTATCAATTTGTTCGCCAGCTGCTTGCTTGGTTAAGTTATTCGATACTTTGTACAGAAACTTAACTCCTCCCGAATAGGCACCTCGTTCTTGCTGACCTTCAATGAATCTCAACTTATCTCCACGAACCACTACAGTATAGGCATATTCGCCAGATGCAGTAGATTTAGGTTCTTCCTCGGTCACCTCAGATTTCACTTCAGGTTCATCATTCTCCTTGAGCTTATTGTCTATCACAGCAGGCGGTTGAGGTTGATCGTACTTAACCAAGGCACCTCCAGGAGAGCCTTGACCTAACTGTTTAGGATCAGCCGGCCCAGTAGGAAGAGCTTTTTGAGTAGGCTCGCTCGGTTCTTCGCCTGAACCCAATGCCTTTTGAGCAGCTGGTCCGGCAGGAAGAGCTTTTTGAGTTGAGTCGTCTTCGTCCTCTTCTTCTCCGGAGCCCAATGCTTTTGGAGGATTAGGGCCTGGAGGTAATGCTGCCTCGTTCTTAGACGATTTTTCCTTTTTTGTGTCCTTATTCTCTGCCGCTATTCGTGCATCAATGATCTTATCAATTTCAACGATTAGCTCATTTAGGAGAGACCCAGATGTGTACTTCACGTATTGTGGAGCACCGTATGCTGAACTGTACTTTAAGTCAGGATACACGTCAGTTTCATGAATTTCAATCGATTGCTTGTTCTGATCCCATTGTGGCTGTTGCCCTTTTCCAGGATTCTTCCAAGTGATTGCGAAACTGATTATTGATTCTGCTATTACGCCTTGTTCTGCCAATTGTTATCCAAGTTCTTTTTCTCCCTGGAACTCTTTTCCACGGTTAGATTTCTTTCGAGTTGGGTCAACTGGTTTGTAGTTAGCCCAAATTTCATTGTAGATTCTGCAAGAAGCCCCCATGAAATTAACGATTCCAACGTACTTCTTACGGTCTTCACCCTTCATTTTAGAGATTTTCTTTCCAATGCTTCGTGCATCGTCCAAGTCCAATTCCTCATCATTCGTCTTACCGACTAGATCTTTAAGAGAATTTTCCTGAACTACATAAGCTTGAAAGGATTGAACCTTATGCTTGTTTTGATCTTTCATTTCAGGATCGCTTTTTTATTACTTAGGCATTTTAGCCATGCTAGGCTCAACTTTCTTGTTGATAGCCTTTCCTTTGATAACTAATTTAGCCATCTTAGGTTCAACTTCTTTCTTAATTGCACTACCTTTAGTAGTAGGTAACTTAGAAGTCTTTTCGTCAACTGTTTTGTTGATTGATTTACCTTTACGTTTAGGCAGACCAGCCATTTCAGGTTTAACTGATTTGCTGATTGCTCTACCATTTCCTTTAGGAAGATCTGAAGTTTTAGTGTCTACTGACTTGTTAGACTTAGAACCTTTACCTGTAGGCAGGTCAGCCATTTGTTGATCAATTGACTTCTTTTCAAGAAGGAATTCGCCGTAGCTTAGAACTGATTTGCTCATTGTGTTTTATTATTTTATTGTGTCTTTAGGAATATTATTTATTTGAGCTCGAATCATAAAAACAAAAAAAGGCTCTCCAATGGAGAGCCTTTTATTATTGTCCTATTTCGTTGTTACGATTAGTAAGAAGCAGAAGGACGAGTTGAACCAGTCAATACTCCTAGGCCAGTTACTTCCATAGTGATGTATTGAGTTTCAGGATGCCATCCAGCCTCAGTGATTGCATAACGAGACTTCATACCAATCTTAGGAGAGAAAGTTCCCTCTGCGATAGTTTGAAGAGACTCAGCCATGATGTAAGGTAAGAATTTAACACCTGGTTCTTCGTCAGCACCTTTACGTCCGATGTGGATACGGTTATCGCTGAACTTCAAGTTAGGATCTACGTAGATGGTTAAACCATGTACTTTACCTGCAGGATACAATTGACCTGGAGTAGAAGGTAGATCGTTATTGAATGGAGCGAAAGAGTAACCAGCAACATCAGCAAGAGCAGATGCAACACGACCGTTAGTCACGATGTAAGTACCAGCACCAAAACGACCTCTATGATAAATCAAGTTAGCCATTTCAAGAATTTTGGTTACAACACGACGTTGTAGTGTTGAGATGTTCTCGAAACCAGTTGAACCTACCGTTAGATCAAGGTTACAGATGTTAGCACCTTCAACTGCTTCAAGAGAAGTTTTGTGAGTAGCACCTAAAGTTAATACTCTGTCAACCAATTTCTTATTGATAGATTGAGCAAGTTCGTTAACCGCTACGTTTTCCAACATAGAGATTACGTCGAAATTCCAAACTCTGTTAAGATCTTGGATTTGCTCAACTGTTGCAGAGATAGCAACTTGGTCGCCTCTAGCCTCGATGAACTTAGTGAACATACGAAGACCCATTTGACGGAATTTAGAAACCTCAGCTGTAGCACGAGTCATTCCACCAAAGTTAGCTTGAGAACCAGTAGATCCTAAGAAAGGACCGTCTACGTCTGTAGCTTCAGTTGAACCTGTACCAGTCCATTCAGTATCACTTAATGACGTGAAACCAGAGATGTGGTTTTCAAGAGCTGAAACTAATTCGAATTTCTCAGTTGTTGCGAAAGTGAATAGAGCAGAACCAGTTACTGCATAAGCACCAGAGCTGATCGCAGAAACCGCTTTAAGAACTGGAGAACCAACCATGTAGTCTTGGATAGCAAAACTAGCCGAGTCAATAGAAGAGATTACTTTGAAGATAGGAGAACCATCAACACGAGATCTTCCAACGAATTGAATGATCAAGTCATCAGTTCCTGATCCAGTAGCACCATCGATACCGTAGATAGTACCTGCAGTCATTGCTGAAATCAAACCAGATGATGCACCAGTTAATTTAACTAGGAACGGCTCGTATTGCTTGTCAACGTTACCGCCTTGGTAAACATAATCCAAATAAGGTAGGAAACCTACAGGAGAATCCATAGGAACTACACCAACTAGGTCGAAACCAATAGTTTTAGCAGCAACTTGGATAGCTACTGGTAAAAGGCTTGGAAATTTATCACCAGAACCTGATACAGTTGAACCGTAACCTGCTTTAGTAGCACCACCACCAGTGAACGGAGTCATTGAAGAAGTTGGAGCTGAAATAGCGCCCATTGCGCTGATTGAACCTGGTTGTTGTAGGAATAATCCTGGAGCAACCGAAGATTCGTTGATAGCACCTGCGTTATCGAAGATAGCATGGTTGTGAGCTAAGTCAACTAACCAAGGACGAGAATTGATGTCTGCGCCGTAACCTTCTAAAACTGGAGCCCATGTTTCTTTGATTGAAGCGTCATTCAATCTTTTGAAAATTTTTGTTGCCATTTTGTTTTAAAATGTTTTTTTAGTTTTGTGCTCTTCTTTGGAGCATTTCAATGTAAGAATTAGAGTAGCCTCTTAGACTTTCATTGACTTGTTTTAACGAGACATAACCTTCTTTACCTTGGTTTTCGTTAATTGTTTGATTATTTATATTTGCTTGAGTAGCAATTCTTTCACTAATTCCTCTAAGATTACGTGAATCCCAGAAAGCTTTAACTTGGTATGGAGTGTTCAACGACATGTTGTTAGCTTGTGCTGAAATCCAATTTTTTTCACTGTCTGTCATGCTTTCGTATAGTTCTTTGTATTGAGCAGGCATGAATTTAACGTAGTTAGGAGTGTTTTCAACGTGCTTGTTAAGAACGGCTTCCATGATATTAACTACTTCGTCTTCTGTGAAGAAGATAGCACCTCTCATTGTCTCAACGATTGCTGTTTTAGACGCTTGATCCAAGTTGTAAAATGCTTGTTTTCTAGCTTCGCTTAACAATTTTAAGAAAGGATATTTACCTTCCAATACTGCATTTGCTGTATTTGATTTGATATGTGTTAAGATACCGTCAACTGCATTAACTAAATCATCAACTGATGAAGTTTCGGAGATTTCAAAATCAGCGCTTTCGTTTAATTTTTTAACCTCTCCCAATAGAGAACGAGTTTTAGCTGTTGCTCCAGGAATCATTTTTTCATTTAAAGATTCAGCGATGTAGCTAGAATACTTGATACCTTTATCTAAGTTTTCTCCTAAATAGTTAGAATATTGAATTGTTGCATCAAGATTCTCAGCTAAATAGTTAGAGAATTTAATTCCGTTCTCTGCGTGTTCTGCAACGTGCTCAGCATATTGAATGCTTAGATCAACGTTCTCAGCTAGGTAGTTTGCGTACTCTACTGTTTTTTCAACATTTTCTGCAACGTATTCAGCGTAGTTAGCTGTTTCATTTACTTTTTTACCTAAGTAATCAGAGTAAGCAATGTTCTTTTGAACTTTGTCTCCTAAGTAATCAGAGTAGTCAATTACGTTGTTTACTTTTTCTGCAACGTGTTCAGTGTAATTAACACTTTGATTCATCATTGTTGAAAGGTAGTTAGTATATTCAACTAGGCTTTCCATTTCGCCAGCTAAGTAGTTTACGTACTCAACCATTTTCGAAACTACTGGTGATTCATCAGTTGAAGCGTTTTCAGAGATCTTTTGAAGACCTTTATTGTTTTTAGAGATGCTCTCTTGTAAAGCTGAGAATTTCTTTTTAACCAATTCGGAGTATTGGTTCATCTCGTCTTTTGTTACAAACTCATTAGCCATTTGCTGTGTATTATTTTGTTTAGTTGGTGTTTCAGAATTATTTATTTTATAGATTCTCACAGAATCTTCAAAATTGAAGTTTTCAGAAATATCCGTTAATTTATTGGTAATTGCAGTAGTCTTTAGATTATCTAAAGATTCAAAAATCGCTGAGAAACTGCCTTGTAAGCTTTCAGATACCTGAGATAGGGAAGCTTGTGAGAAACCTGGTTCAGCTACCAGATCGTAAGTGAATATCTTGTGTAGTTTAACCTTGCCGTTCTGATCAACATTACCTGCTGCTCTAGAAGATACTGAGGTTGTACAGCCAGATTCAACCAAGGTCTTTGCGATCTTTCCGCATGGAGTATCAAGAAGGCGTAGTCTAATCTTTACGCTATTCGAACTTTCGTCGTATGTAAGATCTTCAATTACGTGAGATACGTTAGCTAAGGAAATATCGAATTTTTGTGGATGATCAAGTTCACCAAAGAGTCTGCGCTCTTCGATCTTCTTGTTTAAATACTGTAAGTGAGGTAAGTACTCGTTCTTTTCGTATACACGATTGTTTTCGTTTACGACTCCAAAAACGGCAGCAGTACCTTCAAGAATAACGTCACCGTTAGTTTCTTTAGTTACAGTAACGGCCTCGTTAATTCTTTCAATGATGAACACTGAATTTTCAGGAATAACCGTTTGGTTTAGGTTAGCGATTTTAGTATTACTCAACGTAATTCGGCTTTTTTGATTATTTATACGTGCCCCCTTTCATATAAGGTGAGCAGTACTATCATTATTTATTAAAGTCGAGTAGCAAGTCTTTTAAAATCTGTAGTTTTTCTTCACTAATTTTTGAAAAATCCGGTTTGGTCACAATTATCTTGAATACGTAATTGCCCCTATTGCCGAAGGCTGAAACCAGTCCCTGATTGGGTATTCTGACAGTAATGTCATTAAGGGTGTCCCGATTAAAGGATTTTATTCGATATTTCTTACCTAGCCGACTCTCTAGTAGAGTCTCTTCATTAAATAGCACATCGTGTAATGACAGTTCAATTCGTTGAACGATATCACTTTGATCAATTGCAAGTTCTAATAGATCAATGTTTACTCTAACAATTAGATCTCCGGTTGCTAACATTTTTCTGGCCCTGCCAAAGAAATCAGTTTCATTTATCTCTTGTACGGAACCTCCGCCCCTAATCTTTAGCAGAATACAGTATCTGCCATTTTCAAAGGTGATAGGATAGCCGTTCTCTGCTAGGTTTACCGATACCTTTACGTTCTTCATTTCGGAGCTTTTTGAACCTCCTACCTCTTTGGTAATGGAATACTGAACATCAAATGAAGTTCCTTCCATTAATTCTTTAATTGATGCCCATTTATCGACAGTGTGAGTTAGATTCTTTAGATTAGACCTGTGTCCGCCAAATGAAAAATCCTGAAAACTGTCATAGAAGTTATTATGATGGCCGCGTGGACCACGACTTGCATCGTATGTCTTACGTTTAGCTGCATTACCTAGAGTTTCGTATGCTTCTGCAATCTCTTTGAACTTATCCTCAGATTCCTTGCTTCCTCCATTTTTGTCAGGATGGTGTTCGGTCACAAGCTTACGATATGCCTTTTTGATTTCCTCTTGAGAAGCAGTTTCTGCAACTCCTAACGTTTCATAATAATTTTTCAATGATTAAATCTAGTATGATATTTACAGTATAATACTAAATACCTTCAACAAGTTTATCTTGTCAATAAATAAGAAAAAGTAAAATTCTCAAGTGAAAACAGTATTATTTACCTACTATGCCAATCCGGCACAAGACATTTTTCTAGAAAACGTTGAATCACTACTTAAAAATAGTGCATGTGAATATGACGAAATTGTTATTTGTTCTCAGATAGACGTACCAGTTAAAATAATAAAGGCCTTGTCAAAGCACGCAATAGTAAGCCGAGTTTTTCCGGATCACAATGCACAACAAGCAAAAAGATCATCCAATCCAAATCGTTCTTATAAAGTCAGCCCATTCATGCTAACTGCTCTATCTTATAAGGAATCGATAGTTACTGTTTTTGATTCTCAGTTATTCGTGATTAGCCCAATAGCTAATTATTCAGGCAATAATATCTTTTATAAGAACCACCGAGGAGCATTAATCACGCAGCTTTTTACAATCGTTAATACCGAATCAACTGCCAATCTATTAATAAAGAGTTTAATTGACTGTGATTTCACAGATGATTCAACTAGCCATAAATTCACATTCATTATCGCAAACGCTGTACCGTTCAATACTGCAACTATTTACGACAAGGCGTTCATATTCAGCGATCCTTCCGAGCATGATGTTATAAATGAGGATAAGCTAATTGCGTTTGACCTATCAGAGACAATGACCTCGTCCATGATACATAAGCAGATGTGGGCCATTCGAAAAACCTACATTCCAAAAGTTTCAACCCTAACTAAAATTGCAAATCATGCAAATTCAATAGTTTCAACGGCAGTCGCCGCGATTCAAGAGGTTGAAATGCCATTCACAAAGACCGGCAGTCATGATCCAGTAATATTATTCAAATACACTTCAAGGAGTCGACCTGATCAGTTTTATCGAGGTTTGATTAGTATCATCAATAAATGTTCAAGTCCAAACTATTTAATATTGTGTAGTTTCGATCATAACGATCCAGCATTACCTACTTATTTAGAATACATCAAGGATTTGAATGATGACCGACTCACAGTCTGTTTAGGAGATAGTAAAAGCAAAATTGACGCAATAAATAGAGATATTAATACATACGATAAGCATTGGGATATTGTTGTTAACATGTCAGACGATATGATTTTCACAAAGAATGGATTTGACTTAATAATAAAAAGCGATTTCATTCAATACTTTCCAAAGTTTGATGGGGTAATGCACTATCCTGATCAAGATGCCGGCGAAAAATTAATGACTCTATCGATACTAGGTAGAAATTATTATCTTCGATTCAATTACATATACCATCCAGACTATTCATCTCTATGGTGTGATAACGAAGCAATGGAAGTATCAATAATGCTTGGAAAATATCGATACTCTTCGGTCCGAATGTTCGATCACATTCACCCAGCATACGGCCATTGTCAAACTGACGAGCAATATAAACACACTGAATCTTTTTACCACGCAGATAATGCGGTGTACTTACAGAGAAAGGCTAGAGGTTTTAAATTAAAGTTTGCAATATTAATTGCAACAATTGAGACCCGAAAACCTCAGTTTGAAAAACTAAGAAGTTTCTTACAATCTCAAATAGTTAAAAATTCTCTAGTTGGTCAATGCGAAATAGTCCACATTAGTGATAACAAGGAGATCTCAGTTGGATTAAAAAGACAACGCCTATTGGAAATAGCCAATAGTAATTACGTTGCATTCATAGACGATGATGATTGGGTTAGCGATGATTACTTACCAATGATCATAAATTCAATAGATTCAAATTCACCAGATTCAATTGGATTTTTAATTAGATGCACATTTGACAGATCTTCGCCAATCATGGCAAAAGCCTCAAACAAATATGCAGATTGGGCAGAAGACATTGACGGATACAAGTACGTTAGAACACCTTATCACAAAACTCCAATCAGGAGAGACCTCGCCATTCAAATAGGATTTAAAGACATTCGATATGCTGAAGATCACGATTACAGTCGTAGATTAAAAGCTGCAGGTCTAATAAGAAAAGAAGATTTTATCGACTCTCCTCTCTACTATTATAGTTATGTACATGAGAATCCAAATACAAAATACGGTTTAAAATAAAAAATGGAAGCAAGTAAAGTTAAAGTTTGCATACTAAATGCATCGAACGGAACAGGCTGGTATCCAGTAGGATCACATAGACTTAAAAGATCATTAATCCATCATGGATATGCTCATGATCTTTTATTTTTCAATAATTGGCCAAACAATGAGTTTGATAAAATGTGTCCTTATAATATAAAAGCAGCCGCCTTTGCTGAGGCCTTGAAGAAGGACTACGATATTATATTATGGGCAGATTGCTCGGTATGGGCAATTGACTATCCGTATCCGGTTCTAGACATAATAAATCATGACGGCTATTACTTTTGGAGATCTGGATATACATGCGATCAAACTTGTTCAGATGCATGCCTAGATTATTTTGGAGTCGACAGAGATACTGCCGAGACTTATCAAGATGTTTCAACTTCCCTATTTGGAATCCATACAAAAAACGAACTTGGAGCAAGATTCATTAATGAATGGCTACAGTCAGCAAAGGACGGCCAATTTAAAGGATCTAGAGAACACGACGGTCAGTCTAAAGATCCTAGATTTCTATTCCACCGCCAAGATCAATCATGTGCAAGCCTTATCGCGAATAAGCTTGGGCTAAAGATTCACAATGAAGGCGATCACATTCAATATTACAAGAAAAAACAACCCGACAATCTCATATTCACAATGAGAGGTCTTTAAAAAACTCAAATTTATGTATTCACAAAACGACGAAGAAACAATTCTTTTACAACACCTAACTTTACCAACTGGCACGTTGCTTGATATTGGAGCAAATGACGGAAAAACTCTCTCAAATTCATTAGCTTTAATCGAAAGAGGCTGGTCTGCTGCCTTGGTTGAACCTGCCAAAATTCCATTTTCAAAATTAGTGGAGTTACATAAAGACAATCAAAATGTCCAGTGTATTAATTTAGCGATAGGAACTCAAATCGGCGAACTCAAATTTTACTCTAGCGGTACTCACCTGAAAGCCGGCGACACTGATCTTCTTTCAACTCTGTGTGAATCGGAATTGGATCGATGGGCCGGTACCGACAATGAATTTACTGAAGAGACAGTATCCGTTGTCGATTTTAAAACATTCTTAGACCATTCTAATTTCAAGAAATTCGATCTGGTCTTGATTGATGCAGAAGGCCTTGATTATGAGATTCTAACTCAGATCGACCTTAATCAAATTGAGTGTTCAATGATTGTGGTTGAGACGAACAGCAAGGATGATGCTAAGTACATCAAGTATTGTGAATCATTCGGTTTTAAACAAATTCATAAGACTTACGAAAACTTAATTTTTTCAAAAAATCAAAATTCGTAAATGGCTCACTTGGACATAACAGCCGGCACAGGCTTTTTTTCATGCTCAACTGAAGCTCTGTTAAATTTGGTAATTTACTCATCACTAAATGGGAGAATTCCAAATTCAATCGATCGTAGTAAACAATACGAGTATCATAAGAGCGATTCTATTACTGACCTGATTCCATATTACTTTGAAGAATCAGCTGAGCCTTTTGATGTCCCTCAAGGAGTTCAAATAAATTCAGACGGAGTCTATTCTCAATTCTGCGATTATCGAACGATCCAATTCGATGCAATGAAGGCCTACTTACTAAAGTACTTTCAGCCAAGTAAGAGAGTCAAGAATCGTGAGTCGGAGTTCATTCGTAATTACGAAATTTCTCCTGAAAATACTTGCGCTATTTTCTATAGAGGAAACGATAAATCTAGAGAAACTACTATCGCCAACTACTCTGAATTTATTGCACAGGCTAAAATAGTCAAAACTGAAAATCCGACAATTGAATTCCTAGTTCAAACTGACGAAACTGAATTTCTTGAACTATTTTTAAGAGAGTTCCCTGATGCTAAGTACATATCTGAAATTCCAAGAATTTCTAAGCAGGACAATTGGGTTACTCAAACTCTAAATAGAGATTCTCGTCCAGATTTCGGAGTAGACTTCTTTAGTTCAGTTTTAATACTCGCAAAGTGCAAATCTCTCATAACTCACTCCGGGAATTGCGGATTTTGGAGCGTTCTTTATAGAGGCTCGTTCGATGGAGTACGCCAATGGCAAAATGATCATTGGATAATTTAAAAAATTTATTATTATGAAATTAGCAGTAGGTTACGTAGTTTTTGATGGGCTTGAAACGCTAGAAGCCTCAATTCGATCAATCCGAGAATGTGTTGATATTGTGATCGTCTCTTATCAGACGGTATCATGGGGAAATACTCAGTGTTCTCCATTGTTGGTGCCCACACTAGAGAGGCTCAAGGAGAATGGGCTAGTTGATGTAATAATGGAATTCACAAAATTCGTCCCATCATCTCTGACTAAACCAGACGATGTGATCCGCGCTAAAAAATACGAATGTGATAAGAGACAGAGCTGTTTAGATAAAGCTCTTGAACTTGGAGCAACTCATTATACTTCAATGGACGCTGATGAGTTCTATATCAAGGAACAGTTTGAGGAGGCGAAACGCCAAATCATACAAGATAAGTTACAGGCAACTGCCGTTCGTTACATAAACTACTTGACTCCAACTCTACATCAGGGCTATTCTAAATTCAAGGTGCCTTTCATTTACGAGATTGGGCCAAACAGTCGACATCATGCACTACAGTTCATGTTCTCAGATATCGATCCAACTCGCGGAATCACCGATGATTCGTACACCAGATCTAGAGTTTTTGAACGTGACTTGATAACGATGCATCACATGGAAATGGTTAGGGAAGACCTACTTGGAAAGTACCAAGCCTCAAGCCGATACTTTAGAAATAGACAGGACCTTCCAATCTTGGCTGAAGATATTATTCATGCCAAGAAAACCAAGGAACTTAAGTTTAGAGCAATTCATTTTGGTGATTCGCTAAGCGGTTTAAATAAGGAATTAGTATTGACTGAATGCGAAGATCTTTTCGACTTACATTCCTACCGTTACGGTACCCGATAATAATTTAGGTAACATCGAAGTAACGTATGCGGAGTTTGCACCAGGTGTGCTTGGCATTTTGGCATCTATCGCTGATGCTAGGGTCACTAATATTTCAAATAAAGTATTTCCCATTACTGCATGTTCAGCCTTTGCATTCGCGCCAATGTTAGTTAATTGACCGTTAACGTTTATTGTTTGTCCTTCTAGTGTTATTACGTTAGAAGTAACGTTCACTTGGGAAGAACTTTGCACGTTGATAACGTTGCCATCAAATTCCATTGAGGATAGTCCATCCTTATGATAAATTTCAATCTTTGAATTTTGATCAATCGTCAAGTAGGAGTCCTTCATTTCAAAGGTCAGTCCTCTACCCTTAGTGAAGTATATTTTGATATGCTCATCTCCATCAAATAGAATATAGTGAGCTCCCTCATACTCATAATCCGTGCTGGACTGCAGAGCCTCCTTAATATCATCTCCGATCTCTTGGATTTGACCGTATTCTGGTGAATAGAGATTTCCATTATTAAAAACAACTTCAACTATTGAACCTTTCTTGGGAATTGAAATTGATCCAGCCTTTGCGTACTGTCCAAAGAAAGTCGGCTTTTTCATTTGTATTGCCCATGGAATATCTTCAACCTCTAAGTTATCAAATATGCTGAAAACTCTGACTCTACAGCGACCTTCTCTCAATGGGTCTTTTACATCAACTACTTCGCCCAAGTACTTGGTAACAATTAATTCTGCACCGCTTTGATCTTTTACAATTTCATTATTTGAAGTTATCATATACTAATTATGGGTAAACGTCTCCTAGGTCTCCGTCTTTAATTATTTTATTAGTGTCAGCTCCTGGGTAAACATCATCTCTAACGCCTTGACCTCCAGTCGGACCGACTGGTGATCGTCTTCCAAACAGTTGACTTGTTCCAAGAACTTCCGTACTTCTATTATACACATTTTGAGCTAACGCGGTTTCAAGGCCAGTCTGTAATTGATTAGTTAGGTCTCCAATGATCCTAGCGGGAAGTCTTGCTGCACTAGATAAGAACCTTTGTGCTCTACCCTCGAGTGAACTAGCAAGGCCCGAAAAAATACCCAGTGAATGGTAATCCGAGTCTGATGACTCTTCTGATTCTTCTAAAACCCAACCGGCTCGTATCTTGAAAGACGTCGTGAACGGCTTATCCTCAGTGTATGCTTTGATTTCACTGCCACTAATTGCTCCTCCGAGTGTCTCTGAAAAATCAAATTCACATCTTTGTAGTCTGTACTTTATTTGATGTAGTCCGCTTGCTAAATTAGCCGAGCGATCGTTAATGTCCCTAATTTCAAATAAGGTAATTGTCATGTCAAAGGTTCTTAGGTTATCCGGTAGCGTGTAGCACATTTTATCCGAATCGTAAATTGCTCTACGATAGTATTCTGCGAACTTAAGTAGAGGTTGCTCAATTGAATCGATGCAGTTAATCGTAATTTCAGCTTTCTTATCACCTTCTTTCACTCTCATTGCTGCTTTCCATAGCTGATCAACTCCTTGAATTGATTGAAAGTACCATGGAGACTCTTGTAATTTTCTCAATTGGCTAATTGCTGCCCCCAAAAATAAGTCGTTTCGATTGGTCCAACCTGAACCATACGTGATTAACCAATCTTGGGCAGACCATTCGACATTAATGTACTTTGAATTAATGTCAGTTCCCTTTCTAGCAGGTCTCAGTAAATTATCCCAAAATAAACCGTCGCCGGTAGTTGAGGGTACAGTACTTATCCAATCACTGTCGGGGGTGGCTTGATTTGGAAAAAAATCAAGGTCGAACGTTAGAAAAATCGGGTCCTGTACATCGGATAGTGCACTCTTTACGAACTGTTTATAACGCTTAGGTCCATTTATTAATTGAGCCATTATTATTAAATTTTATTTTCCATTTTAGGTTCAGGCAACCAGCTACGACGACTTAACATCATTACCGTTGAAAATTTCTGACGTGGTTCAGCCGCTGCATTGTAATGATATGAAATACTCTTCACGTAGTATGCACCGCTTAAGTACTCATCCTTAATCTGAGCAGACGTTGTGTCTTTACCTGTTTTTTCTCTGTCCTGTTGACTATCCTCAATTGCTAGCTCGTCTTTGGCAGAGTCGTCGCTTGCTCTTTTTAAACGATCTCCGTAAATGTCAACTGCTAATCTAGCGCCTCTACTTATATTGTGGTTAATGCCGTCAAGCTTAACTCTCAAAAGATTCTTTTCAGTCTCTTCACGGTTGTGGTGATTCACGAGCTTTGCGTACTTGTAACTTAAATGAGAATTTCCATAATCGGTTCCCATCCATTTAACAATCTCGTTACCGTCGTCAGTATAATCGGTAAGATCTGGGGTTTGGTGTACTTGATCGCCGTTTGGAGATACTGTCGAAAGTGGTTCAACGAACCAGTTTTTAAGAGCCTCTTCCTCTCCGTGCTGGTACATTTGCAAACGTTTTCTAAAGCCTGATCTTTGTAAAATACTGCCGTTTTCACTTATCATTGAGTACTCTACTATCGTAAAGTCTGAGCCAGCTCCAAGATTCGAGCCGTTTGTCAAGATTATTGGAACCTGTACATCAACACTAAGATTATCTGACGCATCTTTTGCTAAACTTAAATCAGCGTATTCAGTTGAGGTTGCCGCATATCCAAGTGGAATATCCTTATCGCTATCAAATGGCTTAAACTGATTTTCTACATTTACCAAGCAGAGTTTATAGTATCGATCAATGAAACACTCAAAAAATGTGTCTTTATTTTTAAAACTGTGGTCAGCTATCATTTTAATGAAGGCTTTATAATTCAAGTTCGGATTAATCCATGTCATTTTATCATCAAACGTTTCTTCGTTTGATGCGTATCCAATTTCAAGTTCCTTAGCTATTTGTTGTAAAGCTTCTTGAGATGTCATATTTGAATACGACTTCACGAAATTACCATTTAGTTTAGGAATGTACAACTCTCCATAAAAATCATATCTAGTTATCGATTGACCCATTGGCATTGACTGAATATCAGTTATCAAAAACGTTTGACAAAGTTCATTTAATTTTGAATGACTCCTTGCGATGTAAATTGTTAATAATGGATTCTTTTTAGGAAAGGTAACTGACGTGAATGTGCCGGATGAATCAAAAATACTCACATGTATTTTCGGAATCAGTTCGTCATAGTAAATTGAAGTTGATATAATATCAGTTGATGGAATTCTAGCATTGCCGATTTTAATCAAGGGCGATTTCTTTCCAAGTTGAGATGCATAACCAGTACGATCTGGTGTTCTTTGAACGTCACCGTCCGGTTTTTCCAAATCGAGTATGTCAAGACTTGGAGGAGTCAACTTAGGATCAATCTTAGTAAGAATTATGCTCTCTAATCCCATTAACCGTTAATTTTATTTTTCAATAAGGTCGAAAGAAGCTTGGTTCTTGAAATTGGATCAGGACAATCCTCTTTTTTGATTGACGTAACTCCTGAGCCAAATACAACCTTTCCATTCGTGATCTTAACTGATGTATCCTTAGCGACGGTAGTCGGAGCAACCGCCGTTCCGTATTTTGTAGTCAAATAGTCAAGACGTTTTTGATCTTGTTTTGTCGCAGGTTTAATGAATTGAGGTTTCTTCTTCTTTCTGGTTGATGTCATCCAATTATTATCTGACCCGTTTAGTTTAGCTGGAGTTGCTAGCATTGACGATAACACTGAACCGTCTGGCATTTTAAGAATATCATTCACGTCAATCGCAAATGGATTTGAAATTCCATTGTACTTTAAAAGAAGACATAAAAAACCTGAAGTTTGATAAAATATCTTAGAGATCAGATCGCCTCTCATTTGTAATCCGTCTTCAACTATGTAAGTTTTACCTTGATCAACAGTTACTCCTCTAAACGAAACGCTTCGTCTAGTTAGGTCAACCACTGAATCTCCGTTTGTTTTGGTAAAATTTCCCTTTTTTCCAAATATTGCAAGTTCTATCATATTTAATTAGTTATTTCCATATTGACGCGTGTAATACAACAATAATAAACTATCGTCAAGAACTCCATCCTTTCCGAAAGCGGATACTCCATCTGCGAATCCGTTAGTAGGTGCAGTAAATCCATACCCCTTTAGGAATCTATTTTTAAATCCATTATACGCTGATTTACTAGTACCGGTTAATTGAGCGTACGAATCTTCTAATTTCAAATCATACGTACCAGAGTCAGTCACAGTCTTGTAAATTTCATTATTTGTTTCGCCAAATGTATCTTTCTCGGATGACGTTCTAAGAGCGCCTGCTGTCAATTTAGTTTGGCCATGATTCAACATTCGTTCAATTGCTGTTTTGTCCCTAGGCTTTCCTTGTTTCAATGTGACTGTGAATGTTACGCCAGTCGGAAAATCATCAGGCCCAATTTCATCGTCCCATGCCATTTTAACGTCAGTACAAAGTAAATCTCCCATCACAAAGATAGGATTCATTGGATTTCCAACTACTATATGCCATTCTCCAACCGGCCTGTCAGATAGTGCAGATTTGATTGAGATTAAATCAGGAATAGCATTTCCCAACATATCCGACCTCATTAGTCCTGCCTGTAAAACTTTTTGACCTACGCCAAGAGGATCTGACACTATTTTGCTACCTGCCAATTTTACTGCACCGATTAGATTTGCGAACAGCGTACCGAACTCGGCCGAATTATTTCCAGCGTGAGTTGTTCCCCAGCTCGTTAAAATATTACCAATTGCCTCAGTCGTAGTAGGGTCAAACTTTACACCCGTCTTAGGAAAGTATCTCGCAAGTTGACCTAAGAACTGTGCATCCTGATATGTCAAATTCATGAAATTTGAAATAATATCAAGAGCTGCAATCTTTGGGCTAATTCCATTGAATGATCTAAATACGTAATGAAATTTTAGAGCGATTGGATTAGAGTCCCAACCTAGTTGAACGCCGCGTTTTCTTCTACTTGATTGAGTTATCACATTAACTGGTCCGTATATTCTATTCCAATAAGGGCCACTCGTCTGATCGTATAGGTTCTTTTGATACTTTTGAATTTTTTCCTCGTATCCTGAGACTTGTTGCATTTGAGCATCTGTTCCGACCGTTCCAACGTAAGCAGCCGTTATTGCAGCCTTTATTTGGTCTCCTCCTGGTACACCAGTGACCAACTTCAATAATTCGTTTAGCGTAATTTCATTACCTTCAATCGTTTGGCCAGTTGCTCCATCCACTGCATTGAGAGTTTCCCATGGAATGTCCCAATTGAAAACGCCGAGGCTATTTAACGTGTTAGCAGTCTCTCCTCCGAACCATGTAACCGCTTGAGCCACCGGTATCGCATTTCTTCGCTCTCCTCCCAATCTCAAAGAGTCTCCTATTGGAAACGGGTATCTACGTAAAGTTATCAATCGATTATTTGGAATCTTTCCGTAATATTTACAGTACATAAAATCAGTATGCGAATAAGGCTGAAAACCTACATTGGTCGATGCGGAAACTTGTGAACCCCAATCGATTAATCTTTTGGCAGTTGGATTAGATAATGTACCAGTAGATATGTTCTTAAAATTGCTAGCTGATGCAGTAACTGCACCTTCACTATTCTCATAAAATTTGATTCTAGCCTCAATCTCTTTTACTAGCTCTTTCTTGCCCTTTAGTTTTGCATTACTTTTTGCTGTTTCTAGAGAAGTTAATCGAATCAAAGTATTTCCCCTAGACGCGTCTTCGTATTGAGTATCAGTTTTGAGATTGCTCGTAAAGCCAATGAAATGCCCCTCTGCTCTATACGATGCACCAGCATTCAACGCTGCATATTGGAACACTGTGAACTTATTCATTATTGAACTTACGTTATGCTGTAAGTTCCCCTGATCGTTTGCTGCAAGTAGATTAGTTTCAAACGGAGACTTTGATTTATCTACATTTAGCGCTTCCAAGTAATTCACGCCTGCGAACGCCTGCACTACCTTTAGACTATTAATATCTTCTGCCATTAAATGCAATCATTTTAGTTTATTTATCGCAGGAAATAAAAAAGGAAGACGCTAAGTCTTCCTGCATTTAGTATTATTGAGAGACTAGTTATCTCCAATTGCCAATCGTGAAATCGTACCAGAATTGGCTAGGATCAAATGAATGGTTCATGTGAATGCCAACTCCAGTAGGTTCAATTGGAAAGGGCCGTTTTGCATCATCCCATTCAAAGCGGTCTCCAATATTATCGTCAACCATTTCAAAGTGAGTGCTTATTGTTGTATCATTAGATTCATCCCAGGTTTCAACTTCAATCGCCAATTTCATTCTTTTCGGAATGAATAACATGTTTTCAACACCAGCGGCGTCCCACATCATTATTATATCGTATTCAACTTCTAGCTTGTTAGCCGACACGTATTCAATCTCTGTTTCATTAGCGAATCCCATTGCTTTAAGTTCAGCTTGCTCTTCCTTTGATATTCCAGGATTTTCATTATCTATTGTTTTAGGATTATCGTACAGGCCAACGTTTGCACGATCGAAAGTCTTTTTTAAGATTTCAGGCTTTCTATATGTGTATTGAGCCCACTTAAGTTGGTCCGGTCCCTTATTCGACTCGGTTATTAAGTAAGACTTAAAAGATTCAATTGCCTTTGTCATTACTTCTTTAAACTCTCTCTTTTTACTAGATCCGCGAAAGACATTGCGTATCTCTCGTTGATTCTCTTTTTGCTAGATCTACTCGTTTTCTCAGCGGCAGTCTTTCGGCTCTTGATTAATTCAATATTGTCAGAATACAGACCCGGAACAACGTTAATTCGCTCTCCATTGTACTCGATAGGTTCATCCAGCTCAACTTCAAATCGATCGACATCAGGCTCATAGTTGTTTTGATAGATCTCAGAAATGGTACCGGTTGTACCGTCTACCATTTCAATGACACCATTTTGTAGCTCTTCAGCGTCCGCCTTAATCATAATTCTGTCTCCGATTGAAAATTTCATATTGGTTCCTGTTTAATTTTTAAAGTTAGTGTTCCGGTTCCCTTAATTAGACGATGCCATTCATGTCTTGGAATCCGTATAGTATTATTTAACGAGACAGGCAGTGCATTATCCAATTGGATCATCCAATCCGTCTTGTTTTCTGAAATTATTTCTCTAGTTTCATCATCACGGTGCCACTTTAACTCTATTGGATCAAGGGTTTGAGAAAATTCCCTGATCAGAAACCCGTTTTCTTCCTTGAGATTAGTGTACGGCTTTTCCATATTACCAAAATCCTGGATAAGTTTTACCGCCCCATAGATGAGAGTATCTGTTAATTCTACATGCCCAGTAACCAGCTTTCGTTCTATCGTTTTTTAGATGACACTGGTGTCTTGCCGCGAAACTTTTACGAGCTTTAGGATTGCTTACTTTGGCAGTTAATCCGCCGTGTACGTCTCCGAATGCAATCTTTTTAACTCTCTTTGTTTTTGGATTGATAACGTAGACATAGTACTTCTTGGTTCCACCTCGCATCGGCTTGCCGATTTCAACCTTCTTTCCATGATACTCTGCTTCGAATAAAAAATCCAATGGAACAATTTCACCTCGATATTCTCCAAATCTTCCAAGATCAGTCTCTTCAAATAAGATCCGATCTATTCCATTCAGTTCAATCTCTCCCCTATCGTATGCCGTTCTGGCTTCAGCCAGGAGCTCAAAATGGGCTTGACTCGCTGGGCGATAAACTGACTCGGCTATTGAGATACCTTCATTGATGTGATATAGTAGACTTTCAGACATTGGGTCAAGATCTGGATTTGGAATTGGAATTTTGTTCCATGATCTTTTGGCATTAACTCCTCTTCCTCTAGCCAGCTTAATCTCTTGAGCTTCTTGTTTTAAATACACTAGCGCTTCTTCATAGTCTCCGTTGCTTAACAATTCATCGATTTCTTCAGCATTTTCCTTATCTAGTTTTGCCATGTAAACGACCGCATGTCTTTGAGCATTAAATTGACATCTCATTGCCATCATGCCTACTGTGTGGTTAAATTCCTTTGTAACTGAATCACTATCTTCTTTTGAAATAATTCCCATATCAAGTAATTCAGTAGCAGCTTCCATTTCAACATCGCTCGGAGCCTTCATGAATGACTCTAGACCCTTACAATCGGCAATGCCGTAATACCATTCAGCTTGTGAATTTCTGAATGATTCATTGAATTTACTAAATGATTTTACGAGTCTTTGCATATAGATTATTCTTTAGTTAATGTACCACCACACTCACATATATCGCCTTCGTTAATAACAGCAGCTTCATAAGAGATTCCGCACTCATTACATGTATATTTACCTTCTGTCATGTACTCTTCATTCTCTGGATTATCAGACAGTCTGTCATTATGCTCAGAACTGTGTTTGCGGTCAAAGTCTTTTCCCTTAGGACCAAAGTTCTTTAGTCTAGCTAAACTCTCGGCTCTTGCTTTAGGATCATAATCTCCCATAGTTCCTTTTACGTTTGTGTGAGGTGCTGATAAAATATCTCTATCATGAATACCTTCTTCAACTTCCTCAGTCATTTCGCCGATTAAAAAATTAGCAACTTCTTCAATATCGTCCTTTGATGTAGCAATATGATCTACTGCCCAACTGTGTCCATTTTTTAAAATTTGATCTACTTTTCTTGGATCCATTTTTAACATGATCTCAGTCAATCTCTGGATTGTTTCCAAGTTTCCGAAAAACATATAGTTCTCAGCTTCATGATGATCATCGTGATCTATTTTAGAGGCTGGATGCTGTTGCATATCCGGATTTGGTGCCTGGTGAGGCATCATTTCGTGTTCTTCTGGCTCATTAAAAAAGCTTTCGAATGTTTTAACAATTCTCATTTTATTATCTGTTATTTTGTTCTTTTATAAAATCTGCGAATCCCAATACCAATGAAGATTTCTTCTTTTTCTTTGGAGTGTTACCTCCAAGCGAAACGAATTTATCTCCTGATCCTATCGTATTTTGGGTAGGTGGAGTGATTGGTCCCATTGAACCAATAGAACCTGGAACTTGTGGAGTTACTCCAGGAGCTGCACCGTCCTCAGTAACCGCTTTAGGTTTGGGTTCGTCAACTACCGATGTGTCTAGGATAAAGAGTCTAGAGTAAGCATCAGCTTTCATTTCTCCTTCTCTGCCCTTAACTGCTTTACCTACTGCCTTAGCGGTAGTATTCAAAGTTTTAGCGTATAGCGTATGTAGGTGTTTACCGGTTTTAGCGAAAGCTTGTCCAGCCGCAGTATTGCCAGTAGTATCTTCACCAAATATGAGACCCATCAAAGCTTGAGAAGCTTTTCTGAACTTCATTATCTTTGTATCGTCTGCGATCTGCTTTCCTGTAACAGGTAGAGCAGTTCTTTCATATAATGGTAATTTCTTATTGAAATCGTAATGAATTCCTTTGTATTTCTTTGTTTCAAAATCTTTGCTTTTGGCTCTTTCAATAAGGCTCTTTTGAATGCCGTCAACCATTCTAACTAAATATTCTTTAGCTTCGTCCGATACGTCCGGAAATCCATTGATACTCACCTTTAGCGCGTTTGCTTCTCGGATGATATCAGACTCATTTGTCCAATTTGTGTACTGAAATTGAAAGATTCTTCTAATTATAGATGCTGTGTTCTTGTTAATGAATAGTCCGCTTTTTATGTCAGCTGACGTGCCTGCTCCCAACTTAGAGTCTATTTTAGTCTCGTATTCTTTGTCGGCTGCTTGGATACCAGCAGTAAGTTCGTCAGACATGTCGTCCGTGATTATCTCAGCTGTGTGAATTGCATCAAATACTTCGCTTGCGGCTTCTTTCTGAGCTTCCTCAGTTTCAGCCTGTTCAAAATTAGCATAGGCTTGAGTTGCTCTTTTTGCTGGAAGTTTAATCTTTAACGAAAATGCCTCCGCTAAATCGTCCTGCACCTTTTTAATTTTTTCGTAAATTTCTCCGCTAAAATCAGTTGTGCCTTTACTGTCTAATTTAGCATAAATCTTTTCAAGAACATGGATCCTTGCAACAAACGTAAGAATCTTACGACTTATTTCTTCGATTTCAACCTCATTGACTTCCTTTTTAGATAGGGCCTCTTCTAAATTTTTACGGAATTCTGCAACTCTCTCGGTCAAGTACATGAAATAACTATCTAAAACCGCTTTCATTTTTGGATTACCGAAGTACTTATCAAAAGCCGGATCGTCCTCGCCCATTGCAAAAAGAGCGTCCAATAGTCTATTGAGCATTTCGTTAGTATCCTCTTTGCTCTTGCCGTCTTCGCTGCCGGATTTCCGATCCTTGTCCACAAGATTATCGATCTGACCTCCAATTTGGATGAGGTCAGCTTCTAGAATCAGGCTTTGGATCGCCTGCAGTCTTTTTACTTTTAAAAACATATTAGGCTTCAAATTGTAGTAAGTATTTAGTCTTGTTAACTGAATCTAGAACTTCGTCAGTTAAATTGTATAGTTCCGAATCTTTATCTCTGTCGAATAGCTCGCAGAAAGTCCCTCTAAACGTAACTTCTACCATTTCAAAGAATTCACCAACTGCCATTTCGTAATCGCATACTTCAATAGCCGCTTCTCCGAATTTTAACTGGTCCTTTCCGTATTTACCAGCGATCGCTTCAACGATTGTGTCCATTTGATCAATGAAACCCTCATAAAAAGCACCATAATGGCGATGCTCTCTGTCATAACGCGTCTGCCAGTGAATTATTTTAGCCTGATCGGCAATTTGCATTAATGATAGCATGAAGTACGCAATTGATACGTTTTGGGATTCTCCAGCTTCAGGTAATTCTTCTAGTCCAAACATTATTTGTTGTGTGTTTTTTGTGACTTTTGCCATTTAGAAAATGGAGTTACCCAAAAATCTCGGTTCACATTCTTTTTCAAGTAATCGTAAACGTCATTTCCGGTAGGGTGCTGTAATACAGCGTTTCGTAAAGGTTCTTTGCCCTTACGATAATTTTCCAAATTTTTAAACGAGTTTTCCATCTAAGTTATTTATTAAACATCACCATCATTCTTTCAAGCGAGCAGGTTAAAACTTTATCGGCTGGAGAGATATAATTAATAAACACCAAAACTGTAATTACTGATGAAGTTTGAAGAATTAACAAAGGAACAGGTATTACTAATTTCTGAAATTTACTGGAATAAAGAGTTAAGCTGGGATGACCGAATGAAACAACTTAGCGATTATTTAGATAAATCAGAAAGAACTGTTCAAAAATGGTTAGCCAAGCTTGGAATAACCGAGAGTTCTGTTCAAGAATCTCCACAATTAATAAAGGCCAGAGAAAAAAAGTTCGATAAGAAAAAGAAGCGATTCCTAATCACTTGGGCTCAAAATGATACGCCAGTTCATGAGGCATTCGTTTCTAATCTAGAAGCCTATGCTCGCGAAATCAATGCGGACATTCATGTTATCGCTGGTCGATACAAAAATCCAACCTCTGTATTTACTGACAAGAACTACGAAACCTGGTCAGACCGAATATTAGACTACTTGGATGCGAACCGTCATGAACTTCACAAACACATGTGGATCATGTCAGACGTAAAGATTCAGCCTACTGCCGTTGACCCAATGACCTGTCTGCAAGGAATGAGCGGAATCAATTCATGCGTTTTTGGATCGCCTAAGGTACATTTAGAAACAATCCCAGTCCTTGAGGGTAATTTACCTAAAATGATGCTCACGACAGGTGCATGTACTGTTAAAAACTACACGGATTCCAAATCCGGTAAAAAAGGAGAGTTTCATCATACTCTAGGATTCGCAATAGTCGAAATCAAGAATTCAGACGTATTCTTTGTTCGCCAAGTAACCGCGACTGAGGATGGTGATTTTTACGATCTTAACTATCGAGTTCAGTATGACGAAGACTCTTTTGAGAGTTCAGTTTCTAAAAACTCGGAAATATCTGCTGCAATTCTTGGAGATCTTCACTATGGTCAGCATGATGAAAGAGTGATTGATAAAACTCTAAAACTCTTCAAGACCTTGAAACCCGATCACGTGGTCTTGCATGACGTGTTTGACGGACTTTCAATAAATCACCATGAAAGCAAAGACCCATTCATTCAATACCAGAGAGAAGTCGACGGATCTAACCGATTACGTTGGGAGATAGACGCGATGCTTTCTGGATTAGAAGACTTTGCAGAATACGATGTTACTGTTGTTAGAAGTAATCATGATGACTTCTTAGATCGCTGGCTTAAGAGCACCGATTGGAGAAAAGCAACCACTCTTAAAAATTCTTTGGAGTACATGGAGTTCAGCACTCTATTACTAAAGGGAGAAGCTCCAAACGGAATCATTCCATATCTAATCAAAAAGAAATTTCCAAACTTTAGAACGCTAGGCCGAAGCGACAGTTTCGTGGTCAATGGCTGGGAGTTAGGTCAACACGGAGATATTGGATCGAACGGATCACGCGGGTCGCTTTTACAATTTAGAAAGTTAAATACTAAAGTAGTAGTTGGCCATTACCATTCTCCTGGCAGAAAGGACGGTGCATTAGCGGTCGGAACGTCAACCTTACTGCGAGTCAACTATAACGTAGGTCCTAGTGGTTGGTTACAGTCACACGTAATCATTCATAAGGATGCAAAAGCACAACATATTAATTTCATTAAGGGCGAATTTACGACCCTATTTTAAATAACCTAACCCAAATGATAGATTCATCAAACATCCAATCCCTTGTAGGAAACCACGTAGCTCCTTACATTTACAATTCCAAAGAATTCATTCCTGGAAAAACTCCGATTTATTATTCTGGTCCCTATTGGGACAACTGTGAAATTGAAGCAGCAATAAACGCTTTCGTAAACGGTAAATGGATAACTACTGGTGAGAATGTTTTTAAATTTGAGCGAGCCTTTTCTCGTAGATTTAATGTGAAACATTCGTTAATGGTTAATTCAGGTTCTTCTGCGAACCTAGTGTTAATCACCGCATTAAAAACTAGATTCGGTTGGGAAGATGGAGATGAAGTGATCGTTTCGCCTGTTGGATTTCCAACCACAATTTCGGTACTATATCAGAACCGGCTTACTCCGGTTTTTGTCGATATTGAATGGGATACTCTTAACTTTGATGTTGATAAAATCAAAGAAAAGATTAACTCGAAAACCAAAGCAATCTTTGTTTCTCCAGTACTTGGAAATCCTCCAGATTTTGATAAATTGCTTGATCTTTGCGAAAAATACGGACTCTTGTTAGTTGGAGACAACTGTGATAGTTTAGGTTCAAAGTGGAATGGCAAGTATCTTAATGAGTACTACATTGCATTCTCAAATTCATTTTATCCAGCTCACCACATTTCAACTGGAGAAGGTGGAATGGTTTGCACTAATGACGATGACCTTAAAAAGATAATGACCAGCGTTGCGTGGTGGGGAAGAGACTGTTATTGCGTAGGTTCCGCAAATCTTTTATCTTGTGGAACTTGTGGAAAGCGTTTCGATAAATGGTTAGACACATACGATGGAATAATTGATCATAAATACGTGTTCTCAAATATGGGATATAATTTAAAACCATTGGATCTACAAGGAGCTATCGGATTAGAACAATTGAAGAAATTAGATGAAATTGAAGCTAACCGCAGAGTATCTCGTGATCGATTAACTGATATATTTACCGATAATATTGTAGGATTAAGAGCACCAAGCGTATTAGATAATGCGGATCCATGTTGGTTTGGAACACCATTCATTTGTGATGACCCATCTAATCCTGACCTAAAACAACGCTTAGTACAATACTTAGAAGATAATAAGATTCAAACTCGTAATTACTTTGCTGGCAATATTTTATTGCATCCTGGATACTCTCATCTAGGAAACTCAGCAGAATTCCCTGAATCCAATAAAGTGCTAGACAAAGTATTTTTCATTGGGGCTGCACCTCACTACACTGAACCCGTATTTGAATATGTTGAACAAATAGTAAAGAATTTTAAATGATAATAATTTTAGGAGACGGATTACTTGCAACCGAAATCGTTAAACAAACTGGTTGGACCCAAGTATCTAGAAACAAGGATGGATTCGATATTACGGATGTTTCTACTTGGAAAAATCTGTTAGACGGTGCAACCTCCATTGTTAATTGTATTGCCTACACTAATACCTATGACTCTAATAGAGATCCGAATTGGCAAGTTAATGTAGTTGGTGTAAAATCACTAATTGACTTCTGTAATCAGCGATCAATTAAATTGATCCACATTTCAACAGATTACGTTTATACTGGATCGGTAAGTCAAGCCTCAGAGACTGATGTACCAGTTCATTTGCCTACATGGTACGGCTATTCTAAATTGGTCGGAGATGCATTAGTACAGTTAGAATCAGCAAATTACTTAATATGCAGAGAGTCTCATAAGCCATATCCATTTCCATACGATAAAGCATGGAATGATCAATTGACTAATGGTGATTTCGTAACAACTATCGCAAGAATAATCATTGATCTAATTAATAAAAAAGCTACCGGCCTCTACAATGTCGGTACTGACTTGAAAACATGGCACTCACTAACGACTGAAGAGTTTAATACTGATCCAATTGGACGACCGAGTTTTGCACCAGCTGATATTTCAATGGATATTTCTAAACTGAAAGGATTTCAAAATCAAATCAGCAAAGAATTAGTTATTGCTGCTTACGATAGAGACTATTCGTGGATTGATCAACTTGACTCAAACGTTAAAACAACCGTTTATAGGAAGGGCGAGCTCGTCCCACCTAGTGAATCTGAGATTTATATTTCAAATAATGTGGGTAGAGATGTGCATACTTTCTTTTATCATATAGTCAATCGATATGATAGCTTGGCCGATTTCACGTTCTTCTCTCAAGATTATCCATTCGACCATGTTGCAAATTATATAGATTTAATTAATGGAGACTTTTTAAATTGGACAGCCGATGCCATGTATCAAAATGAAGAAATTTGGTTTTTTGATACGACTTATAGAAGAATCTTGGAGACCGATAAATTTGGAAATCCCCATCATGCAGGTTTAGACCTAGAACCGGTTTGGGCAAAAATATTTTCCGAACCTTGCCCAGAGAGCCTTGGTTTTGTAGCGGCTGGCCATTTTTGTGCTTCTCGAAAGCAACTCCATAAGAAACCAAAGGAATTCTATGAAAAGATTCTTAGAATTCTAGAGGAGGATCCGCTTTCGCCATGGTGCATTGAACGTTTTGAAATTTACATATTCACATAAAAAAAAGCTCCGAAAGGAGCTTTTTCTTTTTTAATCTTCAATATGTATTATTGGTTCGGGATAGGATTCATCTGTTTCATTAGTCGTCACATTAGGATGATTAATACTCTCAGTTATTGATTCCATTAAATCCTTATTTAGGTTATAGAATTCTGAATGGACTGATGACGGAGTGTATTCCTTATAGGTACCGTAATTCTTTTCTTTTATTGAATTTAAGATTGTCTCCGATACTGAGTCTGATGCAATTTCAATTAATTTAGTATCTCTTTTAATGTTCAAGTTTCTTGATCTTTTCTTAGCCAATTCAAGTTGTAAAGCAATATCTTTTATTCTACTAGGCTCTGCTGCAATTGACAGCGGTTCGTATTGAGGTTTAATTGATTTAAGAATACTATCAACGTTTCCATCATTGATCACTACGTGTCCTGTAATATTATGAGTATCACTTGCTACTAATTTATTAAGCGCATTATTCAATGTTTCCTTTTTAAATGGAAATCGTTTTGTCTGTTTTCCTGGATGAATGCAGACCAGAAGGGTTGGTACTCCAGTTTTTTCAGTTAATGCCTTTGCTGTTTTGCTATGGCCTTTGTGGATTGGCTGAAATTCTGAGATTAACAAATTTACCTTTTTAACTTTACGTTGCTCTCCTTGTTGTAAATCATAAGTTTCGAAATAGCCTGGAGTCTTTTCATCTCCGACGAATTCACTGAATGATGGAAAATAATTCTCGTATAGTTTTTCTCCCATTGCAACCTGATTTAATTTCTCGATTTGGGAAATGAGATTAGCTTTCATTGAATCAGTAAATATCGGAGAATTGATTTTAACCTTCTTTTTACGGAACGTATTGATGAAAACTCTGTATATTTCTTTGTAGTTAGGATTCTCTTGTAGGATAGGTATGACGATAGGATCGTTTATTAAGTTCGAGTTAATGTCAAATTCTTCTCGTTTCAAGAAGTCTGGAACTTGAATATCAAGATCACTGTACTTGTCTCCATATTCATGAATGAATTCTACGAATAGGTGATTAAGCAGAGATACGAATCTCTCTTCAACTGTTTCTCCAGAAATTGTGAATGATCTTAGGTCCGAAAGTCTGTAACTCTCAATGAAATTCATTAAGTCGCTCACGATTATCCAAATGTAATCATCGCTCTTTTTACCAACTTGAGGTTTAGGTAAGTTCTTTGAATTATCGTAGAATACCGGATCCACTAATTTGGCCAGTATTGCCGAATCGTCCATTGTTGATTCATCATCGTAGAATCTAAATACCACTTCATCGATTGAACGATCGTCCACTGAATTTTGAGAATTTTCATCGACGGTTGGGCTAAGTATCGATATGAGATGCTTAGTGAATGATTCGGTCTTAAACTTCTCCGATAGCTTTTCCAATGGAGTAAAAATGAACTCTTGGATCTTTACCTGCTGATCTTCAGACAACTTTCCTTGGAAAAGAATCGCTGGCTGATTAACGTTTAGGGATCCTGCCCATTTATTAAGTTCCTCCCTATCGTGAATTACGCTAGCTATTTGATAATTCTCATCTAGGACTTTAATGTGGCTTATTGTTAGCGGATTCTCTCTACCTGAGGCATAATCAAATCCAAATACGTAATTTTCAGGTAATGATTTTAGTATATCACTCCCAAGGCTCTCAAAATGTTTAACGCCTGGTTCGTAGTATTTACTAAGAACCCTGTCGATGTAGCTAATTTTGCTGTCCTTTTTAAAGAAGTTAAATTTATCTGTACTTGCATCTCTTTTTGCACCAAAGTAGGCGCCTTCTATTTTTTCGTTAATGATGACGGTTTTATTAAGGAGATTCTCCAAGAAGTCCTTGCCACGTTTTTCATAAACGTCTCTTAAATGTGATAGTCCTGCCATATTGGTTATTTATTAGGCTCAATGCCCAATAGCTTGCAGCATTCGTTATTAAATGAAACTACTGATGTTTCATCAAAGTGATTGAAAACGAAACTTAGTCCGTTATTTTTAGTAGTATCCGAAAGGCCTCTTAGCCCGGACTCTATTAAGTTAGCCATTAACTGTTGTTCTTCAACCGTTGAGTGAGTGCCGTCCCAAGTGTCTTTGACTCTGCTTGAATCGCCAGTTTGACCAGCGACTGACACGACCAGAGTTTTGGAATTTTTATAGAGATCCGAGCTTACAAGCTTAAGAAACTCAAGCTCAGCTCGACTTCGACCCAGTCGCTTTCTCAGTATTGCCCAAGTATAAGCAGATATGATAGCTCTGTCAAATATCCAAATTTTATCCTTGTATTCGGGTCGTAAGTTCATTTCCATAATGGTCATGATGTTACCTAAACTGAAATAGTGTAGTGCAGGAGTTGCATCAAGATCAACAAGATCAAGTGCCTTTACGTGATTCGCAAAATAGAACTTATAGTACTCGATTCTTGGATCCTTGTGAGTTTCAATGAATTGATTAATTAGGAACGTTTTGCCTGATCCCCTGGCGCCTTCTATTATTAGTAGCATAATAATTTTAATCTTTCTACTTTTGAAAATTTTTCTAGGGATCTTGCTGAATCCCAATCTATTTTAATTATTGTGCTCTTATCGACAAAAATGAAATCGACAGTAGCATTTAGTTCAGTATATAAAAAGTAAGAGGTGTACTTAATGATTTCCCAAAGAGAATCCTCAAATATCGTAATTGAGTCAGCTTCAGTAGTTTCTACCAATTCAATGACGGTCTCAGCCTTATCGCTTTCTCTTCCCAAGAAATAGGTTTTATCGAACCTAATATTATACTCAGAAAGTAGATCCAGAACAGCTGATTCGCAAGCTTTAACTCGATGAGTTATCAAGTAGTTAAGACAATTGTCTCCAGTTCTGTCAATTGTGTTTGAGATTCCTCTAATGTTGAACTTTTTTGAGAGTGATTCCGGCGAATCGAACCATTGATAGGGTTCCATGCCCTTAGCTTCACCGCATGTGTAACCTGGCACCCTAAATAAGGTTTCATCAAAATCAAATATGTTAATGTGTGGTCCGTTTTCCATAGGCTATTTTACTGATAAATAACTTAGTAGTTTTATCTAATATACTAAATAATGAACAGAGTACTCAGACATACACGCGAACACATGGGCAACCGCTATCACCTTGTTAGGGAATGCGTGCAGGCTCAAAAACCTTTCGCGATCTATAATTTCACAAATTCCAAGCAATATAATCAATTTCTTTACGATTTGGACAACTACGGTAAGCTTAGTTACGTTTTACAGACAATCACTTCAGTTGACATGTCTAATAGAGTTAGACGAGTTTTTCCAAGCGTCTTTGTAACCAATGAAGGTACTGATATTAACCTAGACCAATTCAAAGAAATGGTTAAAGGCTCAATAAAGCACTACAACTTAGACTCAATCGTATGCCTATACGACGGTGCTGTGTCGGTTTTTTATAAGAACGGCGAACACCATGAAATTGGAAGCTCTCTATACGCTAGCAGTAGCATTCAGGAGTTTAACAGTGATTTTTATCAAATCGAAGGCATCTATTATTGTTTTATCAGATAAAACTTCGGTCAATATCTTGATAGAATATAAAGATGGAAGAAACTACCCAAAAAAGAACGATTGCCGAAGTATTTAGAGATAAGCGAGAGCTCTTCTCCGGCGAAATTTACATAGGAATCAAGTTACTTGAAAACGTACGTAAGATTCCAGAAGCCCAAGTAACTTTCTTGAGCTTAAGACAGAGAATGCTGGAAGAAAACCACACTCTGATCGAACACTTCACTCAGTTAAAAAAGACATATCGTGAGAAAAAGGGAGAAGAATGGGTTGATGCTTCAAAAAGTCATCAAGTCAGATACAATTCCAATGAAAAGAACACGATAGTTGACGGTAAGACTGCCTCAATCAAGGAAAAGCTTGAACAGGTTGAAAACCAGATAGGATTCTATGCAGAATCAATCAAAACAATAGACGCTGTCCTCTTTGGGATCAAAACTCGTCTAGACGTTCAAAAGCTCCTTGATGGGCATTAAAATTATTGACACTTAATTGTTAACATTTAAAGTTACAGAGGACCGTCGTCATCTACAATTAGTCTCTCACGACCTAAAGGGTGAGCTTAAGGACTTGCAACTCTATTTTAAAAAGAGACAAAAGGGCTATCACTTCAATAAACTTTACAAACGAAAACTTTGGGATGGATTTGATAAATTCATTGATCCTGAACTAAAAATTGGGGTCGGTTTATGGAAAGAAGTCATTAACTTCGGCAAAAAGTACGATTATGAGATCAACATTGAGGGCCTTGACGATCTACTTAATCTTAAATTCACTAAAGAACAGCTCAGTAAATTCGCATCAGTTCTGCTTGATGGAACTGGCATTGACATGCGAGACTATCAATTAGAAGCAGCTCACCGTGCTCTAAAGTACAAGTTCTGTTCTCAGGAACTTGCAACATCTGCTGGTAAAACCTTGATTCTCTACATTTACCTCTCTTTCCTAAAACGTAAGGGCATCATTACGACCGATAAGAAAGCCTTGATCGTTGTTCCAAATATTTCACTGGTCGGCCAGACTGCCGAAAAATTCGAAAAGGATTATGCTACCGGTTTAATTAATTACAACGTGCTTTCAGTTGGAGGAACCAATAAGTATTCTGACAAGAAATTTGATGAGGCTGACCTAATCATATCGACCTATCAAAGTTTAAAAAACAAGGACGCTGATTTCTTTAAGAAATTTTCAGTTCTGTGTATCGATGAGTGCCACACAAGCCGAGGCGATTCAATCAAGAATATTCTACTTTCATCAACTAATGTAGAGTACAAATTGGGCCTATCCGGTACCATCCAGATCGAGGAACAGTATTCCGATTTCTTTAAGATTCAAGAATACTTGGGACCGTTAAGCATGACCCTAAAATCAAGCTTCCTAATTGATCAGCAACATTCGCCTAATGTCTATATTAAAATGATTAACCTACAGTATCCAGATAGTGAACCTTTTGTTAATCAATACAAAGCCTTAAGAGAATCAGGTCAAGCTGGCAAACAGTTATTTGATTCTGAAAGGGCTTTCATCGTGGGTTATGAGCCTAGAATTCAATTCATTTCTCAATTCGTTAAGAAACTTGGAGGAAATACGCTAATCCTATTCATTAACGTTAAGGATCAATACGGTCAACGAATTTGTGATAAGATTAGGGAATGGAATGACCACGCTTATTATATCGACGGTGGAGTGGATGGAGACGATCGCGCCGATTACAAGGAGGCAATGGAACGTGAGGAAGGCGCAGTTATTGTGGCAAGTTACGGAACGTTCTCGACCGGGATTGACCTCAAGAAGGTCAATAATATCATATTCGCTGAAAGTTACAAATCTGAAATCACGATTCGTCAATCGATCGGTCGTGGAATGCGTAAACTTGCCGGAAAGCATGAAGTTACGGTGTACGATCTAATTGACGATCTTGACGGATACATCGTGAAACACGGAAAGGTCCGCGAAGCAATTTATCTTAAGGAAAAATTCATTGTGTCAAAGCACAGTTACGATTTAAGTAAACTTAAGGGTTAATTAACTTTATTTCAAAGTCTCGGCCTCTCCAAGTATGAACGTAATAATTTACGCCGTCTACTTCATGTTCCTGCTGTTCGTAGCCCTCTCCCCAACCATCAGAATATTGGCCCAATAATTCTTCTTTCATTGCCTCAATGTCAAGATCAGATAGTGCAACAACTTCAACGATAAAATTACCGTCCCTAGTTACTTCTTTTGCTCTAATCGTTTCAACTCCTGGCACATCTGAATACTCTTCAAGTTTAGATTCGTTAAAGTCATTAACTATATCATTTTCGAAATCATTAGCCTGAACGACTCCTTGGTAAGATAACGGCTCCATGTAATCATTTGCTCTCCTAATTTCGTCTTCTGCTGCCTCAAAGAATTCATCCTCATCAATTTCTTCATTTTGGTACTGCATATAATCATAACTGAAATCAAAGCCAAGATCCTGAGCCTGACTCACGAAATCGTCAACTCCGTATTGTGAAGCACTCTCAAACCAGCTTTGGTAGTCTAATCTAATGAATATTGGTGATTCAAACGTGAATGTTTTAGTTGTTGGAAAACCCATTGTTCCAAGTTCTCGAGTGGACGTATCGTCCATGGTAGAACCATCTGTTTCAGGCTTGCGATCAAAATCGAATTCTAACTGCTTTTCAGTTGTAAACTGTTCGAATAGTTTAATGTGTTTCATTTATAGTTGTTTTATTTTATCTTATTTATTTATATAGAAGATCCACTAACCCACTCGTAAAAATGAGCTTCGGCAGTTTTTCTAAAATTTTCAATTTCGCCAGTTATCATTGCTAGATCTTCCTTAACTTCAGTAAGCTCAACAAGTTCCTTATTGATCCAATTTAGCAAATCTTGTCTAGCTTTCAGGGCCTCTTGTCCATTCTCAAGTTCATCAGCATTAATCAATCCCATATCAGCAAGTTCCTTAACATCCGGATTGCTCACCAAATTCTTAATTAGTTCAAGATCAGAATCGTCGTTAAGGTAGTTCAAGTAGTCTTCAATTTGATAACTTGCATCATCTTCGATATTATCATGAGTTGCTTCTGGATAGATTAGTAGCCAACCTCCGCTTTTGCCTCCGGCTCCAACGTCCTTTATCCATGAGAATGATTCTTTGTAGTCTTCGGCATGCATTTCATAAGTATCTTCCATGTACCTAGCCCAGTCCTCATACATCATTTCATCACAAAAATTCATGTTGACATCCTCTAGGTCTTCTTCTCCTCGTGCCGCCGCCCATTTCTCTAGGTCAGGATATGCATGAATTTTCATGTTTAGAGCGTAGTGAGCTCTACCACCCTCACGTTCATACCAATACCTGTTCTCTAAATCATTCAAAGAGTTAGATAGCTCTTCTAACTTACCAAGGACTTCAGTATCCTGAAGTTGAGTTAACTTATTTAAGTAATACGAACCGATATCTCGGTTCGCTCTTTCCAATATGAATTGTGAAAACGTGTATAATCTATTACCTAGCATTTTGTGCTTTACTTATTTCGATTGCCTGTAATTGTTTTACCGCCTTTTTACGACTTGTGTGAGTTCCTAATACTTTAGTTCCCTTTTTATTCTTTACTTCCCATTTATCTCCGTGCTTAACGATCTTTTCGTTCATCTCATTAAACTCTGAAAAGCTATGAACCTTATTCTCTTGAATTACTAGTTCCAGCTGTTTTACTTGAACTGGCTCTGTTGCATATTGATGTTCAGCACTACACTTTCCGAACGCGGCTGCACATGTTTCAACTTTTTTAACTATCTCAGCTACTTTATCTTTTATAACCTCAAGTTTTTGAACCTGTAAGGTAGTTAGTTCGGTCGTATTCTCGTCAATCGTGTACAGATATTCAAGAAATTGGTCAATTTTTTCCATTTATAAGGATATTTTTGAGGCAATAACAATGCCGAGTATTAATTTAGCGTAGACTAACTTAAAGTGAAAATACGTGAATATGATGTTTAAATTTTCTTTAGAAATCTTAACGACTCCCTTCTTAGCATACAGTTTGTTCACTGAATTTATTACTGCAACTGCTTCAGATAGAGGCTTTCCTCCCAATAGAGACTGTATGACTTCATTGGAGGTTTCCTTACTTAGTGAAGAGGATCTGTCCTTGATTCCGTTAAGCCATACATCGGCTTCCATCACGATATCTCGCTTAAGAAAAATGTCCCGAGTCTTTAATCCCTTGTCTATGAGTTTCGCGATCTTATCTAGGCTCTTAACTGAGTTGGCAACGTCACCAATCCATTCAAGTTCGTCTGGGTACATTGAGATCACCATTTTTGACGGCGATCCATCATGTATGAATTGTATCAAGCTTGGGGTGCTTCTTCTAGTCGCTGAAAATTCTTCATCGAACATCGTTGCCATGACCGGAGCCGATGATACTTCCATTGAGAATTCATCCCCAAATGGGAAATTCTTCATAAGCGGGAAGGCTCGGTTAATCTTGGTTCTTTCAGTAGTGACTTCTCTCAACTGGCAAAAGCTTTTTGGTTATTTATTTGGTAAATTAAACCAAATTGTGTATTTAAAGTACAACAAGTATATGTCAAAACAACTCGAACAACAAATCAAATCTTTAGATCTAAAGCAGAATGCAATAAAGATCTTAATTAACTCGTTTTACGGAGCCTTCGGTAATCGATATTTTTACTTCCATAACAATGATATTGCGCAATCAATCACTTTGCAAGGCCAAGATCTAATCAAGTTCTCAATCAAGGCCGTTAACCACTATTTCACACATAAGTGGCATTTAGATACAGAGCTTCATGAAAAGCTTGGAATAGCTGATATGAAAATCAATCAGATTGAGAGAGAAGCGGCAGTTTACACTGATACTGACTCGGTTTACGTATGTTTTGACTTTGCGATACAGTCGGTCGAAGGTTTACAATTATCTGATCGTGAAGCTCTTGAATTTTGCTTGGGAATTAACCGTAATCGATTAAAGAATTATTTTGAACAGGCTTTTGAAAAGTACGCATCTCATTTCAATACAGATAACCGCCAGAACTTTGAGCTTGAGAATTTATCCCGCGCTGGAATTTGGCTTGCAAAGAAAAAATACGTGCTAAAAGTTTCATACAAAGATAATAAGCATGAAAGACTCTTAGACAAGGAATCATTAATCATTAAGGGCCTTGAAGCAATTCAAGCATCGTATCCGATTTGGGCACGTAAGCATTTACAAGATCTTTATTGGGAACTCTTAGACTTGGGTTACAGTCTAGATCTTGAAAGAGACCTAATTCCCAGGTTATCCGCTCTTAAGGACGAGTGTAATCAACTTACGATTGATGAGATTGCCTTTAACTTTTCAGTTAGAGTTTACGAAGATTACGTTAAGAAATTAAATCCTCTTCAGCTTGAAACTGGAATGCCAATTTACGGTAGAGCCGCCGCCTATCATAATCACTTAATCAAAAAGACCAATAACCAAAAGTACAATCTCATTCGTAGCGGTTCAAAGATTAAATTCTACTATGCTGCTACTAACGAACATAATTTTGATATTTTTGCCTATACTCCCGGTGCTTTTCCGGAAGAGTTCGCAGTACCGATGGATAGAGACCAACAATTCTTTAGATTATTGGTTGAGCCCATTAATAAACTCTTAGTCGCAATGGGATATTCTGAATTAACTCCAAGCCTTGCTCGCAAGGTTGACATAATCAAATCAAGAAGTCGCAGCAAGGAGTTCACGCCAGAAGAAACATTCCCATTATATGCAGTTAGTTCAGTTACTCTAGAATACGCTGAAATTCCGGAAAGCTGTCAACACTTCATCAGTAATCCCGATCTACAGGTTCCGCCAGATCTTTTCTCAACCTACATTTCATCCATTTCAAAATTTGGTCTGAATACGGTAATTGTGCCAAAGCACGAACTTGTTAAATACCGAGATCGAGTTGCAAAGAAATTAGGAATTGAAGTATCTGATCCTTTTGCAATTCCGGTTGAAACAATGCAAGAATACTTAAGGGAAAACGGCTGGTCAGAAATAATCGATTCGCCGGATGGTGGTTCATGGTTGCAAACTGACAAGTACGAAAAGGCTCTTAAAGCCAGAAAGGACATTTATAAAATGGGATACGATCTAGAAAAGGCATATAAGAGTGCAATAAAACCAAAGGCCGAAAAGAAGATAAAAGTAACTGATGAAAATTGAGGAAATATCGGCCTTCTTGGAAATTCTCTTACGTAAGAGATTTCATGATGTGCCTGAAAAACAAAAGATTGAAGAGCATAGTTCGCGTAAGCTAAATTTCGCGTGTCCAATCTGTGGAGACTCTGATAAAAAGGTCTCCAAGAAACGCGGTAATCTTTACTTAGACACTGGCGCTTACAAGTGTTTCAATGACGGCTGTATGGCTTACTTGCCAATAGGCGAGTTCATTGCCAGAATGAGTAAGGAACATGGCATCATGTTACCAAGCTTCTTACTGGACGGAGATTATCAACCGGCTAAAGTAAAACGGGTTGAGAACCAGCTTTTGCGATTCTTAACCTCTGATACGAGTCAGCTTGTGACCATCACCGATATCATTAACCGATTCTCACTAAAACGGCTTGATCTCGTTCCGGAAACCTCTACTGCATTTCAATACATCAAGTCCAGAGATCTTAATCTAATCGAGGATTTTGGAGACTGTCTCTACACTGATGCAAGCGATAACAAGGTTTACATATTTAATTTTGATCGCCGATCAGGTAGGCTGCTCGGGTTTGCAATTCGTAGCCTAGATCCAAACTCTGATCGAAAGTACATCATTAAGTCATACACCGATCTTTCAATTATTTTTGCTCAACGTGGATTGAATAAGGACCTAGTTGAGGATGCTAACTTCTTGAATAACTACTTCAATATCTTGAATGTAGATTTCACCAAGCCAATTCTAATGACTGAGGGTCAATTTGATTCGCTGTTACTTGAGAATTGTATTGCAACGTCAGGCGCATCAAAGGCACGTAGCATTCTTGCGAATTTGGGAGCAAAGGGCGCAACTCGAGTGGTGTTTGACCGAGATAAAGCAGGTAAGACTCAGATGATGAACTTCATCAAGCAAGGTTACTCGGTTTTTCTGTGGAACAAGGCAATCGATTTTCTAAAAAAGAAATATTCTTCAACCGAAGAGATGAAAGAGATTCAACGAATCAAGGACATTAATGATATGTACTCGTTCATTCATTCCAAGGACTCTGAGTACAGTCCGCGTGAATTTAATCAATGGATCAATAGCTATTTTAGCGAAACCGTGTTTGACATGGCGTACCTATAAATAACTATATGAAACCTAAAGAGCAGAAGAGCATCAAGACCTTCTTAAAACCGCGAGCCGGGTCAATCAGACAGGGCTATTTTAAACCAACCTTTCCTGAAAAATACGTCGGGGATCCAACTCAAATCATATTTAGGTCAAGTTGGGAATTTAAGTTTCTTAAATGGTGTGATCATAGTCCAACCGTAATTAAGTACTCCAGCGAACCTGTTGGAATTCCTTACTACAGTCCATTGGACAAAAGAGGCCATACTTATTACATTGATTTTTACGTGGTTACAAAGGATACTGAGGGTAGAGAGCAGCCATGGTTAATTGAGATCAAGCCTGACAAGTACACCAAACCTCCAACTGCCCCAGCCAGAATGACTGACAAGCAAACTGCGAGCTATGTGTATGCTGCAAAGCAGTACATCGTTAATCAGGCTAAATTTGAAGCAGCAAAAGAATTCGCTTCAGTCAGAGGTTTAAAATTCGGAATAATTACCGAAAACTTTCTGTTCAAATCAATATAAAAGATAGTAATGGCAATACGACAAATAAAGGAATACATTGAAACTGGCAAGGTCGATAATTTTACTCAACCTGGTCCAAACTATCGGTTCTCTGAGGAATCCGTACAGGTTCCAATCCTGATTCCCGGCCATGTCTATACGTTTGTTGCGAAAACAGTTAAGGGAAATGACGGATTGCCGAGCCTAGATGATTACACCTCAGGTCAAAGTAAAGGAACCAAACCGTATATTGATAACTATCCAATATTCATTTCGTTAGGAAGCAGTGGACCAATTGAATTTGGCTTAAACATTAAAGTAATGCCACAGCAATTAAGACGAAAATTCATCCAGACATATTTGAAAAGAATTCTACCAGTTCTGTCTAACCTAACTGACGATAAGGGAGAGCTCATAGAATATCAAAAAAGAATCAGACAGCCAGAAATGAATCCTTTTGGCTCGGTGAATAAGAACTTCATAATGAGCATCAGCCCATATTCAGGTATTAAATTTGAGTTCCTGGTTGATAAATATAACAGAGAAGAAATGCGATACTTGCGCTTAATAGATTGGCCGACCGTGCCAAAAATCGGAGAAGTTAACTACTCTCGTGATGAATCTATTGCGACAAGGTCACAAATTTCAGACTTTTTGAAATAACATAACATAAATAAATGGCAGGATTTTTAGATAGCAATCCAGTAAGAGGACTTAGATCAGGTTTAACCGCACTCAGCCGATTCGGTATGAAGTACGATGATCTACTCGTTAAGAATTCCCAAGCAATCGGTTATATTGAGGGCCAGCTAACGGGCTTCAATAATGCACTAGGCGACGACCTAATGAAAGCAACTCTTGCTCTATCGGACACTACATCTTCACTCAAGAACAAGTCAATTGCATTCTTTCAATTGGACTATGTTCAAAAAAGAGAACGTCTTCGTGATCTTGCCTCAAACGGCGAGATTGAATTCATTATTGAAACTATTGCTGATGATGCGATCGTATTCGACCAAGATAACCGTTTTTGTTATCCAAACGACCTAGTTGGGGAAATCAACTATCGTGGAAAGAACAAGGACGAGAGGTTGAATTATCAACAAAAGATCTTGGACAAGTACCAAGAGAATTTTGAAAAGATCTATAATGCATGGGGATTTGATCGTGGTATTTCTGCATGGCAGTACTTTTATCAATGGTTAATCGAAGGCCACTTGGCTTTCGAAATCATCTACGATAACTTGACCAACCCCAAGGGTATTATCGGTTTCAAAGAATTAGATCCATCCACTCTGTATCCAGAAGTTAAAAAGGACTCAAGCGGTCGTATTTACCTACAATGGGCTCAACGCGATCCAGTCAATCGAATGAATCGTACCTTAACTGATTCACAGATCATTTACATCTCGTACTCAAACGAATTTAGAACAAAGCGAGTTAGTTTCGTTGAGAGACTGATTCGTTCATTTAACCTATTACGTTTGATTGAACACTCTAAAGTCATTTGGCATACAATGAATGCTCCAATCCGTTTAAAGACAACCGTTCCAGTTGGAACCAAGTCAATGCAAAAGGCAAAAGAGGACGTTCGCGAATTCACTAACACTCTAAAGGAAGACATTTCGTTTGACGGAAGCTCTGGAGAATTAATGGTGGACGGTAAACCAAATATTCTATTCTATAAGAACTACGTTTTGCCTAAGAACGATCGTGGTGAAGCAATCGATATTGAAGCTCTTGAATATCCTGGACCAAACTTATCGGGCTCTGAGCTCTTGAAGTACTTCCAAGATAAGTTAAAACTTGATTCTAAATTGCCGTATTCTCGTTGGTCTGAAAATCAAGGATCTTACACGATGAACGCTGAAGGAATCTCAAGAGAGGAAATTCGATACAACAAATTTATTAAACGTCTACGTTCAGCATTTAAAGAGCTTATGACTAAACCTCTTTACTTGCAAATGTGTTTGGACGTGAAGGACCTTAAGTCTGATCATCGATTCGCGAATGCGGTTGGTTTAACATGGCACGATGATAACGTGTTTGAAGAAATCAAGACTCAAGAGCTACTTAACAAGCGTCTTGCGACTCTTAATGCAATGAAAGCTGTTGTTAATGATGAAAACAAACCTTACTTCTCAACCGAGTACTTGATTAAGGAATACTTGAAGCTTAGTGATGAAGATATCGCTAAGAACAAGAGCTATCAAGCTACTGCTGAGGGTGAAGCTGCTGCGGCAGCCGGTGGCGGCGGGTCAGCTGCTGCTCCATCTGGAGGTGCTGCTGCTACACCAGCAGCAGAGACCGCTCCGTCTGGAGAAACTTCATCAGAAGTCGGAACTAAGGGCCAGTTATAATTAACCTTTAATACTTTATAAATGCTAAGAAAAGTAACAGTAATCGGTGGGGCCGGATTCATCGGGTCTCATCTAGTAGACTTGTTAATAGAGAACGGTTTCTCTCCAGTAGTCATCGATAATTTCTTAACCGGTAAACTTTCTAATTTGCCACAGAGCGGTGTTGACATTAAAGATTACGATATTACCGGAGATCCCCAGAGGATCGCTGAGATGATAAAAGGATCTGAATGCGTATTCCATTTAGCCGCATTAACTTCTGTCCAGGAGTCATTAGATCACCCTGACCGTTACACTAACGTTAACGTTGTCGGTACAGCAAACATCCTTGAAGCCTGTAGAATTGCAGGAGTACAAAAGCTTGTATTTAGTTCAACTAGCGCGATTTACGGAAATACTTCAACGTTTCCTACTTCTGAGACTCAATCCCCTGATCCAATCTCAGCCTATGCTTTATCAAAGCTAGTCGGCGAAACTTATGCAAAGTACTATGCTGAAACAACTGACGTTACCGCGATATGTTTAAGATACTTTAACGTATTCGGGGAAAGAACTAATCCTAAAAGTTCGTATAGATCAGTAATTCCAATCTTTTTAGAACAATTTAAAAATGACAAGCCCCTAACGATTACAAATGACGGTCTTCAGCAAAGAGATTTTATTTACGTGAAGGACGTTGCTCTTGCTAATCTAAAAGCAATGAGTCGTACTAAAAGATTTGATGTTATTAATGTTGGGTCAGGTAAAACCTGGTCAGTTAATCAAATAGCCGACATGCTTTCAATAAGTAGAGAAAATATTGGATTTAGGCTGGAACCAAAGATTAGTTTAGCTGATGTAAGTCGAGCTCAATCGGTTCTAGACTGGAAAGCTACTACTGATTTAGAAGCTTGGATTAAAGATCAAATAGTGTAGCAAACGCAGATTCTCCGTTAATCTTAATGTCAAGACCAACACCCACTTTATAAGGATCTGCTATATCGTCAAGTGTGAATGCTCGAGCGTCAATATTGTAAGGTTTTGAAAGTAACACGAATTCAGCAATTTGAGCATTCGCCTCTGATTCCATTTCGGTTAAATTTGAAAATTCAAACTCGAAGAGATACTTTTCAGCGTTGAATCCAATATCTTCACCAAGCACTTCTCCTGCTCTAGTCAACAACACCATTCTGACCTGTTGAACCGCGTTCTCTAGGGAATCATTGGATTCAAAGGTATCAGCTGTGTAGTTAGGATCTCCTGGAGATCTAAAGTAAAAGTCTTTTCCTATTGGTTGTGTAGTTAGCATATATTAATTACCATCTAGCGAAGAACATAAAGTCCGCTGTATTTTCTCCCTTCATCATCTCAATTACCTGATTAAGCTCGTTTTCTGCTTTAGTAACAAGATTCGTGTAATTGGGCTTGATTCCACCCGGTAAATTGTAGTCAAATGTTGTCAAAAGATCTCCGAGTCTTAATTTTGCCTTAGCTCTCACGTATCTCTGGAATAATTCATCATTGTAAAGATCATCAGACGGAACCTTTTTTGCAATTTGTAAAACTACTGCATTGGATGCTGGAGTTCTACCTAAAATCATTAGTTTTCTGGTGTTCTTGTTATAGTCATAGGCTAGCGTATCAATCGTGAATCCTTTAACCAGATCCAAGAATGAAAATATTACCGTTCTATACATGATTGATTCACCAATGAACGGCGTTAAGAATACTTCAGAACCAATGAATTTATTGTCTGCGAAATCGACGTCCATTGTTCCAAACATTGAGCTTGTGCCCTTTGCTTCTTTTACTTCATGTACGAATGCAACGCAATCAGGCAATTGAATCGTTCTCTCCTTCTTAAACTGAGGATGTCTAAAAACGGCAGCCGGAATCATCATGTACCTGGCCTCAACTGCATGTCTCCAATTATCATGAAAATATCTTTCAGCATTGGTGATGATACGCTGTATTTCCTTTTCCGGGATTGAATACGGTAAGGCCTTTGCAAATGTTAATTCCTCTTGTATGTCGAGTACTAGTTCGTCTAAAGTCATTTGACCTGTGTATTTTTAGATAGGTTTACTCGCCTTATTCTTTTGTTCAATTTGGGTCTGAACCTGCTTGATTCTGTTCAAGATCGAAAGACGTTTGTCGTCAGTATCAGCAGTCGCTAGCTCTTTTCTAAGTTCGCGAGTTGCATTGATTGCATCAATCTCAGCTTGAGTATCGGTTGAACTTTCCTTGATTGGTTCAGTTACCGTTTTTGTGTAGTCTGGTTCAGTTGCCTTTATTCCAGTAGATAAGCTTGCACGCTTAACCTGGTCAATTGATTTCTCCTTTTTTACTGGAGCTGCCGCTTTGACATCAAGTGCAGTTTTAGGTTCACCTAATTTAGGACCTTTTACGAATGAATCGAAGTTTAGAAGTTTGTTACTCATAGTATTGTCAATTTTTATTATTTATCGCTGCTTGGGCCCGGTTCAAATATTCCATCCACGAATTCGTTAAAGGTTAGCACCTTAGACGTCTTTGGGTTAGCTCCAATCCCAGGAGTATTATTCATTTTCATGTCCCTTCTTGAAATTGGCTGGGTCGCTAACCAGTGATTCGGAATTCCACCGGTATGCGTATTGATCGGCGTTGGTTGAATATTCGGATCATTACTTTGGGTGAAAGCTGCTGCCGGTACTGTACCTGTACTACTTGCCATATTTGTAGCGTGTTCTTTCATAGGATTATTTATTTAGGACTAGCCAAAATAAAAAAGCCCGACGAATCGGGCTCATTTACTCAATTAGGTCAATATTAATATTCTGGGCTCCAGTTGCGGTCTCCGCAGTTAGAGCATCTCATTCTAGGATTCTCTTCGATTTCTTCATGTTCTGCACGTTCTCCGCAAGTATCGCAAGAGTATGCAGTAGACTCATTAACTTGTAGATTTGCAGCAGATTCCATCATGCACTCTGTCATGTAAGAACCACATTCGTTTAAGTAATTCTCGTACGTATGCATCGGATCCTTATCTTCATCGCACATTTGAGCCTCTTTAATCAGGATATTTTCACAAACTTTCTTGATGGCCTGTTTTGCCTCTTCTGACATTGCTGGAGAATAACCTTCTTCCATTGGATTCCAGCATTCGGTTACAAAGCTTTCAAATGTTTTTGCAGCCTTGCCTTTTTTCTTGTCCTGAAGAGCTTTTTTCATGGATTCCTTTTTATCTCCATCTTGATCAAAATCTAGATAGTCTGGCCTACCTTTCTTTGCTTCATCTAGTTCGTCCATGTCGGAAACGATTTTAACTTCAACTGGAATCGAATATTCGTGATCTCCGTGTTGAGCGGTCAACATGCCATCGCCATCATAGTCAAATCTTAACTCAACTTCTTGGCCATCATGAGTTTTTATTACGATCATGGCATGATCATCGCCATGGCCAGTTAATGATAGTATTGTCGGATGGATTGTTTTTCCATCGTGTGATTCTGGAATGGGCTCTCCCATCATGAATTTAGGTATTCTCTTGTTACCAAACTTTCCCATTTAATTATGGATATTTTTGGTTATTTATATGGATAGGTCAACATAAACGACTCCCTTATGTGAAACTGCTTCGCCCGCGCATTGATTTGCGAACTTAATTGACTCCAAGATATCGCCAGTTTTAGCGTATTTTGCCACCATGTGATATTACGTAATCCTCAGCCGCGTACTTGCTCCAACCGTATAGATTAGATGGGAACTTACCATTTGTTCCATAATTTGCGGCTGACGACGAATAGATCATTTTGCTGCCAGTCATGTTACAGTAATCTGACAAAATTTTAGTTGATTCATAATTCAGTTCCATCATATAATTGATGTTCTGTTCCAATGTGTCTGAGCAGGCACCGACATGAAATATAACGTCAGGACTAAGGTCGCACACTATCTCGAGTAGTTGTTTATCCCAATTTTCAACTCCTCTAAAATCTTCAACGTCAATTCCAAAGACCTTAAAATTACGGTCCAGTTTCCAAATAAGCCGTTTAGCGATAAATCCCTGATCGCCGGTTACTAATATCTTCATTACTTAATTGATAGTTTTTCGTCTTTTGATTTACATGTGATTACTAAATGATCACCATCCTTGATTTTACCGTCAATATAGGCTTCAGCAATTAGATCCTCAACATGAGTTTGAATCGCTCTTTTTAGAGGTCGTGCTCCGAATTTTTCATCGTAACCTTTTTCAATCAAGAACTCTTTTGCCTGTTTCGTTAATTCAACTGAGTATCCATTTTCTTTTACTCTTTCGTAAAGATCAACTAATTCTGTCTCAACGATTTTAGCAATATCTTCCCTTTTAAGAGATTCAAATATAATAATGTCGTCTAAACGATTTATGAATTCTGGAGCGAACTGCTTGCTAACCGCTTTTCTTAAAACGCCGGCTGCAATTTCTTTTTGCTTTTCATAGTTAATGCCAGTTGAGAATCCAATTCCATTTCCAAACTCTTGTAATTCTTTAACTCCTAGATTTGAAGTCATGATGATCACCGTATTCTTAAAATCGATTTTACGGCCAAGGCCATCAGTCATGTGACCTTCATCTAATACTTGCAATAGAGTGTGGAAAATATCAGGATGCGCTTTTTCAACTTCATCCAATAGAACAACTGAGTACGGCTTACGTTTTACGCGCTCTGTCAATTGACCTCCCTCTTCGTAACCAACGTAGCCTGGAGGAGCTCCCAATAATTTAGTAGCATTGAATTTTTCTCCATACTCTGACATGTCAATTCTAATCATTGCATCCTCTGAATCGAACATGAATTTAGAAAGCTGTTTTGCCAATTCAGTTTTACCTACTCCAGTTGGGCCTAAGAACATGAAAGTTCCGACCGGTCTCTTTTTGGATTTTAGACCTGCTCTAGATCGCTGGATTGCTTTAGTTAATTTAAGAACTGCTTCAGGTTGTCCAATGACTCTTGATTCCAACCATTTTGCCATGGTTGCAAGTCTTTCCAATTCTGATCCGGTTAGTCTGGTGATTGGAATGCCTGTCATCGTTGAGATCACTTGTGCGATATCGTCTTCAGTAACAGTTAATCGATTAACCTTTAACGACTCTTCCCATTTGATTTTTTCTTCATCAATTTCTTTCTGTACTGAAAGTGCTTCATCTCTTAATCTAGCCGCTGCTTCGTACTGTTGTGAATCGACTGCCTTTTGTTTTCTGGCAGTAGCCTCAACCATTTTTTCTTCAAGTTTCTTGATTGAATCGGGTACGACTACTCCATTAATGTGAACGCTTGAACCAGCCTCATCCATCAAATCAATTGCTTTATCCGGTAGGAACCTGTCCTGTAAGTAACGATCACTGTAGCTAACGCATGCATCAAGTGCAGAGTCAGTGTACTTAACTGAGTGATGATCTTCATACTTAGATCGGATATTCTCGATGATCTGGCGTGATTGTTTCGGAGTTGATGGTTCTACCATCACTTGCTGAAAACGACGATTTAGGGCACCATCCTTTTCAATTGAACCTCTAAACTCATCAAGTGTGGTTGCTCCCAAGCATTGAATCTGTCCTCGAGAAAGTGCAGGTTTTAGGATATTCGCTGCATCTAATGAACCGCTTACAGAACCAGCTCCAATCAAGGTATGAATTTCATCGATGAATAAAATAATATTTGGATTCTGCTGAACCTCATCAATTATCTGCTCCATTCTCTCTTCGAATTGACCTCGATATTTTGTACCTGCCACAAGATTCGCAAGTTCAATCGAAATGATCTTTTTATCAAAAAGAACTCGTGGACAAGTTCTGTCCACTATCATCTTTGCTAAACCTTCAACGATCGCAGTCTTACCGACTCCAGGTTCGCCAATCAGGATTGGATTATTCTTTTTTCTGCGAGCTAGAATTTGACTGCATCGCTTAATTTCTTTTTCTCTACCAACTACTGGATCCAACTTGTCCTCAATCGCTAATTGCGTTAAGTCCTTACCGTATGAATCCAACATTGGAGTCTTTCCTGATTTATTCGCTTGTTTTGCCATATACAGTTATTATACTAAATTTTAATCCCACCAGCCGCGAAGCCCGCTACCGTCGAATTGACTATCCCAGCTATTTTCTTCGCTATTTTCGAATTTTTCGTAGTCTTGGCCCTTTAATATTTCCCAAAGTTCAGCCCATTCCGCCTCTCCAATTTCACGAGCTCGAGCAAATACTTTACGGTTGTGTTCCTTTTCTTCGGGGGCGTCCTTATCCACCATTTGATAACAGCCCGGATGGTCAGGAGCCGGCTCAAATTCAAAACCGTGTAGCACCAATTCTCCAAGTTCAGCCTCTGCCATTTCTATGTAGAGATCCTCGTTGTAGTTCTTAATAAGCTGTGCCGCTCTACGCATGCTAGCAACCTTCTTTAGCCTACTCTCGTCAACCTCAAGGCCTTGAGTTTCGATTCGATCAGCCATTCGGTCAAGTGCGATTTGCAGATGCATTAGCGGACCGTGATGATCCCACCAATAGGTATTCCATAAGGCTTTCCTAAATAACCAGATGTTCTTAATGAACCTAGGAATGTCGTATCTGATAGTATCGTAAGTTTTGTACCACCATGTATTGTGTCGTACTAACGTCTTTATACTCTTCGCAAAAGAGTCTCCGAATTTAATATCCATTGTTAATTTGTGTGTCTTTTTTAATTGAGTCTAATCGATTTAACGATTGACTTTTATTAATAATTTGTGCATTATCGCAGTGTCTTCTTGAGCATGGTGCCTCAATCAGGATTGTATCGTGTACGGGTTTTTCAATAATTCTTTCAATTCTAACCGTGTCTATTAAATCAGCAGACCGAGTCTTTTTTGAAAGAGGCTTGATTTCAACGGCCTGCTTTATTCCAAAATACAATATTAAAATTGTGATTACTGTAAGACCGGTCAGTATTGTTGAGCCTAATACTGTGAGGCGTGTAAACTTATTCATCTATTTTTACCAATATCGTTTTTAAAGAGTGCTTAACGTTTTCTTTGAAACTTAATTCCATTTCAAGTCTACGCTTTTCAAGTTCAACATTAAATGCATCATTCAATGCTTTGTTAGTCCTTTGAGAGATTCTGATGTTGTAGCTAAATACGTGATTAATTACGGTCAATTCGTAATTATCTAAAATCAATAAGATACTCTTCTCATCGTTTCTAACGTACTGCTTCTGAGAGATTGGGCTCATTAGCAAGTCGCTCTCTTGACACTTTATCATCTTTCTGAAAATAAAAGCCGCGTCCCTTTCCGCTTCTCCTGAACTCGTCTCAGCTCGACCGGTTGAATCCAACATCCTATGAACCTTAATACTAACTTGTTGAGAAAGTCTTTTGAATCTATGAATAGATTTCCTAGTATTCTCTGAAAATTCTTTTTTAAATTCCATTTTTATATTAATAAGTTACTTTTGACCTTCTCCGTTAAAAAACCCGCCAATTAAATTAATTATGAAGTTTTCATCGATTGGTTTTTTCTCAGGTAATTCGTACTCAACAAAATCATCCGCACATCTAATCTCTTCAACGCATTTCCATAAGCTTGGAATATCATAACAAATCTCATTACCTTCCTTGTCCCAAGCTTGCAAAATTTCCCCACTGAGACTTTCCTTTTCGTAAAGGTACCAGCTTATCCAATCCTCGCCCTCGTTTCCGTAATATGCTTTAAATAATAAAGTTATTGCGGTTGCGTATGAATCTTCGTAATTAATTAGATCAACTCCCATCTCAGCCAGTCTAAAGCTACGTTCGCTCTGTTCCTTAATTAGGGTTACTATCTTTTCGAATACTTCCAGTTTCATTTATAATTATCTTTGATTGATTTTCGATTTGAATCACGTACTCTTCTAGAGCAGTTTCTATTCCGGAAGCTATTAATATGGTTAGTTCTTCCTGCGAAGAGACCATTCCCATTTGTTGGGCTAACGCTAGCGCCTGAACCGTTTCTTCAGCTGCTTCCCTTGCGATTTTTTCAATTATTCCTTGAGTTTCCATGTTTCTTTTAGTTATTATACTACGTTTATTGTAAAAATTTCAAAATTTTATCCTTGATTCCACTTTGTTTGATTCCTTCCGCTGATTTTGGAGTCAACACAAAATTCGTGAGACCCCATTCTCGATCAATTTCACCCCAAGTTTTATCAGTGTAAGGTGCTCCCATATTAAGGTCATCTATTGCTACCCAATGTGTAACTTCAGGATGATCTATTAGGTATTGCCTAATCTCAATAGCTCGAGTTTGTTCTAGATCCCATTTCGGTGACCATACAAATACTTTCTCGCTGTACCATGTACACTCGTTAAGGTCAGGTGTGAATGATATCGGCCGCTTTACAATACCTTTCATCTCATAGTAGTCTCCCATCTCCTCAACGGTTGCCCATCTCTTCCAATCCGAACTTACAACGATTTCGGCACCAGTCTCTTCAACGATTGCGTTAAGAATGGCAATTGCCTTTCGGTTAAAATTATCGAATCTAACATCAACCGGTCCGTTCTGAGCAAGCCCCTGTCTAGGATTGGTTTCAGTAAAGTGAGCGCGTTGCTTTTTGTATCGACTGCCCCATTCGGTCGAGAGACATATTACGCCATCATGGTCTAAGAATATTACTTTCATAGTCTTTCTTGATTTGATCGATTAGATCCTGAGGAGCCTCAATCAATTCGAATTTTTGGTCAATGAGTCCAAACTCTGGGTTCTCGGTCAATTCCTTCAACAGGGAATCGTAATCGGCTGCACTAGGTTTTTCGAAATACCCACAAAAGTGTAGCACATCGATTCCTTGTGAATCTCCGATTCGCTTTACTGCCGCGATCCCGTGAGTAATGTCAGTTATACTTTTATCTTCTGAGCTCATATACTGAATTTTCTGTTTTAAATCTAACTAGTTCGTAATAGCCTTCAGCATCCTTCTTCTCTTCAATGATTTCAGTTACTTTAGTGGTTAGCCAATAATCTTGATGTGAGTAACTTCTGGCGGTGACTGAACCTACGAGTAATGAACAGCCCACGACCGGCTTGGAATCAATGATCTCTTTGAAAGTGCGATCTTCGTTCCATGCGATAGCTTCAATCCGCTGGCCCTGCTCCTTGATCTCTTCGCGGCCATCTTTGTGTATTTTAATTAGAGTTGCCATCTTCTTGTATTTTTTGAAGTCTTGCGTAAAACTTTCGATCCAATGATTTTTCTTCAATTATTTTAAGTTCAAGATCTTCGGTTACTTTCCGTATACCCATTTTAAACATCCAAGTCTGTAACACAGGACCTGCATTGAACTCAAGGTACTCGATTACCGGTTTATCTTCATGATTCGCAAGGTAGTCTAGTGCTCTAGCCGCGATGCATTCATTATATAGTTCTTTATCGCTTTTCCACATATTGATAGTATTTATAGGTTACAGTGTCATTAATTCTAGTTCTTTCATGTACTGGTACAGTATCACCATTCTCCAGCGCAGCATAGTACCTTGGTGAAATTTCATCGTGAACGCTGATCGGCTTCTTTTTAAAGATTTCAACGATCACATGTTTTTCGATCTTTACCGAAGATGGACCTTCGCAACTGGCAAGCATAACCAAGGTCAGCGTTAATAGGATGTAGTTTCTCATACGAAAGATTCTTTTGCTATTGCCTCAATTCGGGATTTTTGTTCGTTAGTTAGCAACCAACGATCTTCCCAAAGCTTATGTAATATAGTACCAAATTCCTGTTCGGAATAGGTTCCGCCTGAGAATAGCTCTTCTGGCGTTCTAGGATGGTCATCATCCCCAAAATCCTCTTTTAGATCATCATACATTCTCTGCTTATCCCATGAGCTTGCTTCCCAAAGAATATCATCAATATCGACATAGGTCGAGGCTTCAATGTCTCTTGGTGAATATTCGCCATCAGGAATTGGAGTATCGAAGTCGTCTCCTATATCCTCCTTTAAGTACTCAACTAGTTTTCGCTTTTCGTTTAGGTTCAGATCGTCAACCAACTCGGTGACATCGACTGTGACTCTTATGTCTGACATGATATTACTATTTTAGATTATTATACTCAATAAAAACAAAAAAGTCCCCGATTGGGGACTTAATTAAAAATAATGATTGTAAAAATTAGTTTTCCACAGATTTAAAAACGATGCTAACCAATATGCCGGCAACTGCTGTGAAGAGAATCCACAGAATTTTAGTAACCGTGCTCTTCCATGACATTAATTCCTTATGTTCGTCAATGATGTTCTGAAAAGATTTCTCAGATTCTTCTTTTCTCTTACGAAATTCGGTGTTCTTATTTACTCGAACAACAATTCCGTCTTCTGGATCTAATAATTGTTTCTTGATCTGTCTTAGATCTTCATGCATGTCCTCTTGAGCTGACTCAATATTCTCAATCTTATCTTGTATTGACTTGATCTCGCCGTTTGGCATTTTGTCCTTGATCACGTCAAGGGCATCTAAAATATCATTCATCATAGAGTCAATATCATGATTGACTTCTCTGCGTCTTCCGCTACTCATTTGGGAAAATTAGTCTTTTTTAGGCTCGTCATCCATCATGACGTTTGCATCAACTGCAGGGGCATCAGCTTCTCCGTTTTCATCGTCCGTCATGTGAACTGCTGAAACAGTCTCAGGCTCATCGCTAATTGGTTCTTGTGCTGGAACTGGCATATCGTCTCCGAATGGTTCAGTCATGGTTGGCTCTTCTACTGGAGTAGGAAGTTCGTCGTGCATCGGCTCAATTTCAGTCGCTTGCATTTCTGGGCCAACTTGACCTTGTGCATTCTGCTTCACGAAATCTTGAAAGCTTAAAATTGTATTGTTATTAGTCTCCATTTTAGTGAAATAATTTGAGTTTATTTATCTGGGGTAGAGGAACAAATTGAGCCTCGCTCTAGGCTAATTGTTATTCTACGACTGGGGTTCCGCAATTAGGACAGAACTTCCAGCTTGATTTTTTGTGACGAGTTCCGCAGCCTGTGCAATACGAGCGTATTTCTCCCATCTCTACCGGTTTTTTGCTCTCAGGCAGAATTTGCCACTCGGAAGTGATACTTGCCCAATCGCTAAAATTTCCGTAACCGTTTGAGAATTCTTGTTTTGAATTGGAACCCTGCTCAACTCGGCCGGTTTCAAAAGAACCTGCGGCACTTGAATTGCAATAGTTTACGCTAGCCCCGATTGAGCTTGTGAAAGTCGCTGGAGACGATGTGTAGGTGATTGTGCTTGGATAAAGCTGCCAGTTTGTCGTGCCTGAATCGCTTTTCCAGGCTGGGGAGATCTCGTCATAAAAGAACACTTTGATCTTTCCATTATTTGCAATTGCTGCCTTTGCCTCAGCTGAGTCTTCAACCTCATACGTTTCAAAGACAAGCTTCTTTGCTACATCGATGAATCTTTCAAGATAAACTCGCTGACCTGGTTTCAGGACGATGCCTGCTTCGGAGAGCCATTGACCATTCACCATGATCTTTGCAAGTACTTGGGTTGTTTTTGGATTAAAGAGCTCAATTTCGAAATTTGAACCCGTTTTTAAGTAGACTGTATTTCCGTATGCTTTTAGTCTACCTCTGCTCTTTGTGATATGAGCGGTTGGTTTTGGTTCGCTATTGTATAGCGTGAATGCTGATGTCACAGTTGTGCCACCGAATGCTAAGTTTTGTTGGTACATAGTAGTTATGTTATTTTTGCTCATCTCATCGTAACATTAGGTGATTACTCAAGGGCTCGTAAACCCGAGACGAACAGAGCGAGGCTCTATGTTCCAATAATATTTAACTGAGTTCCCTAAAAAAGTTTTTTACTTTCTTATCCACTTATTGTCCGAGGTTAGCGTAAAACTACCGATACAGCTGTCCCCTCTACTCCATTCTTGAGGCGATATGATGCTCAAGGTGTTCGTTCCATCGAAGTCGTATAAATGATAGGTTTTCCCAACAATGGGATCAAACTCTATCTTGGATTCCCAAACCATTAGGGAATCGTTAAATTCGGCTGTTAGTTTCGCAGCTCTTTCAATTAGCTCAACTCGTTCCCTCTCAAAAACGTCCAGCATTTTCTTAGAGGACTCGGTTCTAATTAGCGATACGTTTGGCAATTTGAATGAAGGCGCGCCAATATTAGTTGGATAGGGCTTAAGCTTTGCATCATATCCGTTTTCTTCTGACCAAACGACTGCATCTGGTTTTTTACTCATATTTTTATTTTACTTTTAGATCTACAATAGTTTAGTACTTCACGACCGTGACTCTAAGTCCGGCCTTTTTCGCTAGGTCGATCATGTGACCTGTGCCCTTGCTTTGACCGTCCCAGAAACAAATACATGAGTCTGCGTACTGGGCCATTTCAGCATTTCTCTTGAAGCCTGCTGATTTACCGAATCTTTCCCAATCTGCTGGAAATCTTTTAACCTGCAAACCCTTATCGATTGCATAGTGTTCTCCCAATAGATCGGCACCCTTGGCTCCACCTGACACAATTTCAACTTCTGAAACTCCATCAATTAGTTTACCGACTTCCTCGCACAGCAAGTCATATTTGGAGAAATTTCTGCCGCCTGCAATTATAAGTTTCATCATTATTCTTTTATTAGTGGTTGAGGTAATTCGACTTCATTAAACGCTCGACAGATTCCAAAGTGGATCCATCGATTAATGAAATCGGTTGAATATTCATTGGCCTCAGTAATGACCTTTCCTTTGATTGGGTCAGATGATGCCTTAACAATTTTCTCCAGTCGTTTGCCGTCCGCAAACACAAGAATCATTCCTTTTTTCAGTTTCATTTGCATTGATGTTTTGTGATCCAATATACAATCTCCTAACTTTCTCTCCCAATTCCATGTCATTTGGAATAGTTTCGATAAGCTCGATAACCTTTTTGCCGAAGTTTTCGTCGATGTTGCTCATAGTTTAATTATTATTTTATGCGTACCCCTGGAGAGATTCGAACTCCCATCTGACGATCCGTAGTCACCGATTCTAATCCATTGAACTACAGGGGCAAATTGGTGATCCCGACAAGATTCGAACTTGTAACCCCCAGCTTAGAAGGCTGGTGCTCTATCCAATTGAGCTACGGGACCAGTTGTATTAGTTATTATACCAAAAAGCGGAGAGCGGAGGGATCGAACCTCATACGTTTTACCGTACGTCGCGCTTAGCAGGCGGACCCACTCGCCGTCGTGGATCACTCTCCTTTTGTGCTTCTGGTCGGACTCGAACCGACACGGACCTTTCGGTCCAACAGATTTTAAGTCTGTCGCGTGCTACCAATTTCGCCACAGAAGCCTTCGTACCCAGAGTCGGACTCGAACCGACACGTCTTTCGACACTAGTTCCTAAGACTAGCGCGTCTACCAATTCCGCCATCTGGGCATGTTACTTTTTAATGATTCTACCAGCTTTCCAGCCGATTGGAATTGCTTCGTTCTTCAATATTTTTTTATTTTCATGTTCATTAGTTATCCATATTTTTCCAAATTGGCTGTTTCTGGAACCTACCTGATTTTGTGAATTTGCAATACCTATCTTTTTCTTAGTTTGTTCGTTATGCGATTTTCCAGTCCAATCATAAAATACTCCATGCGAACGTCTCCCTTCGGAATATGCTTTTTTGTTTCCGATTGATAAATTATTTGATCTATTTCTAGACCATTCATCATTTTGACGCAGCTCTTTCATTTTTAAATTTCCTCTAATTCCACGGCTTCTTTGGATTTCGGAGTTTTTATTATATGTCTCAAACCCTCCTTCTCCACCTATAACCAGATTCATACACATTGGATCAACTAATAAATTCTCATTCACTATTTCCCTTTCTCTAAATTTCAAAGAACTTCGGTCAGTCAACCATTCCAATATTTCAATCGAATGATTTTTCTTTCCGTGTTTGTTTAAGGATCTTTTCAGAACCTTGCCGCTTCCGAAATACCCGTCATCTAAATTAGAAGTCGAGTGCATTCCGATGTAGTACTTTCCAGTTATATTACAAGTCACCTTGTAAATGTAATGGTGAGTATGTTGTTTTCTTGGCATTTTTGTCCTAGTCTTTTGATTTATTTATCTGAGACTAGGTACAAAACTACCTCGTTGGTGACCGATGGGAATCGAACCCACGACCTCTTGAACCACAATTAAGCGCTCTAACCAACTGAGCTACGGCCAACGCGGAAGAAGAGGGAATCGAACCCCCAAGGCTTTTACACCCAGCTGTTTTCAAGACAGTTTCCTCGTCCATTCGGACTCCTTCCAATTTTTTGAGGTCAGTGTTGGAATCGAACCAACTCCGCAGATTTTGCAGACCTGCCGGCCTCCACGACCGAACTGACCAAAAACAAAAAAGGCTTAAACGTTAGTCTAAGCCTTTATCTGTAATAGTTCCTTACTTTACATCACGGCTTAGACTTATCAAGACTTAGTCTTGACGAGCGTAAACAAAGTGAATGTAAAGATAGTGTTTTCATGCTAATAATATACTATAAAAGTGTTATTCGGTTTTTATTTATCTTTTCTTTTTGCTAATTTTCTTTTAACTGCTTCTCTGGTTGATTCCATCTTCTTTGCATACGATGGATTCTTTCTCTTGTTGAAGTTGATTTGTTGGTTTAAGGAACCTGTGATCTTTTGCATGTTACCTCCTCTTGTTCTGATCAACCAGTCTGCGAGTTTCTGAACTCCAAGCTCTTTGAATTTACCCTTTGCATCGGGAGCATCACTGTGATGAAACTTAAGTTTCTTCTTTTCTGATACGTCATCATCCTCTTCTTCGTCATCCCACTGATCGTATGTGTCGGCTAGTGCATTACCAATGATTTCCCTAATTTTATCGAAATATCGAACTTCTTGTAAACCGGAGATCGCATCCATTGCCAGCTCAATTTCTTCTGCGACCTCGTCTGTTTGCATTGAACTAGGATCCCCATTTTGGAAAAACCAACCCCAATCCAGATCGTCTAGTTCGAACGTTTCCCACAGATCCATGTCCTTTTGACTGATGAACCCTTCTGCTTTAATCGTTGAAGCATTGAAGTCTATTGAAATCGTGATCTTATTCCAAAATTTTCGTGTAACATCCTGGTAATTTTCAGAATCTATTCCATAATCTTCAAGGTCCATGTCCCATTCTGACACAAGTTTAAGCACGTTACCTTCAACTGTGCCACCGACTCCTTTAGCCAATTGGTCAAGATCAATTGAGCTAAATCCCATTGACCTAAGCTCGGCGGAGTCGTCATCGCTTAAATTTTCAAGTACGAATTGTTTAAATGTCTTTACCATAGTTTACTTATTTTTATCCAGGAAAGTGAGAGTATAAGGTGTCAACCTTTTCTTTGTAGTCCGGCGCGATTGTTATAAGCACGTCAGCCAGCAGTGAGTATAGAGAAACAAGTTCAGAGTACTCTCGATATTCGCTAGTTGAGTTATCGTTTCTAAATAGTGCCATTACGTCAATCAATATTTCCTCAAGCAACTCATAAATTTTTTCAGCGTCAACCTTTGCCGCGAATTCCTCATCGGATTCAACGTACTCAGATTCGGTCTTTAGATAATTATAGTAGTCTTTAGCCGAGTTCACTAGATTCTGTAGATCCGCTTGAGTATCTCTAACCTTGTGAGACTCAATCTCGCCCTTATCAATTTTAGTTAATGAGAATAACGGAACAGTTGCAACGTTCTCTTTTGAGTTGTGCAATTTTACCTTTGCATATTCTCCAGTGATCGCAACCACTTCTCCCATTCCTCTGTAGGATTTTACTGAATCTCCAACCTCAATGCCGTTTGGGTTTGGATCCTCTTTTCTGTCAGGTTGATGAGATATTTCGAAGTCGTCTTCGAAGTCCTCAAATAGTTTAATGTATTTCATTGTGCTTAATAATTAATTCTCCCAATACTTCAATCGTACCGACTATTCTCTGAAATTCCATTTGTTTTAATTTAATGGCTTTCGTTGAACCGTCGATCGTCTTTAAGTGTTCGGTTAATTCTTTTTTTGCATCAGCGACGTCAAATTTACCAGCAGCTGCTTTTTTGTAGTACGGTAATTTGACTTTGAAATGTTGATATGTAAGAAGAGCGTCTCCGCCCTTTTCTTTTGCATTTTGCGTGATCTTTGCTGCACCGGCTAATCTATTCTTTGCGAAATCCTCTAGCGATTCCGGAGCCTTGGCTTCATTAATCATGAAACTTTTAAAACTAGTTTCAATTCTTGAGTTGGTTCCATTGGCCTTGTGATGTAGTTCCCAATTGATTATTGACATTATAGCATGTTTGCATTTTTAGCAGCAACTTTGATCATGTCGACCGTGAATTCAATTCGGTCTTCTGCTGGTTTTGCTGACTCTTTTCGATTTTCTGAATCTACGATTGACTTTAGGATTTTATCTAAATCTAGATTTGAACGGTTAGCTGTGTTCTTGGCATCTCTAAACATTTGTAAGCTGCGAGCATCAATTTCTTTTTGCTTAGCCTTTTTAACTTTCGACTTTTCAACAGAGGCCTTTGATCGTTCTTCTTTTTGTTCCGGAGAATCCTCAGCCTTTCCGCTGTACTTAAGTAGAGAGTACGTTGAAATATATTTTGCGTAATCTTGTAAGTTTTCGTCGGTCAGCTTTGTTGCAATATTATCGATGATTCCCTTTAGAGTAGTTCCGCCAACGAGCATATCGTCAACTACCATGAAATATGGAGTTCCGGCAGTGATCACACTTGTAATCTTGCGGTAGTTAGGATTTCTAATTAACGCTTGATGGGCTTCAGCTGATGATTTGAATGCATTGAGTATGTAATCGTCAACGTGATGTCCCGGATTCAAAAGACGGCGTGATCCTGATCTAAGGCCTGACGATTTCTTAATGAATCCTGTAAAATCCGTGCTCTGTGAAGTTTTAGCATTCTCCATACCTGGCCAGTCCTGAACCGGTTGACCAGTTCTTTCGGACCAAGCCATTGCGGCTGGACCGTTCCAATAGCCGGCAACATGGTTCTTTAGATAAGAATCTAATTGCTCTCTTGTAATCTTGTCAGCTTTCGCATAGGCTTCCCAATTAACGATTGCTAATGGATCTGCATAAAATCGTTTGATCACGTCTATTACTTTTGCATTTGGATAGTAAATACTCTTGATTGTTTCGGCAATTCTTAACGCTAACGGGGAAGAGGATCCGGCTGGAATGATAATGTCAACTTTTCGGCCAACTAGATTATCTGGATAGGTTAACTTGACTAATTTAGTTAAGTCTTCATCAGAGATGGCATCCGGTTTTTTAAGAGCATCCATTAACTGAACTTTTTGAGAGCCGTCTGCCTTCTCCATAGCATAGCCATGATACATTTGAACCTTTGAGTTTGCCACCTTATACGCACTTGAACCAGCAGTAGGCGCACTCGCTAATTTCACGATATCATCAGGCGAATCTTGACTGAAATCTATAGCAGGCCTTCCGTTAACAAGTTTAATGCCCTCAGTCAAAAACTGAGAGAAATTCATTAGGTGTTTCATAGAGTTATTTATATTCGATGCGAATCCTGGACTTAAATTCCGGTGGAAATTGATCACCAGCTGACTTCATGAGATCAGCAAAGCATCCGTCCAAGAAATAGGTCACTGCCCAGTCTTCCGGAGTTCTAATAGATCGACTTAACAATAAACCCAATCTATAAATTTTGGATTTAATAATCTAGCTCTAATTGTTGTAACTGGCATAGTTAATAGCTCTGACGCTTTGTGTAAACTTTCATACTCAATGCCACTTATTGATATTTTTCTTTTATTTGGACTGGGTCTACCTTTACTGGCTTTTCCTATATTTTCTCTATGTTTATCTGAAAATGGTCCAGTCTTTTTACCTTTAAATCTATCCGACGTTAATTTTCGCCCTCTTTCTGATTTATTAAATAAAATTAATTTTTCAGTATTTTTAAGCCTAGCTTCTTTTTCTTTATTAGTATACCCACTAGCTTTCATTCTATCTTTTTTAGTAATTGCAGCTTTAACACCAACTGACTTTCTACTTTCAGGACTAATTTTTGAATTGTGAATTTTCATAAGTTCACAAAATTTAGGAGTGCGTTTCTTTCCAGTATTTTTAATTCTACGTTTTTCAATTATTTCATCTCGATTAGGGTGGTTAGTTGTAGTATCACCGCCGGTTCCTCCGTCTGTTATATTATATCCACTGTGTTGAGATCCTAGTTCTTTTATCCAAAATTTTTCTCTATTTGATAATTGCTCAAAGGTTTCACAAACTTCGAGTATTTCTTTCGTAAATGAAGAAATTCCATATTTATTAATTGCTTGCTTAATTAATTTACCTGATCCGAAATAGTTTTTTTGATTTTTGACACTTTTACCGACATATATTTTACCATTTATTAAATTAGTTATTTTGTATATGACCATTTGACTGACTCTTTTATTTTATATATATGAGACATCGTGGTGTTACCTATATACCACACGTAGCCGTTCTCTAAAATTTGATCCAGTTAACGCAGTTGGGTCTCTTAATACATCAGCTAGACACCCATCTAAGAAATATGTTATAGCCCAATCATTTGGGGTTCGGATTGACCTACCAATTCCTTGAGCAATACTAACTTCGGTCTTCCAGTTATACCATTTTTGACTGTATTCCAATTTTGCAGCAACGTACTTATCACCAAGGTGAGGATACGGCACCTTTAGGAATATTTGGAATCTGCTGTGATCATCGACCATGTTCAGACCCTCAAGAATTGACGGTCCCATTAGGACCATGCCCTTCTTTTTAATCATTTTCTTTAGTGCAAGTTCCTTTTCACCGGAACCTTTATAGAGTAGAATGCGTTTCTTAACATCCTTGGGAAGGCCATTAAAAATCTTAGTATTCAATTCATAAGAACCGGAATGGATGATCCCAGAGTCCTCAGAGTGCTCACGAATGATTCTGGTTACCGTATCTATTGCCCATTGTAAATTGTCATTCAAGAATCGGGCTGACATTTTCTTACCTGGGTAAAAAATGATCGGTGACCGCTCCCAATTGAAGTTACTTTCAATCTTGAAGTACTTTGCTTTTTTGATTCCATGATTTCTCATGAAGTCTCCAGCTCCTCCCATTGTTGCAGTCATCAACAATTTGAACCCGAACTTCGTAAAGAAGTGTTTTTGTAATAAGTAGTACTCATCGATGCAGTTAAATGTGATCGATTTCTCTCCAGGATTCTTTACAAGCTTTTCAAGACCTACCTTGTCAATAATATCACAATAGTCTTCTAATTTACAGTGAACGTCCTTACACCAATCGGCTAGATTAAAAACTGCAAGCCATTCTAGCGGAAGGCTTTCATCAACGAACTCCTCTGCCGCGTTTTCTCTGATTTGTGAGGTTGACTTTACCAAGTCGGCTAGCAGCCTGGTCACTTCTCTAAGCAGTTTAAGTAGAGTTGAATGATCTTCGTGCTCGTAAATTAAATTGATTGCCTTTTCCAATCGCTTGAAGTCAACGGATGGCGGCCTTTGTCCAATATCTCCCAAACCTTCAACTAATTTTTGAGTTTTACCGACTATTTCAGTTGAAACGATTGGGCTGAAATGGCTCTGTACAATATCTAGGAGTTTGTGAGCCTCATCGCATATCACGAAATCTCTTTGTGGAAATGGTGATCCTCTACCCGTGCCTTGCTGCTGGGCCTCAACATAATTTCTTTGAATCAAGGCATACGGATAGGTTAACAGAGCCACTGGAGATTTAATAGCCTTTTTGCGTGAAGTTAAGTAACCGCATTGCTTGAAACACGGCAAGGCTTCAGCAGCCTCATAGCTCGTTCCCTTGTTCTTGCACTCACCGACTGAGAATTTCTCACCATTCACCGCACACGTGTAATTATCAACACCCTTGATGTTGCCCCAATTCCAGAGCTGCATTTTACGAAAGTCCTTTACGTACTGTTCGTGCAAAGAAAGGTCAGAGGCTAAAATATAGCCTCGATTACCCTTGAATGCCAAAAAATCCGCGAATAACATTGCAATTACTGACTTACCTGAACCGGTTGGAGCATCAAGCAGATAGATTCCGTTTGGATCCTCCTCATAGGCTTCGATAATATCAAGAATTGCCTCTTGTTGTTGCGGTCTGAACTCCAATCCTGGGTGCTTGCCCTTCACGAACTGTTCAAACTCTGCTTTTAGTTTACCCATTTTTTAATTCTACCGCTTTTATTAGTAAACTTGCCGTTGCATAGTTGGTTGCAATCGGAATATTGTGCACATTACATAAGCGCAACAGCATTTGCACATCGACCTCATGTGGATGTGATGAGAGCGGATCAATGAAGAATATCACTCCATCCACCTTGCCTTCCACTAGTTCGGCTGCAATTTGTGCATCTCCACCCTGAGGCCCTGAGAATTTTCGCTGAACGCTAAGACCTGCATGCTCAATGTGAGCACCGGTTGTGCCAGTAGCGACCAACTGATTCTGTTTAAAAAAGTCAAGACGTTTCATGATGAATGCTACCATGTCCGCCTTTTTATTATCGTGTGATATTACTGCTATTCTCATTTTGTTTCTACCTTTCCGTATGTTTCAATCCAGACCTTGGCTCCACATGATAGCGGAGTGTCTGGTGAATATTTTATTTTTGCTGCCGGCAAACCATCCTGCCCGTAAATGATTGCCTCATTTGCGTACTCATTCGTCTTATAGGTTTTACAAGTCAAGACCGGTCGGTTTTCGCCCTTGTTATTGGCCTTGATATTGTGTTGATTTACGTGAATTATTGTCTTCATAGTTAAAAAGTTTCTTTATCCCAGCCGTCCTCACTGTGCATGTACTCGCAGCACGGATATTCTCGGCCAAGATCATCAATATAACACCAAACCTTTCCAGCCTCAATCCATTTCCAGTCCTTGCCTTCTTCGCCGTCCGGTAATTCAGGAGTGTCTAATGGAGGATGATATGCATTCACATCAACTGAATAATGATTGCAACTGCATCCTCTTGGCACGCAATCATCGCACGAACTTGGATTTCCACCGTCTGCGTATCCTGGCCCATAGCACCAGGTCGCAATCTTTCCGCAATCGCAGAGTTCTTTACCAGCTATCGACATCAGTTAAGTCTATTTTTACCCTTGCAGTATGTGAGTATACTTCAATACCTTCTCCAATTCCATTTGGTGTAATCGACCAGGTTAGAAGTCCAATCTCTCCATAAATGGCTTTGATGTGAGTGCACCACTTATCAAACTTCTTTTGCTGCTTGTTGCTTAGCTCGAGTGTTATTACTTTGTTTGCCATTGTACTGTTTAAAAATTTTACTGAACTTCTTTTCCCAGGTTTTAATTCCCTTGAGTTTATTCATTCCATCATGCAGACCGGTCGCTAAATAGGCTTGAGTCTCGTCAGCTAGTACCTTTGCCGGATAGCCTTCCTTGATTAAGAAGTCATTCAATGATTCGGTCAATTTAGTCGGCACCTGCTTCATTAGATCGGTCATGGCCGCTTTGTATTCTGGATCGGTGAAGAACCTTGCATGTGCCATCTCGTGATCCATTACCCATGAATCCAATGAGTCGACTCCAAGTAGGTAAAAATTACCTCTTCGTTGGTGTTGACGAATTTGCCACAAGATATTCATCATGTGTTCGTCGTACGGCGTGACCATGTCAACGTCATAGGCTAGTTGACCATAGCAGCCTTCGACCTCATTACTTGGCACATTGTAGCCTGACCAATCAGCAGGATAGGAAAAGTGATCCTTGCCCCAGTGCTTTCGGTAGCGATTCATATAGGCAAAGATATTGAAGTTACGGCCTCTAAACTCCGGAAATGCAGACTCATAGTACTCTTGAGCTCTCAAAAAGAGCATTGCTCTATCGTAATCATCGGTCACTTGCACAGCGTAAATTTTTGGGGCAACCTCGTACAGTGAGTACGTTATCATTGGTAAATCTTCTGTGTGAGATATTAATTTCATAATTATATTATACCAATTTTACAAATTAATAGCGTTTCATTTTACATATTATCAAAAAAAAGGCAGCCGTTAAGCTGCCAATTCTTGTCAACATCAGTTATTGTTTTTAATTTACTTCAATATCTTCACCTTTTTATAGTTATCCAGGATATAAATCTTTGCTGCTTCAACCAGGGTTTTAATCTCGGTTGAAAATTCGATGCATAGAATCTCGAAGTTTCCCTCGTTATATTTTTTACCCTCCCTAATTACGGAAAGAACTTCTTCTTCTCTCTTTGATATGTCTACTAGCATAGTTGATATTTTAATTGTTCTACCGCAATGCTAAGTAAAATTTTCGGGGTAAAAAAATTAAATTGGAAGTTTTACCCTACTTAAAAGACTATTTGAGACGTGTGTGTAAATTTCTGTTGTTTTAGAGCTGGAATGACCTGCTATTTTTTGGATAATTCTTAAATCAGTTCCTGATTCTAATAGGTTAGTGAAAGAGGAATGTCTTAGTGTATGTATTGATGACCCGTCATCAATGTATTTTTTATAAATTTGCTGACAGCTTCGTATTGAATACAATGAAGAATTTTGCCCATTAAAAAGATAATCTGAAGGTTTATACTCTTTAAAATATTCTCTTAGCAAAGTTAAAACAGTTAATGACAGCGGAACTATCCTATCCTTTCGACCCTTTGCATTTTTAATGTGAATTATCATTCGTTTGGAATCAATGTCCTCGATTTTTAAGTTTACGATTTCAGACACCCTTAGGCCAACCGAGTAGGTTAGAGTTAGTATAGCTCTGTGCTTAATGTTTTGTATTTTAGCAAGTTTGCTCTTAATAAACTCACCATCAATTACCCTGGGCAGTTTCTTTTCCGATTTTGGTCTTTTAAACGATACCTTATCGTATTTCTTATCGAGTCCGTACTTATATAAAAACCTTATAGCGTTAATCACTTGGTTCTGTTGAGAAACCGAAGTGAATTTATAGTTATCCAAATAAAATTGGAAATCTTTGGAACTACAATGAATTATCTGTTTGTCATTAAGTGTATTAAGAAAATCCCTAATATGACACATATAATTGTCTTTTGTTCTTGGTGAGTAGTTTAAATATATAAACTTTTCCTCACAAATCTTTATAATTTTTTGATTCAAAGTATTGGTATTAAAGGGTTTAATCTATACTTGTTTATATATGATAGTTATATGCAATGCTACGTTTGTGCTTCGTATTAAGTTTCGTGGTTATAGTCTTTTTGTTTTATTTTTTTTCCAACCGCACATTAATAAATTTGAAGAAAAGAAGAGTTTGGTACTACTGCTGATATTGAACCTTCATCTTCGCCAATATTAGTGTAGAAGTATCCACTTTTCGCATTACCCATTTTTAAATTTCTTAACATCATACTATTTGCACGGTCATCACTATGTGGTGTATATGGAGTATTACTCATTCTACCCATTATTTCAACAGGAAATATTATTGGGCTTGAATTAAATGGTATTGGTGTTCTATCTGAATATACTGCTCTTGTTTTTCTATCTGTTGGGTAATAATCATCTTCTGGAATATCACTACCTGAATTATATCCTGTTGTCACATAATATCCACGCTTTTTTTCAATTTCTTTTAGCCTTTTTTTACCAGCAATTAAAGTTTTACCATATTCTCTTGTACCATCCCACTCACCTTCGGATGGCACTCCAATACGTGCTTCTAATGCTTGTGTTGCAGCAAGTTTCGTTCCAATGTGTATTCCATTTTTTCCTTCTAAATTTTTATCAGTTGAGCCGTGATAAAAAAGTCTACCAAAATTATATCCTTCTAATATTTGTTGCTCATTCAAATATTCACGTATAGTAGTTGCTATAAATTTTCTTAATTCCATATTATTAAATAGTTTTATTATATATATATATATATATTCAAATTTTAATTTTCCACCCACAAAAATAAAACAAAAAGGTTCTGTTCTTCGATTTAAGTTAATCTCTTAAAATCCGCACTGCATATAACAAGGTGTATATGTAATGGTGGGTTCATCTGTAATTTCAACATTAGTGGTTTCTATATAGTTTTGTTATTAATTAAAGTTCATCTCTTTCTATCCACCACTACATATACACCCAACCGTTATGTGCCATTAAGCAGACACCTCACGAATACCAACGACAACAGGGTTTTTAGGTGTTCCGTCATCAAAATAACCATCGTGTTCTATTTCGGCAATCTTTCTATCAGTCCAATTAC